TGTCGAGGAGCCTGCTGCTGAGGAGCCTGCTGCTGAGGAGCCTGCTGCTGAGGAGCCTGCTCCGGAGGGGGGTTATATGCAGAGCATTATGATGGATGATGACGAGAAGATTGAGGATGCTATTGGTAATACGCCTTTTGAGCAGGAGCTTCGGGGTATTTTACGCGATGGTTGTGTAGGTCATGAGGATGATGATATTTTTGACATTCCTCTTGTGGCTGACTTTTCGCTTCACGTAGACGGCAGTAATCCCAATAATATAAGTGCTCATGTATTTGAGGGTACCGTTGATTGCGGAGGTTTGATGATTCCTACGGGAGGTTTGAGTGATGACGAGAAGGGCCTTCTGTTTGTAGACAAGGTCACGGAGTTTATCAAGGAGAAGCTGGGTCCTCAGGTATTTACCCTTGTAGATCTTGATGATGTTTTCCGAGCTTCCGATAGCGCGTTGTCGGATGATATCATCCGTAAGAATGCCGAGGTTTTGGAGTCTATTCTTCCGGAGGTTTCAGGCGGTATGACTAAGCGTGCTGTTGTTACCGTATTGGGGTCTGATGGTAATTTACATGAGGGTATTCTTATCCTCGAGCCGAATCCCAATAAAGAGTCCGAGGTTCATTACGTTTTGAAGGGTATTGGTCGCTCGGAGCAGGGTAATGTAGGTTTGAACCTCATGGATAATGACGGTGACTGGAAGACAGTAGCTTTTGACTTAGCACGCCATCTGGCACCGCGTAAGTTTAATGTTTCAGACTCGGCAGTAGATTTTGATGTCGATAAGATTCTTTCGGCTGTTCAGGCAGGTGTAGATATTTCCAACTCGGATTCGTCTGTTGGTATTTTCTATGATGATGGTTCAGATTATGGAGCCGACAGTTCAGTTCTGTTTGTCACGGAGGATGGTACCGATATTGTTCCTGTATCAGAGGCAGTAGGTTACTTGTCGTCTCATTTGGATGCATTTAAGGAGGCCATCTCTGAGTCTGCGGATGCGATCGGCGAGGCTCTTGGCGCGATAGGCGTAGATGTAGTCTCTGGTGATGTTCATATTGAGGATGCTGCTGCTGGCGATGAAGTCTCTTCTTCTGTTTCTGAGGAGATTGTCGAGGAGCAGAAAGTTTCTGAGACAGGATCGCCTAAAGCCATCGACTGGGGTGCTGTTGGCGACACTTGTCGGCAGTGGGCATTAGATAACAGTTTCAAGCTCGCTCAGGAGCCTACGGATGCTAACTTACAGACTGCTTGTGAGCTTTTGTCTGCGGGTCTTGAGGTTTTGCATCTGGAGGTTCGTTTTGATCCGTCTGTTCCTCGTGTTCTTTGCAAGAATCAGCGGTTTATAGATGTACGTCCTGATGGGGCTTATGTAGGCACGGTAGCTTTCTTCTATCAGACGTCTGATTCTGCGATTTCTAAGTTTGCGTCGGACTTTAGTGATGCGGCTGTTCAGTTGGCTCATAAGATTTATGATATACCGGAGGTTTCAGATTCGGCCCCTACGGGTGTTGATGGAGCCTATGTAGACTTTGAATCAAAGGATGGGTTGTTACGTGCTTTAGATGCGGTGCAGGCTGGAGGCAATGATTTTCGTTATGTTAGAGTCGAAGACGACGAGGATGGTAAGTTTATTGTAGCAATGGCGGATACCTTTGGGCGTGATAAGAAGTACATGTCTGAAGACGGTGAGACGTCGGATCGCGCTGAGGCTGTTCGTTTCTCGGATAAGCGCGAGGCTTTTGAGCGACTCAAGCAGCTTATTAAGGACGGTAAGATTACTTATTCTCTGTTTAACACGTGGCCCGAGGAGGTGATGGATGACGATAGTCTTCTGTCTGATGCTGCCAAGCAGGAGGTTCTTCATTCTATAGAGAGTGAGATTAAGAAGGCTCTCGAGGAGAAGGAGATTCTTGTAGAGGATAGTGTTGTAGTGGGGATTGATGTTGATAGGGTTCAGGATGGAGCACCTAATACGTTTGATATTCCTCATACGGCGTCTACCTTTCGTCGCATTCGTAACACGAAGCGTGTCTTAGACTCTGTTCTTGGTGTAGCGTCGGATGTTCTTGGCGAGCGTCTCACTCCGAGTGTTTATAAGAGTCTCTGCAAGTCAGGCAGTCGTGCTGCGAAGGCAAAGGTTTCTAAGGTCATGGATTCGGCTTTGGTTATGGATGCTTTGGATCTTTACTGCTCGGATATTTACAAGCGGAAGTTGTCTGACAGCTACTGGGTATGTGATGATGTCCAGAAGGTAGTAGATTCGTTTAAGCTGGATGGTCTTTCAGATGCGTCAGGTTCTTGTCTTGTCTCGACGACTCCTTTTGACGAGTCTCTGTCTGCCGGGAAGCAGGTGTCTTGCTTTAGGTGTGGGTCTAAGTCGGATATCTACATCATGCTTTTGTAGGATTTTCCTCTACTTACGTAGATTAGGTGCTATGGATAATTTCCGTGGCACCTAATTTTTAAGTGCTATGACTACAATTTTAGATCGCATTTACACGTGTCCTATTGGTGGGGTTCGTTTACATTTGTCTTTCGTGGCTCCGGATTCTTTGTCGGACTTAGACTTTATACCGTCGTATGCTACGGGTGTAGATGTTCAATATGATAGGACTTACCAGTCTCATGGTTTTGTCTGTCGTGGCATGCGTGGGGTGATCAAGGAGGCTGGTTGCGATAGTGAGGATGTTATTAGTGTGGTCATTTATGCTTCTCCCGAGGAGTTTTTTGACGCTGAGAATATAGATTCAGAGCCGTCCAATGTTGTGTCTTTGTGGAGTTCCGATAGTATTCATGGTTTTGTATCCAAGCATCTGCTTTTTGCAGGCACTGTTGATGGCAGTTTGAATACCTCAGAGGTTTGTGGGTGGATAGGCAAGAGTGCTTGTGTTTGGTGGCTTGTATGTCTTCAGGATACGAAGCGTTTTTTCTTTGAGGCGTCGGAGCGTTCTGTTGCTGGTGATTATGCTGCAGATCCGTTGCCGACTTGTGCAGTAGAGGGCGCGTAGCCATGTCGTCTTATGCTCGTTTAGCCGAGTGGGTTAATTCCCATCTGTCTTTCCGGGATGAGTATCAGCGCATTTTCGGCAAGGAGTTACCATATGGTAATGCTTTTTGTCCTTTTCATAATAACGTGGTGAGTCCAGCTGCGAAGCTTTACGGTAATTGGTTAAAGTGCTATGGTTGCGGCAGGAGCTACTCCGTGTTTGACTTGCTTAAATGCTTTGATCCTGATAGTCTGAAGCGGTTGAGTATGTCTGGGGTTGTTCCAGATACGGGTTTTCTTCTTCGTAGTTCGGTTAGATCGTCACGTTTACGCTATGCTTCGCTATCGGATGTTCCGCCGGGTGTTGCTTTAGGGAGTTTTGATTTTTATAATTTTTTGGCTGAGTTCAAATGAAGACGTTAGTTCATGTGGATGGTCATACTGAGGATGTGTATATCTTTTTTAGTCTTGAAATGTGCTACGTTGTTGTCACACGTCCTTTTAATGTTTCTCTTGTTTCTAAGAGTGTTGTTCGCGAGGTGATTCCGTATCAGAAGAAGCGGGGGTAGTAGTTATGCTTTGGGGTTCCTTTAACGGTTATAAGGTTGCTCTCGTTCAGTCGCTTGAGGATTTGGCTTTTATAAGGTCAAATCTTTATGCTAATATTTTGGTCGGCTGTGACTCTGAAACTACAGGGCTCTCGTTTGTAAGCGATTATGTTGTTGGAGTTTGCTTATCCACAGGTAGGACCTATAGCAAGGCGGATTATGTAGGTTATTACATTCCGCTTCGTCATTATGGTTACTCTCGCAACTTGCCCATTAAGGAGGTTATGGAGTTCGTTCAGTTTGTTGTTGATAACTACATGACTGCATGGTGGAATAGGTCCTTTGACTTTTCGATGCTTGAGAAGGATGGCTTTAAGGCACCATTTGTAGGCAAGACGCATGACATCCAGTTCATGGCTCATGAGGTTTTCAATGACCGTATGCCGAAGTTGAAGGACTGGGCGAAGCGTTTCTTGAAGTTCCAGACTATTTCTTATGAGGAGAATGAGGCTGAGAATAATGACTTTGCGTCTACCGACCCGGAGGTTAGTTTTATTTATTCGGGCGGTGATCCTCTTATGACTGCTCTTCTTGGTCTGAAGATATGGAGTGATTATCCCAACATTCGGAAGATTTACTCGTTGGATAACGAGTGTGGCGAGGCTGTTCGTCGGATGACTCAGCAGGAGATTTACTTGGACTATGACTTTTTGGATGCAGAGCTTCGGAGGTCGAATGCTCAGATGGAGTCTTTGCGTCAGCAGATTTATCAGCTTGTAGGTTATTCCTTCAACGTTGACAGCGGTCCTCAGATTGCCGAGGCTTTGGGTCGTTTTGTGACGCTTACGGTTCGCACCGAGAGGGGTGGATTGAAGGTAGATAAGAATGTGCTTGCGACTATTGATCATCCGTTGGCGAAGTTGCTTCTTGAGTACTCGGAGGTTTCCACTTACATTAAGTCATTTGTCTCTAAGATGTGTAGTTGGCGTGGCACTCCTGTTCGCATTAATTACAATCTAACGGTTGCCTTGACGGGTCGTATGAGTAGCTCTGGTTCTAAGGGTAATGATTACTATAAGCCATTTAATGGTCAAAACTGTTTACGTGGTTCTACTGTGGTTTACTCAGATACTGGGGCTATTCATTTAGATAGCGTTTCAGTAGGATCGCGTGTATGGGATGGCGTTGCTTTCAGAGAGGTAACAGCATTTTATAATAAAGGTGTTCAGGATGTTTATAGGGTTACATTAGATAATGGGAGGTCTATAGACGCTACATTAGATCATCCCATACTTACTAAGTCTGGGTTTAGACCAGTTTCTGAGTTATTGGGAGTTTTTGTAGCCTTGTCTGGATTTGTGGTTCCTAATGGTTTGGATGCTCAGGATATGTCTACCTTCAGTTGGCAGAAGGTAGTGTCCATATCTTATATTGGTCGTGATGTTGTTTACGATATTACGGTTTCAACGACACATCGTTTTGCTGCCAATGGTATTATAGTTCATAATTGTCCCAAGGTAGAAGTAAAAGCTTATCTTCATACTCATCCGGTTTTGGGTTATTGTCTCACGGATTCTCCAGACGGTGCTGTTTGTGACTCAGATGGCAATCCGATTAAATATAAGACGAAGGCTGGTTTGCGTAGTGCGTTCATGCCAGCTCCTAAGGATGATGCGGACTGGGTTGTTTTAGGGGCTGACTTCGCGGCCCAAGAGATTCGGGTTGCAGGGAACTTGTCGAGGGAGGATGGATTTCTTTATCCAGTTAAGCATAACATTGATGTCCATCTTTATGTGGCAGAAAAACGTTTTGGTGTTAGTGATCCGGGTTTTCGTTCTAAGTCTAAAGCCGTTTCCTTTGGTAAGTTGTATGGTGGGGGTCCTCATCTGATTGCTTCACGGTTATCCATATCAGTTCAGGCAGCTAAGGAGCTTATTTCGGATTACGATAAAGGTATGCCACGTTTGAAGGCTTGGCAGGAAGTTTTAAAGCGTGATGCCAAGCGTACAGGCTTTGCTCGGACTTACTTTGGGCGCACTATTTATTTGGCTAAGTGGCTTAGTTCTCCTGATAATGGTATGCGTGCTTATGCGGAGCGAGTTTCACTAAACGCGCCTGTGCAGGGCTCGCTTATTAACACAATTTATTTACCATCTCAGGATGGTAAGAGTTATCGTCCGTGGAAGGACTTTGCGGGCCAGCGCGTTGACTTTGTCGATCCTTTGTCAGGTGTGCGTCGGATGGGTGTTCCTACTTTCCGCGGCGAGGAGGAGCTTCATGTTGTCATTTTCAATACGGGAGATTTTGTGGTTTGTAATAGGGGTCACAAGTTCGTCAAGTATGGGACAGACGATGTCGTTATAGATTTGGACTCTTGTGGTCGTATTCCGGTTCGCATGGGCAAGCCTTTTAAGCGGCCTCGGTTGTCTTGGTTGCGGGGTCTTTTTAGTAGGGGTGAGTTTAGTTTAGAGCAGCTTGCAGCGTTGGCTCACATGGGTCGTCCTATTGCTGTTGATGATTGGGGCATCTACTGGGGTTTATTAAAGTCATTTCTTGGCGGCAAACGTTTCCATACGCGGTCTTTTATCACGGCCGCGACTCTACGTTCGGTCTGTGATCTTTTCGGCTGGAATTTGGTCTATGATTTCGCCGCTTCGTCGTCTACGGATTATGTCTTTAAGTTATGTCGTGGTCGGAAGCTGAAGGCTCATGCAGTCTTTGCTATGCCTTTGGGTGTGACTCATAATATCATGTCGCCGAGTATGTGTAGTGGTCTTCCGGTTTATCCGTTATGTGGTTTTGTTCATAAAAATACGGGTGGTGACTTGATTCGTCGGGATTTAATTCGTCTTATGCGTTATCGAGATATGGACCCGGAGTTCGCTGCTAATACTCGGTTTGTGGTTACAGTTCATGATGAGATTCAGATTGCTTCTCGCATTCCGTATCTTGCTAAGGCTGTTTGTATTTTGCAGCGTATTATGAACTTTTGGCCGTCTAATTTTGAGGTTCCTTTGGTTACGGAGCCTTGTGTGGGTCTTACGTGGGGTTATGAGCTTGACATTCATGCTGTTGACAAGAAGACCGGGAAGTTGTGGCCTAAGGATTTTACGCCTCCGCAAGAGTATATTGATTCTGGAGATTGGTATTTTGTAGACTCATGGCTCGAGCAGGAGAAGGCCAAGCGTGGTGTATCTTGGTAGCTTGTAATTATATATCCGTAAAATAAAAATATGACAGATTTATGGCAGATTATGTAAGTAGTTATACGGGTGCACAGATTGATTCAGCAATAGGTTGGGTTAATGCTAATAGGCAGTCTGCGACGGATACCGACGCCATTTTTTATGCGGGTTCGAACTCTGCTCCTGATTTTTTAGGCGGAAATAGTACTTTTGATGCTTGGATTGAAAATATAATTAATGCTACAGCCTTAGGTCGTGTTCGTCTTATTCAGGATGCTAATGGGGGGGGTATTTTAGTCAAAAATGGCACTGATATTTATGGTATTGGTGTTATTGCGGGAGATCTTTTTTATGGGACATTGCATAATCTGGATTTTGATTCGGATGCTGATGTTATTATTGAGCGTGAGTTGTATGAACAAGGCACAATGGTTAGACTCTCTTTGTATGCTCTTACGTCTCTTTCGAATGCTTCCTTGACTAAGTCATTTGGCACTTCTGGTTATTATAAAGCACCTGACGGTATGATGTTTTGTTGGGGTTCGTCGAGTAATCAGACTACGTCATTTTCGGTGTATTATGCTACGGCTTTTTATACTACTCCTTATTGTGTTTATACAACGTCTACTGGGTTTGGAGATTCTGCAATAGAGTCTGCTGGCGCAGCTGTTGTTGGTACTACTTATTTTACCATGAAGCCTCGTTATATTAAGAGGTTATCTAAAGGTCAGGCAGAGTACGGCAATTCAGGTAATACTTTCATGTGGCTTGCTATTGGTCGGTGGAAGTAATATTTTGGTTTTTATTCTTTGGGTAATTATATACCATTTTACATTTTTTCCAATTTTTATTTGTTTTTAGAATTTTTTATTAACTTTGCATTATGGTTCAAGTAGAGCGTCACATAGTAGGTCGTAGTGATTCGCGTTACGCGCGGATTGTTCGGAAGGTATTTGGCGACGACGTTGCGATGCGATGTTTAGTCAATAGAGGGCATGTGGTGTGTCCGGTCCGTGTATGCGCGGATAGAGTTGTAGGTAGTTTGGTGTTAAATTGTATGTAACCACTATATTTTCCTATGAAAAGAGAGATTACTATTACCATTAAGAATCGGTATACAGGGCGTGTTACTTTTGAGTATTCTTGCGTAGATAATACAGATGCTAAGACGGTAGAAGAGGCTGTATCTCGTGGTATTAGTTTACAAGATGCCTTTCTTCCCGAAGTTAATCTATACAGAGCTGATCTTCATGGAGCTGATTTTCGGGGTGCTAATTTATACGGTTCTGTTCTTCGTATGGCAGATTGCCGTGACGCTGATTTTAGCAAAGCCAACTTGTTCAAGACCGACTTTTATGGTGCGGATCTGAGTGGAGCTGACTTTAGAGATTCTACACTTTACGAATCTGATCTTCGCAATGCAGATTTTACGGGATCTTATTTTCATGGTGCGAATCTTAATGGAGCCCGTTTAGATGAATCAAGCTTACAGGATGCAAATCTTTAGTTCTGTGTTTCGCAAAATCAGGTAGCTTTTTTTTTGCCTTATGTATGTTCCTATGTGGCGGGTGTTGCGATTATATATCCATAAAAATCAAATTGGGAACTGTATCAGATAAAAAAAATACAGATGTGGGGTCTGTAATGGGCTGGCTTCGACAGCTTTTGTCATTGAAGAATAAGTACGGATTCTTTAATATACTTCAGTGTATCTTTCTTTTGTTGCTGTTGTTTGCGGTTATTAATCCGGAGTTTGTTTTGGATAAAGTTGAGCGAATACAGAAGGATCGTCATAGTGAGGCTGTTTCGCGTCGTCTTAGGATAGATGCTGAGGTTCAGACTTTGCTTATGCAGATTCTGATTAAGACGGGTGCAGATCGGGCATGGGTTGTAGAGTTTCATAATGGGACTAAGAACATATCTACCGATCTTCCTTTTGTTTATGGGACGATGCGTCCGGAGGTTGTTCGGGATGGGGTCGCTTATGTTAGCGACGAGTATGATGACTTTGATCTTGCTAAGTTCCCTTTCTTATCCCATTTGGTTCACGTAGGTTCCTTCTATGGGTGTGTGGAGGCGATTAAGGCTTACGATGAGCGTCTTTACTTTAAGTTGAGGTCTAACAGTGTTTCCGATGTGGCTTTACGAGTGTTGTACTCAGGTTCGAAGCCTTTGGGTATTGTTGGTCTTTCTTTTTTTGATCATAACGATGATATTCTTGCTGCTCGTTCTATTTTAGATATTGCTGGTTTTGCAGGTCTTCTCTCTCAGAAGGAGGAGTAATCTCCGAGTTACGTAGATGTCATCATATATTATTAGGTAGTGATGGGTTACTGCGTAGATGATGGTGTAGACATCTCATGGGTTAATGTTGCTCAGTTTGTTTCTGGTTCGCCTGATCCAGGCATTTATCGGTGTTTGTTATTCGACATGACGGAGGTTAAGCTTCGGTGGAGTGGGTCTTCGTTTTGGACTCTTAGTGTTCCTCCTACGTGCATGGATGGGAACGTGGTTTCGGTTAGTTGTTCAATCGTTTGATATATATTCATGGTTAAGAAGGCTAAGCCTGTTTTCGTGGTAGGTAGGACGTATCGGTCTACTGAGTTTGAGACCACTTTTTTGGTTTGCAAGATCATTCCGGATCAGGATTTGCTTGTTGCTTCTTTCTTCGATGGTCAGAAGCACAATTTGTCTTTGAAGGACATGCGGAAGCGTTTGTGTTCTGGAGACGTTAATATATTGCAGTAATGGAGGACTTTCGGGATGAGTACGTTGGTTTTTTGCGATGTCTTGGGCTTCGAACGACGTGCCTTGTTGTTGTCTTGTCAGCAGGTTTGTTTGCATTGGTAGTAGGAGGATTATTTTGGATACTTGGTCTTATTTTCCCGAGTGGGCTATCGTTCGTGTAGAAGCTCCTGCGGAGTCATCATTAGATGTTGAGTTATGGGTTTTCTAAATTTCTTGTTCTGGGCCACGGTTTTGTACTATGTTTTGTCATATGTTCTCTTTGTATGTCTGATGCTTGCTTTTACGGGTATGTATAGGTACGAGGAGGCACCTGTTCCGTGGCGTTACTGGAAGGTCGTTGCTATTCCTTATGTTGGCTTCTGGTTTCTGCTTGTGCTTCTGCTTGGTGACTTGGTCCGTCATATGGAGAATGAGGAGAGTAGGTACCGGGAGCATGGTTCTGAGGATGGTAACGCTGACAGACAGAAGAGTTAGGTTACGTTTATGTTTAGTCACAGATGGGAATCTGAGGCTGCTTGGGTATTTGAATAAAGACGACTGGTAGGTCGTCTTTATTTTTCTTTATATTTATTTTGGATTATAAATTTAATTTACTACTTTTGTGATGTAGAAATGCTTTTAGTACTGAGGGTCAATTAAGTTATTGTTATGTTTTATACTCATCATTAATTTTTTTTCAGAAAAAGACAGCATCTGGTTGTTCGTTGCTGGATGTCACCTGTCTTGTTTTCAGAAGATAATAATCACAAATATCAACAACTATGAGCAAAGAGATTAAAATATCGATTAAGAACCGCTGGACAGGTTCTATCATTTTCGAGTATTCGAGCGTTGATAATACGCTCGCCAAAACGGTAGCGGAGGCTTTGAAAGGCGGAGCCGACCTGAGCGTAGCCGACCTGCGCGGAGCCGACCTGAGCGTAGCCAACCTGAGCGTAGCCAACCTGTACGAAGCCGACCTGAGCGGAGCCATCCTGCGCGGAGCCATCCTGCGCGGAGCCATCCTGCGCGGAGCCATCCTGTCCGGAGCCGACCTGAGCGTAGCCACCCTGAGCGTAGCCGACCTGAGCGACGCCGACCTGTACGGAGCCAACCTGCGCGACGCCAACCTGTCCGGAGCCAACCTGTCCGGAGCCAACCTGTCCCGAGCCAACCTGTCCGGAGCCAACCTGCGCGACGCCAGCCTGCGTGGAGCCGACCTGCGTGGAGCCAACCTGCGCGGAGCCAACCTGTGCGACGCCAACCTGCGCGACGCCAGCCTGTGCGACGCCAGCCTGTGCGACGCCAACCTGTGCGACGCCAGCCTGCGTGGAGCCGACTTGCTCGGAGCCAACCTGCGTGGAGCCGACTTGCTCGGAGCCTACCTGCGTGGAGCCAACCTGCGTGGAGCCGACTTGCTCGGAGCCGACCTGCGCGGAGCCAACCTGTACGGAGCCGACTTGCTCGGAGCCAACCTGCGCGACGCCAGCCTGTGCGACGCCAACCTGTGCGACGCCAGCCTGCGTGGAGCCAACCTGCGTGGAGCCGACTTGCTCGGAGCCGACCTGCGCGGAGCCCGAGGTGGCTATATGGCTTGTCCTACCGACGGCAGTTTTATCGGATGGAAAAAGGCTTCGGAATATATTGTGAAGTTGCAAATCCCGGAGGATGCTCGACGAAGTTCCGCCGGAGGCGAAAAATGCCGTTGTGACAAAGCCTTTGTGATTGAGATTCAGAACATAGACGGAACCAATGCCGACATCGAGGCAATTCGTTCGAACCATGACAACAACTTCGTGTATGCGGTCGGCGCTACCGTCGATGTTTCTGATTTTGACGATGACCGTTGGAATGAGTGTGCTCCGGGTATCCACTTCTTCATCGACCGCCGGGCGGCTGTGGAGTATTAACGGGGGACGCTATTATGAATTAATTTATCCAAAAAAATGAACGAATAATGAAAAACAACATCAAAACCGGAATTTACATTCCCGACGAACATCGCAACCTTATCCCCGTCAACGAATGGGTGGAGCACGAAGACCCGACCGCAGCACAGACTGTCGTACTGGTAACCGATTCCGGAATGCTCGAAATCGCCAAAGAAGACTTACCGGGCGAATTCAATTTCGAGGGCGCACAGAAAGCTGCCGCCGAATACCGCAAGGGCTTCCGCTGCCCGACCCGGCATGAAGCAATTGAAATGTACGACGCCCGGTTCTATGGCCTCGACGAAGCGTTCAAGAAGATCGGCGGCGAACCCGCAACGACTATCGGCTGGACGAGCGACTCCGACCCAGACCCGGAGTTCAATTCCAACCTCGCGTTCTTCTACAACGGCAACACGGGCAACGTAGGCAACTGCTACGAGTATAACACGCTCGCCGTGCGTCCGGTTTCCGCTTTCAAGAAATAGTTTCACAGTTCAATCATTCCCGCGCCCTTTACGGGGCGCGGGTTGAACACCGAAAACTGAATGAGGGATGAAACTTACACGGGAAGAATTAAGACTGAATTATAATGAAGCCTGCAATGCCTATCTGATGGCCTTTTATGAGAAACTTAGGGAGAGAAGGGAAAAAGAACCTGATAAGGTTCATGGGAAGGACCCTAAAATGAAAAATCAAGTTAAGTTCGTTAAGATGACTATTATCGAACTCAATAAAGTGAACTTTAGAGATGCACTCAAGATATTTGCACAGGGAAGGCAAGCAGATGGCCATGCTCGTAAACCGAAGTTCTCAATAAATAAAGCAACATTAGATAATGATAATTACGCGGTATTTCGCTACACATATAAAGAATAATAATGAATTCATTTAATTATATTGACCTTTTCTGTGGGATAGGGGGATTTCATCAGGCGATGGAATCCCTGGGGGGAAAGTGCGTATTCGCCTGCGATATAGACGAAGATTGCAGAAAGACATATAAGGCAAATTACGGATTGGAGCCAGCAGGAGATATCACAAAGATTGATGCCAAAGATATTCCTGCCCATGACGTTCTCTGCGGAGGATTCCCTTGCCAGGCTTTTTCGAAGGCTGGAAAGCGTCTCGGTTTCGAGGATCCCACAAAGGGAACACTGTTCTTCGATCTCCTGCGTATTATGAAATACCATAAGCCGAAGTATGCTCTTCTGGAGAACGTTAGAAACCTTGCATCACACGATAATGGTAATACTTGGCAAGTAATCCACGACTCATTGAAAGATATAGGTTATAATCTCGTTGATAAACCAGTGATATTCAGCCCTCATTATATGGGCATCCCCCAGCATAGGGAAAGGGTATATATCATGTGTGTAAGGGCAGACATCGGAGATATACCACCCTTCAACTTTAATGAAACTAATTATGTCCCCTGCAATATAGAGAGCATACTCCAAAATGATGACGATATTGAAAATATCGAGAAATACCGTTTGAGTGCAGATAAGGAGAATCTACTCAATCTTTGGGATGAGTTTGTAAAGAATATTAAGTGCAATAAATTGCCAGGCTTTCCAATATGGAGCGATAGATTATGCGACCTTGATCCGGACGAGGATCTAAGTCAGTATCCCACTTGGAAACAGAATTTCATCAGGAAAAACAATGCTCTATATATTGAGAACCGCAAATTCATTGATAATTGGCTTAAGAAGGCGAAAAAATGTCCTCTGTTCTTTGGTGCGAAGGCAAAGTTGGAGTGGCAGGCTGGACAAACAGCAACACCTTCATTATGGGATAATATTCTTCAGTTCCGCCCTTCTGGGATCAGAGTCAAACCAGGCACATATTTCCCTGCACTTGTCGCAATTACTCAAACCAGTATAGTTGGTTGTAGGAAAAGAGAGCTTACATCACGTGAGTGTGCAAGGCTCCAAAGTTTTCCTGATTCTTTTAAACCTGACAGCAAGGAACAACAGGCCTATAAACAATTCGGTAATGCTGTCAATGTAGAATGCGTTCGTCTTTTCGCTCAATATATGTTCGGAGATCCTGAGACAAGATTCAAATATCAGATTACTGAATAACAATAGTATTGTGCTGAAATAAATCTATTTTCGGCACATATCTTTTGCTATCTTTGTATCATCTTTAATCAAAGACTTAATGCACAAGGATACTTAACTGTGATATTGACATACTCCCACGGCTAAAGCCGCGGGATTCTTGACTCAGACATGGCCGCCACCGAGGTGGGCTTACTACCACTAATCAACGCGTCCATGCCCGAACGCCGAATGTTTAACGCTGCGTTGAGATCACGATCATGATGCATTCCGCATTGCGGACAAAGCCATGAACGGTCAACCAACCGAAGCTCTTTATTAACGTACCCGCATCCACTGCACGTCTTGCTACTCGCAAACCACTTATCGACATGCACAACGTTCGTGTTGTACTTAGTAGCTACGAACTCCAAGCGCGACACGAATGATGCGTGGCTGAGATCCGAAACCTTACGGCCCCATAAGCGACGCATACCATCAAGGCTCAACGTCTCCAAGCAGATCGTAGAATAACACTGACAAAGATCATGCGCTAAGCGCCACTGATAATCGTCACGATGGTTGCTGATCCTACGATAGAGCCTGCTGAGTTCAAGACGCCGACGGCGGTGGTTATTTGAGCCTTTGACGGATTGGCTCAACCGCCGATGCGCCCTACGGATGTCGCGTAGCGTCTGCTTGAAGAACTGAGGGTTCTCGTATGTACGTCCGTCAGATAACGTAAGGTACGTCTTAAGGCCAAAGTCAATCCCAACAACCGCACCATCATGTGTCGTGTTGCTGGATTCTACCTTAGCGTCGGTTACGACGTACAACCAAAAGTCACCGCACGGATCACGCTTAACGCGAACCGTCTTTACCGCACCATCAAAATTACGGGATTTATGAAATTTATAAGTCTTCTTAAGTCTGTTGATTGTGAAGCAATTGCCGTCTATCTTATACCCATAATGCAGCTTATAGGCAAAGGATTGAAAGTCTGCAGCACGCCGGAACTTAGGCGGCCGCTTGGCAAGCTTCTTGAAGAAGCGCTGGTACGCAGCATCAAGTCGCTGCAGAACCTCAACGCTATTGTGCGAGTACAATAGATGCCGCTTGATGCGCTTCGCAAAATGCTTCTGCATGTCAACCGTTGAAACGTACTTGCCATACATACGGTAGTATCTACGTTGAAGCGCAAGTGCGTGGTTCCATACAAATGCACACTCCCGAAGCATCCGGTCCAACCATACGGTCCGATGTGTCTTGTAGAGTTTGTATTTGTATGTCAACATTACTGTACTCTTTATGCCACAAATATAAGAATAAAATACTATCTTTGCAAATAAAAACTATGCGTACACGTTGGCAGACGAATAAAGGCTCCGTCTATAATGTAGCCTATCATATCATCTGGTGCCCCAAGTACCGGAGGAAAGTTCTTACAGGAGATATTGCCGAGCGCTTCAAGGCTTTGCTCTATGAACAAGCCGCCAAGTTCGGATGGGTTATCGAGTCGCTGGAGGTCATGCCTGATCATGTACATCTATCCATTAAGGCTAATCCTATTGATCCGGTTGCGCGGATTGTGGCACAGCTTAAGGGCTACACGTCACACATGCTGCGGCTTGAATTTCCGTCGCTTCAGACGCGCATGCCAACATTGTGGACACGATCCTATTACGTCGAGACGATAGGGCACATTTCAGAGGATACGATACGTCGATATATTGAGGATCAGAAGAAAAAGTAGGCTGCATTCATCCCATGCCTAAAGGCATGGGCTTTCTGCAGCTTTAATTCGTAAAATAAATTGATTGTATGGGAATTAGAGGTCGGCGGGGTGTAGTCGCACAGAAGTATAAATACACGGAGGATAGTATTCAGCGGGCTTTATATGAGAAGCATCCAATTCTGACACAGCCTGCATTTGAGATGATTGGTTTATTTTTCTATGCTTGGGAGTCTGATTACTTGGCAATTTCAAAAGCCGGATATGTGTACGAGTGTGAGATCAAGATCAGCCATTCAGATTTTCTGAATGAGTCTGCCCACAAGCAGGAGAAAATGCGATTGCTGGGAGGAGAGGATATGACGGTCGCAAAATACCACAGTTACGACAAATACGGTATAGAGTGCGGCAAGGAACCGATGCAGAAGCCTAATTACTTTTGGTATGTCTGTCCGGAGGGAATCATCTCCGAGGCTGAATGCCCGAAGTTCGCAGGGCTGATGTATATCACCGATTCGGGCACATTCCGCTGCATCAAGTCCGCTCCATGCCTCCACAAGGCCAAGTACGACACGCAGGATGATTTGCACCGGCGGGATATGCGGGATAAGTTCTACTATGCAATGTGGAATTGGATTCGCCGCTATTGGCGCAACATCGGCAAGGCGAAAGATATTGCCCCGCAGACAGTAGCTGCATACGAGCGGGCATTAGATAAGCAAGCTGAGGAGATTGCCGATTTGGAGTATCGAGTTTCTTCTCTGACACAATGGCATGACATTCAGGCTGTCTCAGACTGTCGCGCTACCGATGACGTCATAGAAGAGACCTTCTGCCGTCTTCCGTGCCTTGTGCGGGACAATTGGGACGGGAGCGTCAAACTTATCGACTGTCATAATGTTGATCAATGGATGGACATTTTGAAGCGCGATCCGAGTAAGTATCAGTGGAGGGCAATTCAGTGACATTGTGCTTGACTTAAAATTACACTTGCCATACTCCCATGCGTTTGCCGACGCCTTGATCAAAGAGTCAGATAGGCGGAATACAAAATAATGTCTTTTTCAAGACAGTGTTAAGGAGAGTGGAGATAATATAATAAAACTCTCCTTTTTATTTGGAGAATAAAATTAATTTTCCTACCTTTGTGTTGTAATCGATAGGGATTACGATTGATTGTTGAATTTAATATGGTGTTTGCGTTATGCTTAAGATTAACGGTCATAAATTCTATAATGTTCAGAAGGGTCTGAGCGTTGCGGAGTATTTGGAGCTTCCTGTTTTGTCTGTAGTTTCTCATGAGGTTATGTCGTTGGCTTCTAATGGAGAGGCTGAGGTCATTCGTTGTTGTCTGCAAGTAGTTAATACAGCATTTGTGGTTCTTTCGGGTTATGCTGACGGGAGCTTTCGTCTTTTGCATGAGGGTTCTATTCCTTATCCTACTAATTGGGATCGTTTTCCGAGTGCATCGTCTGCCATTGCTAAGGCACGGGAATATTACGGTAGTAATATGTGTGTTCGTACTGTAATGGGGCTTTCGAAGTCGTTTGACGCTTCTTTGTTGCACGAGGGTGTATGGGACGTCACCTATGCGAATGATGGGGTTACTGGTCCGACAGCAGTTGAGGTTACACATTTAATTTAAGTTAGTAATTATGGCTTCTGTTGAAATTTGTCAGCTTTTTATAGGCTTTCTGGAGACCCACGGTGTCTATGATCAGTTTTTAGAAAACTTTGCGGCTTACGATCGTCGCAATGGTGGTATTTGGGGTTGCAGGAATTTTAATGATTACTGTTACCGCACGTCGACTGCTGATCTTCTTTCTCATGCTTTTGTATTCCGATCCACGCCTGAGGGTGGATCTTTTTGGGTAGAGCTTGAGTGTGCTTGGGAAGATATTCTTCGTGGGTTGGAGTAGAGTAGTTGTTTGATAGAATGGGTTATCGTCGTATTTCCTTATCGAAGCCATACAGTGATGTTAGACGGATTAGTCCAGACTTTTATATGTCTGGGTTAGGATCTGTCTTTGTAGGCGATGCTTTGGTTAGGAGTAAGGGAGTAGAGGATGTTTATCGCATAGTCTCAAGTCAGCTTCAGTCTTATTTGTCTCTGCGTTTGTCGTCGTCTTTTAGTGAGTCGGGTATTGTTTGTTGTGCTGTTTCTCTTCCTACGTTAGCTATTTCGGTAAATCATCGGGAGCTCATGCGTGTTTGTTCTTCGTGGTTTTCTCTTGAGTTTATAGAGTGTCGTGGGTCCTTGTCTCGCAATGCTCGTTTGTTTGATTTACGGGGCCCGGAGGCGTCGATTTTAGCCTTTCTTCCGGTCTATTCTTACTTGGTTCAGGTATATGATATTTTAACTCGGCGTCATATTAAGAACATGGGTGGTAGTAGGTTTGACAAGTTTGCATGGCGTGCGACTTTTACTTCGGAGTTTATTCGTAGGCTTCAGGAGCTTGGGTTTAATATTTTGGGGTGTTAGTGCCATGAGTGTGTTGAAGATTAAGAAGTATGTGTCTCCTCCTTTGGAGTTTGTGTGTGCTAAATCTACTCAGCGTGGGTTTTATAATTACTCAAAGTATGGTAATTTATTATCTCATGTTCAGGCGTCTTTAGAGTCTTGGGCGTCGTCTGGTTTTAGGGATATTGCTGGAGGGGCTAAAGTTTTGCGTCATGTTAGCAAGTTCTTAGATGGTGGCATGTTGCGTCGGTTTAGCCTCCGCCAGTACCGTTTGTTGGATACATCGGGTGTCTTTGAGGTTTACTTGACTCGTTATAGTTTCATTGTGTTGCGCCGTGGTTGTTTATGGTATAGTGCAGCTACTATGGACTTTAAGTGGATTTACATGCTTCCGGACATTTTGTCGTCGAGTTGGTACGATGATGCCGTTATCACAGAGTTATGTGACGGGGCTGAGATGTATGATTCAGTGACGTCTCGTCGGATGGTTTTATGTGCTTGTAGCTTGCTCTATGTTGGCGGGAGCTTCGGGAGGTTTGCACACTTTGAGTTAACTTATTCACGGGTTGACTTCTATATGTGGAAATTCAACCATTCACTTAGGGAGTTGCGGGAGTACTCTTACTACTGTGATGCTAAGTCTCACTCTTTGTGTGAGGCCGACTTATATACTTTGTGTCGTATGATCTGTGATTTTATCCAGTCTTATGACCTGAGTATTTCTTGTACTATTAAGCGTCAGCCTGATGGGAGATGGAGTATTCTTCATAGGAATAATTTGCTGTTTTTGTCTGGCACAGATATATCCTTATTTCGTATGGATGCCGATGAGTCTGTAGAGTTGCTAATTGTCATGGATATGTCATTTTGGTTTACGTGGATTAGTTTGTTGCCTTATATGTTTAACCTTTGGTGATTACATACAATTTTACACTACCGTCTTGCATAGATGTAAATAAATAACTATCTTTGTGATATGAAGCGAGCTTATAAATATCGTCTTTATCCGAATAAGACGCAGCAGGCAATGTTGCGTCAGACGTTCGGTTGTTGTCGTTATGTTTATAATGCTACGCTTGATACTAAGATTAAGGCTTACAAGACCGATAAGACGTCCTTGTCGGAGTTCGAATGTATTAACTTGATGACGGGCCTGAAGTCCGAGTACGGGTGGTTGTATGACGTTCCTGCGGTTTGCTTGGTTCAGTCGGTTCGAGATATGTATAGTGCTTACCGGATGTTTTTCCGGACGCATCAGGGTTTTCCAAGGTTTAAGTCGAAGCATCGGAGCAAGCTGTCATGTCGTTTTCCGTCCACCCATTGTGGTGTCGATCAGGAAAGTAGTCACATCAAACTATCGAAGATTGGTTTAGTACGCTATAAGCAGGATCGTCAGTTCAAAGGTCAGCTTAGGAATGTTACGGTTAGTTGCGATAGTTGCGGACGCTTTTGGGTGAGTTGTCTTGTCGAGACGGGTGTTGCAGAGCTCAAACCAGAGCCCCTCACAAGTCAGTCCAAGTGCGTTGGTCTTGACTTGGGTTTGAAGGACTTCATTGTGACGTCAGATGGTCGGAAGATACCTAATCCGCGTTTCGCGGATGTTATAGATCGCCGCATATCGCGTCTGCAGAAGATCGAGTCCCACCGCCAGAAAGGCAGTCGTCGCCGTGCGGCGATAAGACTTAAAATCAATAAGTTATATGCTAAGAAAAGAAACTTAATTCATAATTTTATCCATCATGTGGTCAATTCGATATTGGGTGAGAATCAAGCCGTGTTTATCGAGGACTTGAATGTTAAGGGTATGATGGGTAATCATAGATTGGCTAAATCCATTCAGAGTGTATGTTGGTTTGAGTTCGTGAGGGTCTTGGATTACAAGGCGCACTGGCTTGGTAAGACGGTCTTAAAGATCGATCGTTTCTTTCCGAGCAGTAAGACTTGCGGTAGTTGTGGTTTCAAGAATGATGGACTTACGTTAAGCGATAGGTCATGGGTATGCCCGGTTTGCGGTACGGTCCACGATCGTGACTTGAATGCAGCCGCCAATATACTAAGAGTGGGTTTAGCGATGTTTTTGCCGTCGGTGGGACGGTTTGAGGGGCGTGGAGACGGAGGTTACGAAGTCGGTGAAACGCCAATATGTGCAGTGTAGAATTGTATATAATCACCTTAGAGGATTGCTTTGTGCAGAAGTACTCAATTAAGTCCTATAAGCATAAATCCACTCATGTTGTTGGTCCGGTTTTGCCTACGGAGTTTTGGAGTGACGCTGATATGTCGGGTTGGGTTAAGTGTTCTAATTTTAATCACTTTATTCCTTCGTCGTCGGAGCTTGGTAGGACTATTTGGGTGGAGTTAGAATCCCTACCTACGGTTTCTATGTCTTATGTAGGGTTGCTCTTAGGTTTGCGTGATCCTAAGCGTCAGATTCCGGGGATTATTGAGACACAAGATAGCTTGTATGTTAACGTAGAAGATGAGTGGCTTCGTTCTGTTCATCGTGACATGGTGGAGATTACGGCGTCCTCATATAAGGAGGTGTATCACGATACAATGAAGTAGATCTATGCGTGATGGGTTAATTGGTTCCTATGTGACTGTTGAGCCGGATGCTATTTCTGCATATTCTAATTATTCTTCTTAGAAGGATGGCGATGTAGGCAGAATTGTTTTGGTAGAGACACATGAGGAGCGGCCTCCTGTTTTGTGGGTCATCTGTGGAGATATGCATTTTCGTTATATTTCCTTAGATCATGCTAAGCTATTGAGTTCTAAGGAGTTATCAAATATTAATATTAGGTTTTAGAGTGTGGCTATGAGTAGTGTTCGTGGTTTCAGATTTGAGGTCTTACCGGACCTTCGGGGAGTTATGCATTCAGTTAGACATGACACGCGCGTGAAGTCGTTTATTCCGGGTCGTCGTTATTTACTTCAGGCTCCTCCGTCATTCAATCCGCGTCGGTGGGTTACAGGGACTTTTGTGTGTGAGGATGGAGAGATGGCTTGCTTTCGGGATCTTTTAGGTTATCCGGATAGTATCTTGCTTCTTCAGCCTCGTGAGGATGGTCTTTATCCTTTTAGGTCGTCGGCGTTGCTTACGGATGTGCACTTTGTAGAGACGTCGTTTTAGGGGCGTTTCTTCTTTTTATTGTGAGTGAGCTCAGTTTATACTGGGCTCGCTTTTTTGTTGCTGGGGACAAGCAATTATATATCCCATAAATTCAAAGTGTTGGCATGTTTCGTTCTCAGTTAATACCGTATTTGACCGCCATGTTCTCGTCCGGGAACTTGACGAGTGCAGATTACCAGAAGTTGATCTCCGGGTTAGGGAGTGAGTCTGACCGACCTCATATTGTGTGTTCGTCGTCCACGAATAACATCCCGGATGATCTTCTTTTGACGTCGGAGTATGAGATGCCTGTTGTGCGTCCTGCGGCGGGTTCTGGGTCTTGTTCGTCGTGTTGCTGTCCTCCGGCTCCCACTCCTCCGGCTCCTCCTGTTCCGGACACTCGTATGGAGAAGGTCATTAATATTCTGTGTGATTGGTTCCGGGAGGGTTGGCTTTTGGATTGTGTTGGTGTGAGTACAGTCACGGCGTCTGCTCGGGCATATTATTGGGTTGTGTCTATGGATGCGTCTGCTGGTACTTTTGACATCTTGTCTATCCAGTTTGGCAATCAGGGGTTTGATACTGAGACTATTTCGTCCGCTCAGTGTGTTCGTGTTCTTCGAGTTGTTTACAATCGTCAGCAGCAGAGTGTTGTTTCTACGGTGTCTTGGTTGCTTCTGACGGATGCTGCGGGTGGTGGTTCCGGCATAGAGATTGTTCAGGGTCCGGGCAGTAGCACTACTGCCGTGATGAGTCAGGCTGCTGTGTCGAAGGAGCTTGCTGCTTTATCGTCGCCTACGGTAGTTACGGTTGATGGTTCTACACCCACTATTGCGGTAGAGGGTTATCACATATATAATTGTGGTGTTTTAAGCTCTTTGACTTTTTCGTCGGTATCGAATTCTCCTGTTATGTCAGTTGTTTATTTCACTACGTCGTCTGAAGGAACTACCATTGACTGGGGTTCGTCGGTTCCGGTTGCTGGGTGGCAGGATTTGTCGGCGAATAAGCAGTACGCGATAGAGTTTTTGAGTGGTCGTGCGGTAATTTACTACTATAATTAGGCTTCGCTGTGTTTTATCATAGTTTATCCATACCAGTTGCCACTTGTCAGGTTCGAGAGCATTATAAGGGTGCGTCTACGTCGTCGGGGTCCTTTTATTGTGCGGATAGTAGTATCGACTTGCGTCTTCCTTTCACCAAGTGGGTTGTTTTTGTGACTGGGTCGGATATTACGACACTCCAGTATGTAGAGTGCTTTGGTAGCTATGCTGGTCGTCCTTTTGGTATATACATTAAGGATTCAAAACTTTTTCCGATAGACGATGAGTTTTCGTTTTCCTTGAAGCCACATCAGCAGTATGTTGTAGGTGTTTGTGTTTCGTCGTCTGGGGTTGTTTCCTTAAATATCAATGGAGTTTCTTATGCCTACTCTCTTATTTTGTCCGATGCTTTAATTTTGTCGGGTTTTAACTTAGGTTCGCTTTCGGGAGGGTTGTCGCCTTTTTTAGGTATTATTCAGAGATTCAGTTTATTTGACTCTGTTCTTGACGCTTCAACATTCAAGCGTTTGTGGAATAGGGGTGATCCTGTGTCTTATGTACTGCCTGCCGAGTTCAAGCTTCCGGGGTCGTCACCACGTTGTTTTAGGGAGTATATGCCTTGTAATATTGCGTGTGACCTTTGGTCTACTACTTCGCCTGCGTCGGCTGCAATATATACTTGGTATGATAGTTCGTCGTGTTTGGCTTTTCAGGGGGTTTACGATGCTCCTATGCTGAGTAGTGCTGGAGGTTGCGATTTGTCTATTCGTAATACTCCGGAGGTAGTCTTCGTCTTTGAGGCTGATGGTTACTTGCATATAGATCCGAGTATAGTGTGGCTTGCCCAGCCTGATGGGTCGAGTGGCTTTTTCGATGTTTTTAGTGATAGAAATTGGGTTATAGAATAATAGTTCCACCTTTAAATTTTTTATGTTATGGCTAAACCTACTTGGTTGACTATTGCCCCGATGGCGGGGAATAGTAATGAAACTGTAAATTGTACTGGTACGGAGCATACTGGTCGTGTTGCGCGGTCGTATGCAATGACGATTTCAGCGGTCGGTACTGATCCGTGTACTGTAACGGCCACTCAGACTCCGCTGGCGGAGTTTGTGACCTTCAGTTCTAACACGGCGACTATCGGCAAAGAGGGAGGCAATCTCACTATTACGGGTCGATCGAACTCCTCCAAACTTACGTTCTCTCTTAACGATTCTTCGTCGCTTCCTATTACGCTTCCGAAGAATTACACTGCCAATGGGGTTTCTACGATTAACGGTGCAGCGATTAAGGGAGACCCGGGTGCTGTAGCAGCTTACGACTTTAGTATTGTTTTCTCCGTTCCGGAGAATACCACGATCAGTGATCGTTCTGCTACTTTGAATGTGGCTGACAATGGAGGTACGTCACCTTCTGCAAGTCAGTTCCATTCGATAGTTATTACTCAGAACGCTGGTGATGCTTATCTGTACATCAACGAGGAGGGTACCACTTCGGCATCGATTACTCTCGGTCAGAAGGGAGGCTCTGGAAATGGTGCCTCGTTTAACGTTTTGTCCAATACTGATTGGACGATCGCATAGAGCTTCTGATTCATTTTCTTCACCAAGTGGGGGGGGTACTTATGTACTCTCCCTTGCTTATTTTATGGGGAGCTATTATGCAATTATATATCCGATAAATTATTTTTGGTTCATGGCTCGTAGGCGTTCTGTTAAGACAATAAATATTCCTTCTTCTGGTTCTGGCGCGGCTGTTCCGTTGTCATTAGTTTCGTCGTCTGGTTATGCTTGGGGTGACGGCAGTTCGGATTCTTTTTATTTGGATTCGTCAGGCACGACTGGTCCTTTGGATACCGTCAAGGTTTATTCTCCTGAGAACTTTTCTGCTTTACTTCGTGAGCGATCTGTGGATATTTACGACACTACCGACGGCGTTGATAGTCTGGTTCGGTCTCGTGTTCGTATTCGGCAGCGTGCTAATAGCTTGACAGCGACTAACACGTCTTATGTGTTTAGTGCTAAGAAGGGTGTTAGTGCCACGTTGACTTTTACTACTACGGCTACTGTTTATACGGAGGATCAGGACCCGGTCAACTGGCTTCAGTATGGGACGTCTAATGATAGCTTGTATTCAGTGTCCGAGCCTGTTGTTTCTGGGATGACTATTTCCATTACGGTTACAACGTTGTCGTCATGGGATAATACAAGTGTTGCGGGTAACTTTGCGGAGATTTGGGTTCAGCAGGGTCAGCTTCGGGCGTCGACTACGGTTTCTCAGGGTGCTGTTACTTTCAGCAATTGGGGTTGGATACGTTACGAGGCTTACTCGCTTACGAGTAGCAATGATGATCAGTTTGCGCCCTTATTGAATCAGGAGCCTATGGCGTCCTCGTCTCATGCTTCCCGGAAGTTGCGTTATGCTTACAATAGGCAGTATAATTACACTTGTCGGTTTCATAGGCCCTATGTGGAGAAGGTTTACACAGATGGGAGTATCGAGAAGGCTTATATAGGTTCAGATGTCACGCTTCCGGAAGGCATCACGGTGTCAGTAGCTGCTTCACATCCATTCTCGGATTATCCTATGGTCTTTGAGGGGAGTGGTCTTGGGTTAACTACGGAGGCTAATGATGTTGGCGGTGTAGATTACGTTTTGACTTGTGCCAGCCCTATTATCTCGGATGAGACTGTTCCAGCAGTTCCAGAGGCTTCTTTAGGTGCTTATTTTAGTCTTCGTGCTACCTATACGGCTGCTACGTCATATTATACCTTAGATGCGGGTCATATCACCCGGGACGCTAATACTTACGCTGAGCAGTCTTCCTTGTATTATCTGGATCTGGATGCAGGTGGTAGTTCGAGTCCTGTTCAGAGTTCTATTTTGCTTGAGACTTATGATGCTGTTGTGCGTTATCAGTTTATTCTTCATGAAGTTTTGACATATGTTTCAGGCTATACGAATACAGTAGATACTGCTATTTCTGTAGATGATTTCGATGTTTCCATGGGAAGCTCTCTTTCTGCGTCGAATCATTATAAGGCGGTTAAGGATACTGCTGTTAATGGAATGGTTGTTACAGGGGGCTCTACGTGTCTTTATCCGGGCACTCTTAGTTATACGAGACATGTGATTTCAAGTGGGGGTTCTTCATATGTAGAGTATGATAACGCCATTACGGTTACTTTCAGCAACAATGTTAATTTATCAAATAGGACTTACCATTTTAGTGTTTATCGTACTGGTCGCGGTTTTACAGAGTCAGGTAGTTTATACTTTGTAGTTCCCACGAGTGAGTGGCAGTCTGTTTATGCAAGTTATGCGAAGGCGACATTGGTATTGTCCTACGATGGTCATACTCGGACTGTTGAGTCGAGTTCTGTTCTTGTTCCGAGTAGTGGCGGTGTTCAGATCACTATTGCAATTCCGACTACCAGTCTTTTGGAGGCAGTTTCTGGGGATTATACTATGACTATTGAGGGTGGTTTTGATTCTTGGGCCTCGTTGGCCAATAGTTGGGTTCCACAGTTCTGGGAGTCCTCTGTTGCGGTACAGGTGTACTATCGTTTAACGGCAGTTGGCACATCGACTTATTTCCGACCGTCCGATGGTTTTTATCCGACGGATTTGGTATACGGTAGATATGGGTCTTCAACGGATTATTTGTATGTCACAAAGAATAGTTGAACAAGCTAAGGTTTTATCGAACGTCAGTTCATTGTCTATTCCGTGGAACGACGGAACGGATGATGTCGTCACGGTTGTACCGTCACGAGATATTTTGAATAAGAGTGTTGCTCTTTCGTGGACAGACAATCTGACGTCTTATACCCGCACGATGCATCTCACTTTTGACTTGACGAGTCCTCCGTCTGGTTTTACACCGTCGGTTTTAACATTCACACAGGAGGGTGTTGTTATTACAGGTACGGCGTCGAATAAGTATGTGCATGTTTATAGTGACAATCCATCCACGCAGGTTGCTAAGTTCACAGTATCATATCCTAATTTTTTAGCTCATGTTGATACGTTATCTGCTTCTATCTACGATCTCGGCACTACTTTTGTGGGACATGAGCCTGCGCTTGTGACTTCTGATTACTGGGTTTCAGTAGGAGCTATCACTTATGCTGAGTCTTCTACGGCTGGAGTGTGGGATGTATCTGTGGCTTTAACACTCAATAAGCCTACGACTCCTCCGGGTATAGATCATCTTGCACGTGTGGCTTTGTGTTATGGCAAGGCGGTTGGTTTCTATGGTATATCGGCAACATTTAGTGAATAGAGGATATGGAAGACTTGCATTTGTTTTTGGATCGGCATTTTAAGGGGCCAAAGTATACCATTGGTAAATTGTATGTCGATGGTGAGTTTTTCTGTGATACGATGGAGGATGTAGATAGGGGTCTTACTGCTGACATGACGGAGTCGGAGATTGCTTCGAAGAAGGTTTATGGTAAGACAGCTATTCCTCGTGGCACTTATTCTGTTACATTGAACGTTAAGTCACCTAAGTATTCTCAGCGTGCTCAGTATTCGTTTTGCGGCGGCTTTCTTCCCCGTTTGGTAGGGGTTCCGGGCTTTGATGGCATTCTCATTCATATCGGCAATTATCCGGAGGATACGGATGGTTGTATTCTTGTAGGACGCAATACGGTTGTAGGTGCAGTTATGCAGAGCACCGAGACCTTCAAGAAGTTGTACTCTCTTTTGAAGTCCGCATCGGATTCTGGTCGTGGCATTCAAATTCGTATTGAGTAGCTACTTTAAGAATTTACGTATATGTGATTGAATTGGCGTGGAGACATTATTCGAGTAGTTGAGTCGGATCACTGTTATGGTAGTAATCATTTGTTTAACATAGTCTCCACGCTGATTCTTTTTGTTGCTTCAGCATACGGTCTTTTTGTTGGATGTTTTTTTTGTAAGGTGATTACATACAATTTTACACTACCGTCTTGCATAGATGTAAATAAATAACTATCTTTGTGATATGAAGCGTGCTTATAAATACCGACTTTATCCGAACAAGACGCAGCAGGCAATGTTGCGTCAGACGTTCGGTTGTTGTCGTTATGTTTATGATAGTACTTATAATAAGTTACTGACCGCTAAAGGTGTGTTTTTAGAGAACGTCCCGGATGGAAATAATGCGCCATCTTTGTATTTTGTGGGTAGTTCTGATACTGTTACTACTGTTTTTGTCAGCGAGTTTAACGCAAGAGTTTGGTTTGTTCTGACTTTATCTCATACCAGCAAAAAACTTTCTTTGGTTTCGACTGGTTATGTTTCTGATGTTGTAAGGTATGGTGAAGGTCAGAATCTAACTGATGTCCAAAAGCAACAAGCAAGGTCTAATATTGGGGTCCAGTCGGCCGACGAGTTGCTTGCAGATGATGACTTCATAGCTCAGCTGAAGACGAAGTTAGGGATAGTTTAGACGTTTATGTGGTACAATTGCAATTTTTTAGGTAGTTATGATGTGGTGGAAGAAAGGCGACGGTGGTTTTTATGACGTCGAGATTGAGAATGGCATAGAGCTTACTGATGAGGAGTGGCAGTCGCTGTTGGACGGTCAGTCTAAAGGTAAGGAGATTGTAGAGGATGAGGATGGTCATCCTATTCTTCGCGATCCGGTCATTAGCTTAGAGGACGCCAAGGCGGTAGCCCTTGCGGGTCTCTATGCTTATGATAGTAGCGATGAGGTAAACACTTGTAGTGTTAATGGGGTTAATCTTTGGCTTGATAAATCTTCTCGGGCGTTGTTTCGTATGCAGGCTCAGGACTCATCTGATGATGCTGAATTTACGCTCTATGGTTTTGATGGGTCGAGTGTTACTCTCACCTGTGTTCAGCTTAAGGCCTTCCTGTCTACGCTGGAATCTTATGCTATGGGCACTTACGGTGTTACTCGTAAGCATGAGACAGCCATCAATGCCTTGGATGATGTCACGGCCGTTCAGTCTTATAACTTTACTGCAGGTTATCCGGAGCCTTTGGTTATGACTTTTGAATAGTCATTTATCATCTTTTTTTTCAGGGCCTGATACTTCTGTAATGCGAGTTTCAGGTCCTGCTTTTGTTTTAATGCTTGCTTTACGAAAATATTCGTAGAAAGCCCGTGGCTTTAGCCATGGGATGAATACGGACTTTATTTATTCTTTTGCTCTTCAATGTACCTCTTGATCACATCCTCAGATATGTGTCCTATCGTCTCTACGTAATACGCCCGAGTCCATAGTGTCGGCAGCTTAGACTTTAAGTGTATGAATTCGGCGCGTAACACATGCGACGTATATCCTTTGAGCTGGGCTACTATACGTGCTATTGGGTCTATCGGGTTTGCTTTGATAAATAGATGCACGTGGTCAGGCATGACTTCCATAGACTCTATGATCCATCCGAACTTAGACGCCTGCTCGTACAGCAAGGTCTTAAGTCTTTCAGCAACGTCGTCTACAAGAATGGCTCGTCTATATTTAGGACACCAGATAATATGGTATGCAACATTGTAGACTGATCCTTTATTTGTCTGCCATCGTGTTCTCATAGTTTGTTTTTTTTTTATTTGCAAAGATAAGGATTTAATTCTATATTTGTGGCACAAACATGTATAAAAATGTTAACGTATAAATACAAACTTTACCGCACAAAACGCACGAAGTGGCTTGACCGGATGCTTCGAGAGTGCGCTTTTGTTTGGAACCATGCGTTAGCATTACAGCGACGCTACTACCGCCTCTATGGTAAGTACATCTCGACCGTTGACATGCAGAAACATTACGCTAAGCGCGTCGCGCGTCATCTTCTTTATTCACATAATACGGTTGAGGTTCTTCAGCGTTTGGACGCAGCTTATATACGTTTCTTTAAGGGTTTAGCTAAGCGTCCACCGAAGTTCCGTCGTGCGTCCGATTTTCGGTCTTTTGCCTACAAACTGCATTATGGCTACAGGATTGATGGCAATGTTCTAACGATCAATCGTATAGGCAAGAAATATAAGTTTCATAAATCACGGGATTATGATGGTCACATAAAGACGGTTAGGGTAAAACGCGATCCCGTCGGAGATTATTGGTTATACGTCGTCACAGACGCCACTGTCGAGACAAGCAACACGACACACGATGGTGCGGTTGTAGGTATTGACTTTGGTTTGAAGACGTATCTGACGTTATCGGACGGCCGTGTTTATCAGAATCCACAATTTTTTAAGACGTATTTGCATGATATACGACTTGCCCATCGGCGTCTATCCCGCGCGATGCGCGGTGGTGCCAATTACCACCGTCGTCGCTTGGAGTTGGGCCGCTTGTACCGCCGGGTATCTAATCTTCGAGACGACTACCAGTGGGGTCTTGCACATGAGTTGTGTCGGCGATACAGTACGATCTGCTTGGAGACGTTGAGTCTTGATGGCATGCGTCGTCTTTGGGGTCGCAAGGTTTCAGACCTTAGCCATGCGTCATTTGTCAACAAACTTGAGTTCGTTGCCATGAAGTATGGCACGCGTGTTATTCATGTTGATAAGTGGTTTGCCAGCAGCAAGACGTGCAGCGGTTGTGGATACGTTAATAAGGTGTTGCATTTGTCGGATAGGTCTTGGGCGTGCCCCGCATGTGGTATGGTCCATGATAGGGATTTGAATGCGGCGTTGAATATTGTGCGTTCGGGCATGGACGCTATGATGAGTGATAGTAAGTCCGCGGTTTGCGGCAGTCATGTTTGAGTCATGAATTCCGTGTGTTCACGCATGGGAGTATGTCAAGTTTATTTACTGCATGAAACGTGATAATATATGGAAGTTTGTCTGCCAGCTTCTTGTTTTAGCCTTACTTTTTGGTGGTGGTTACTATCTTGGGGTTCGGTCAGTAAGTGTTACGGAGTCTACGGTCGTGAAGTATCTTCCGGGTGTTCCTGTGAAGATTACTTTCGACAAGCCGACTCCGGTTTTCATTGATAAGGGCAGTCCTTTGCGGGTTGATACGATTGGTGTTCCTGTTTATGTTCCGGTGGATACTGCTGCTATCCTGTCGAAGTACTTTGCTCGTTATCATTATGAGTTGGACTTCAGTACAGATACGACGGGGACTTTTACGGTTCGGTGTGTTGTTTCCGAGAATGAGATTCAGGCAGCGTCGGCAGACATTGTTCCTTTATTTAAGGAGGTTATGACTGTTCGTGAGGTTGTTTCCAAGCCTCGGTTGCTTACGCCGTGGGTTATGGTGGGCACGAGTTTGGATTTTCGGACACAGACAGGCTTTGTGGGCTTGGATTTCCGGCAGAAGTATAAGGTGGGTCTGGGCGGCATTCGGTTCGATGATAAGTATGCTTGGACACTTAATGTGGGTGTTAACTTTTAGGAGTTGTTTATGAGTTTTGGTGCAGAGAGGGAGGCTCCGGGTATTGCAGAGCCTATGGCGCAGAGTATTTGGACTAAGAGCGATAATTACACTTTTTTCATGACATCCGAGGAGTTGGGTCTGTATCTTGACTCTGTTCGCGAGCGATGTTCTCGTCTTGAGGAGCTTGCTTCTTTACGTGGATACCACCGTGGTCGTCGAGGTAAGGCTTTATGCCCCGACGATTAATTTAACAATCTTTTTTTATAGTTATGTGCGAAGAGGTTTTAGAATCACGTCCTTTTAGGTGTGATATTTATCGTCGGTGGGATTTAGAGTCTTCTCGGGATGTTATTATTGCCGAGCTGCTTGATGTTCTTCGGTGGGAGGCGGCTAATTACAGCGAGGAAACCATGCCTATTGTGGGCTTACATGTGGGTAACTTTGTCTGTTTACCTCAAGAGGGTATTTGGGCTCGCAAGTATACGCTTAGCTCGCCAGAATCGTCTGAGTTTGTTTTTTGGCGTGTTTTACTGAAGTGCAATAGGGGTTACTTTATTTTCGAGTTCCATCATTCGGGTTCTGAGCCTTTGAAATATATTCATACGCTTCGGCGGTGGGTTTCAGGTGGTTCTTATCGTGATATCATGAGACATCAGGAGGACGTTTACCGATCACGTTTGCGGGGCAGGACGAGTAGGGTTTTCAGGAATATAAATCTTGAGGCTACTGCTGCTCCGGATGTGTGTATTCCTGCATTGGCCAATGCCTGTGCTGTGGTATGCGCAGAGGTATGCGCTGAGTATTTCAGTGTGCTCTCGATGGTTAATTTCTTTGGTCTGATGTCTACCTTTAGAGTTCCTATGGATGCTGGTTCGTCGTCTTTGGATGGGTTAGACTTTTTCATGGAGAAGGTTTGTCCTTTGTTTTATAGCACTTACTCTGAGTTGCGGCTTGGTGCTCATCCGGAGGAGGTTATGATGATGCTTCGTTTTTTGCGTTTGATGTACGAGTCTGTGTATCGTCGTTTTGATAAGGCTTTTGGGGTTCATAGTCTTGATAATCTCGAAAGTACTATGTCGAAGTTCACAGATGCTTTTATGGAGTCATTGTTGATTAATCTTCGGTCTACGTCTGTAGAGTGGGGGAACTCGTTGTCGCCTGTTATTCTTAATTTCTTGCCGTCTAATGAGTGATATTGCAAGTCGTCCGGTGGATGGGTGTTGCTTTCTGTTTAAGGAGGACTTCACCTTAGAATCTGTTCGGGCTCAGATGAAGAAGGTTGCCGATTGGCTTACTGATCATTATGATGAGTTGGGTAGTTCTGGTATGGACTATTTCGAGGCGGACGCAGATGGAGTTCGTGTGTTTCAGTACATAGCTACTGGGAGTATAGGTTTTTTCACTCCTGTTCCGTCCGAGGACTGTCCGAATCGAGGCTTGTGGACAGTTATGTTTACGGCTACTCATAATGTCATTTTTTCTGTTCTTTTTGGAGATGGGCGTATTGACTCTGTAGATGATTTTAAGGAGTTGCTTGAGAACTTAGTTTTGTATGGTGATACTACTCAGCATGCTAAGCTACAGACGTCCTTACTCTTCGGAGTGCAGGCTACCGACGTTATTCGATACTTATTAGATCAGTTCGATCTAAGCGTTGTTCTTCCATATGACTTTGGTTTCCAGCTTGGCATAGACGTTTCGAATGATCTCCTTCGAGGTATTTTTGATCGGGGTTCTCATTCTCACGTTGGTGTTGTGTCAGCCGAGTGGGAGATATGGGTTATGAAGACTCTTTGCCGTGCTTTGGATGGTGTTTCGTTCATTCAGACTCCGGGTTCTCCTTTAGCATATACTATTCAGTCAGAGTGGCCTTGTCATACACTTTTTGTTGGCGTTGTGGATCTCATCCGGGAGTATACTATGAAGTTCGTTAATGCCTTGCGTTGTGGTTTGCCTGCTAATGTTCGTCGTTTGATTTTCCCGGATGCCTTTCAGATGTTCTTTAAGGATACGCTGGCTTACATTCTCGATGGTCTTATTAGTGGTCTCATGGATGGAGTTCCTGTGTGCTCTTTGCGTATCTGCCGTGTTTCTCCAGACAACCTTCTTCGAGAGTCAGTTGAAGGAGATAGTTTTGATTCTATTCTGAATGACTGGCCGTCGTCAGTTTTTTCGTCCGTTGAGTTTATTGAGGAAGATGTTTCAGGAGATATGTTTGGCTCTTTGGATGTTTGTGACTTTTTCGGCATCCCTGTTGAGGTTATGAATACTCTTGAGGAGTTATCGGTTACGGGAGACTTGTCGAAGGTGTTTAACCTGCCTCTCAGGGGTTCGAAGAAGAAGTTGTCATAATTTTAGCAATTTTCTTTGTTTTTTGGATTTTGTTTTGTAGTTTTGTGGAGCTGTCGGCAACGTTGCTGGCAGCTCTATTACTACGCAACATGAATCAGGAATCGTATCAGTTTCTCCGTGGTCATACGGAGGTTGAGTTGATGGGCTTAGGGTATACCGCGAAGAATATCTGGGTCCACTGCTTAGGTCGTCGTGGCATTGGTAGCTACGACATGTCTTTAGAGGACCTGCGTGCTTACATGTTTAAGCTCATTCAGGACGCTATCGAGATGGACATCCATCGTTTCTGGCCGACCTTTGGTGGAGACTGGTCGGATTTAGTCTACATCTTCTACCAGCAGTACTTACAGCCTAAGTGTCGTTATAACGGCAAGAAGTACTATTTTGATGGAGACTATGCTAAAGCAGCTGCCGACGGCATTCCGTATATGACATTGATCGATCGGTATGCCAATTCGACACATGTGTCTTTTGAGACTTATGTCCGTGGGTGCGTTAAGAATCGACTTCTTGATGGCATTCGTGGTGGTGTTAAGGGTTATAGTGCCGATGGTCGTAAGTTGTCGATTGACGCTATGGAAGAGGCTCATGGGGATTCTACTCTTCTTCGGATGGCTTTGTATTCTGTTCAGGATGATTCTCTGGATTCCGACCTTACCGTATGGTCGGATGCTCGAGTAGCTAAGAAGTGCTTTGAGGTTGTTTCTCAGTTACGGAACACGGAGCCTGCTGAGTTTAGGAAGAGTTTACGAGCCTATATAAAAATGCGTTCAGGTTTGGAACCGGAGGTGAAGACTTTCTTTGATTATGTCTTTGAGGTTCCAGACGTCGATGAGGACGATCCGGCCTTTAGGACTTTTGTTTCCAAGAACAAGTTAGAAAAATACTTTATAGTGGTATCCGATGAACCGTCGTCCTTATAGTTCAGATGCTGAGGAGTTTATTCTTCTGCATACTTCTGGCAAGTTCGATAGATTCGATTGCTTAAAGGCTGTTGATCTTGCTGAGGCTCAGTTGTTGACGGATACTCGTCCTTTGATTAGTAGCATTGAGTCGCTTCTGACTACGCTTAGGGATATTGATCGTTCCGAATTAATTCCTCCCGAGTTAGAATCCGCTCTCGTGGCTTGGAATCAGAGATACATGTAATTAAAAGTGACCTTCGGGTCACTTTTTTTTAATTTTATTTGGTAGATTAAATTAATTAATCTATTTTTGTAGTGTAGAAATGATTTTGATATGGCACATGCAAATTTGATATCTAAGAAGGTTACCGTCAACGGGGAGAGTCGGGTTGTTTATTATACTTGGTATCCTGTTTTGGGAGCCGACGGATTTGTTTCCGAGAAGAGTTATATGCGAAAGACTCCTTATGGGACTTTCCGTCAGTCTGAACATGTTTCGCGGGCCTTCTTTGAGATTGATGGGGTATCTTATCCAGTTTTGACTACTTTTGTGGATCTTGCTGGTGGTGGTTATCGTCGGAGTTTCGAGGTCGATGGTAAGACGTTTCCGGATAGTCACAAGAAGGTGATCGAGTATTTATTGTCGCATCGTTCGTAGTTAGTGTTCAACTTTTAATATTTCAATTATGTTTAATCGGGTTAAATCAAAGAGAGGGTTCGATGCCGCAGTGTTAGCTCTCTTGCATGAGGAGTCGTCAAAGAAGCAGTCATCAGGTATTGGTGGGTTCTTTTCAGCTCTTATTAAGATTCTTTTCAACGTTGTTGTAGAGTCTTGTTCGCTGGTTATTTTCGCCTTGTTGTCGTTCTTGCTTTGGGGTATTTCGTGTTATCCTATTCTTGACGCAGATACGTGCCTTACGGCAGATCAGTGTACGGTTGGAGTTATCCTGTCGGTCATTCTTTATGCTGTTTTTACGTTTGCTGTACCGATGGCCATTCCTGTTAAGTACTATTTTTCGGTTAGTTACTTAGGTCTTCGGTGGGATGTCTTGAAGGCTCGGTTGCTTTATTGCTTTGGCTTTTGGTTTGTCTATATAACGGTTATGTTTATATGGAACCTTGCTACTCCCGACAAGAAGGAGGCTGTTTCGTCTGTCTTGCCTTTCTTTGGAGAGGTGTTTGACTTCATTCGAGACTGGTTCGCAACTCATTGACGAGTTTATGTGTTGCCATACGTTGAAGTTGTTGACATTTTTCATTCACTTGTTTTGTTATAATGGGTTCAAATAAGGCTTTACATAAGACGGTTGGTGTCGGTTGCGACTACACTTCTTGGGCGTGTGACTTTTACTCTTTTGGGAAGCGGACGTCTGCTTGCTGGTTTAACAGCGAGTCTAACATTGGGTTAGACGCTCCTGTGTTGTCTCCTGTTTTGAAGCGGTGCTTTAAGAACACGGAGGATGCTTATCATGTTTTTGAGAAGGAGCTTGTGGAGAATCTTGATGATCTTCGTGCCAATGGTGGTGCCTTCTTCTCTATGGTTGCGGACCCTATGCGTGAAGAGCTTCTGGAGCTTACAGGTCGTTCTTTCTCGTTGTGTAATGCGATGGGTGTTCCGGCGACCTTTGTTACGGATCATCTTGAGTGGGCTAAGGAGTATCCGGGTTATGCGGCAATGCTTGGTATTCGTCGCGGCATTGTTTCTTTCGGCACGACTCTTCCTGCCATGCTTGGTCAGCGCGTAGGAGCGTCCCCTCGTTCAGTCCTTGTCGAGGGTCTCAAATCTCTCCATACGGCTCGTTTCTTAACGTGGTTAGATCTCAACCCGATTTCAGACTTTGGAGCCACGTTAGATGCCTTTACGGAGTTAGCTCCGCATCTCACTTACATTCGTGTAGGTCTTTCGTCGGGTTTAGCCGAGAGTGCTTCTTGGCAGACCGTAGCTTCTTTTGTGGAGTCTCTTATGGCTATTGCTGAGGAGCACGGTGTTCATGTTCTCACGAATTCTTCTTTAGGTAGTATTTACTATAACGCTGTTTGTCCTCCAGCTTATTCCTTGTTAGATGATTGGGAGCGTCCGGCATTCGATAAGGATCAGATGGTTTCTGTAACGGGTGGCGACATTCAGGGTGTTGTTCAGGATGCTATGAATACGGTCCGCGAGGAGGCTGTTAAGCAGAGGCAGAAGTCTAAAAAACATCGGTAGTTATGAATTGGGTTGATGTTGCTACTCATAACGAGTGGCAGTTTTACAACGAGACGGGTATTGTTCCGGTTCCGAAGGAGCTACGGGGTGTGGATGAAATGTTAGTAGCTGTTGGAGGTCAGACTTGGGCCTCTGCTGATATAGTGGCACATTGCCCGGCTTTTGATTACAACGGAGGATTCTTTATTTTTATTGAGGGTGGTAATACTACGAGCGAGCCGTGGGGTCATTGTTGTTTGGTTATGGCAAGTGACTATTATGATGTTACAGATATTGGCGGAGTGTCTACTGTGTTTGAAGGTATGGTAGCTTCTGCAGACGATCTGCGGACGGTTTTGAAGTGTGTTGGGTGTCTTAGGAGGTAACAGCTATGGTTATTCGATTTGTCTCAGATCTTTTTCTTGGCTTCTTGCTATTCGTCTGTGGTCTTTTGTTGTTTGGGGCTGCTGGTGTTTTATTCTTTGGGTTGTTCCGTCAGAGCTACTTCAACTCGGTTGACTTTATGGCTTCTGTGATTTTAGCTACCGGAGCGTTCTGTATCACTTATAATGGTCTTTTGCTTATTTGGAAAAACTTTTAATATATGGTCAAGGCAGATTACGAGCACTTGTGGGAGGCTAAGCGGGATTTATATCAGCCGTCATTTTTGTCGTCATTGCTTCAGCCATCGGGTCGTGGTGGGAAGGTTGTCATAGCGGATTATCAGCGTGCTTTGCGTTATCTTGCTGAGTTTGAGAAGGCTTTGATTCAGAAGGGTTACTCTGTATCAAAGCCTGTTTGCCTACAGGTCTTGGATTTGTCAGCTATTAAGGAGATAGTCCATCCGTGTGTGTGGTATGCTTTGCGTATTGATAGCTTCTGTCTATGTTCTCGGTTTAGTGATCTTTCGGAGGAGGGTAGAAATGTTGTCCTTGATTCTACCACGTGGTTGGCTACGGAGAAGATTAAGGGCGTTCGGGCGTTATTGATGTCTTATACGATGGGGGGTTCGTTGGATTGGTTTATCTTTGGTCGTGGGATCAATGATGACTGTTCTCTTATAGATTACACGCCGAAGGTTTGGAGTAATCACAATTTCCCGTCTAATGACATTCTTGCCGTTGATGTTGAGATTACTTTGAATGGGACTTTACAGGATGCCAGGTCAGCTGGTATTGATTGCGGCACCGAGGATGCTGTTGTGGATGCATTGCTTGCCCTGCCTCCGGACGAGGCTCGTCGTTGTCAGGTTTGGTTTCGGGAGCATTTGGGGCGCGACATGTTGACTTTCAACGTTATCTGTCCTTTGTATTTTGGGCGTCGTAATTACCTCAACCGTCCTATTCATGAGGGTTGGGATGCTTATTCGTCTTGTGTAGACATGTTGCGTCGCGCGGGTGTCAATGCGCGTGCTATTCCTCGCGTGCTTGGGTCTCGATTCGAGAAGATTTCCTTTTTGGATTCTATTCTCAACCGGGGTGGTGAGGGTGTTGTGTTTCATAATGGGGATGCTTTTTATGACTCTAAGGGATCTCGTTCTAAGGATGTGTGGATTAAGTTGAAGCATCGCATTGGTACTGACATCTCGCCACAGGTTCTTGATGATACTTTTGATGTCTTTGTTTCTGGAGGCTCCGGTCCTGCGTCTTGTATTACACAGTTGGATCTTAGTATTGTTTGCCGCGACGAGGATGGTAGAGAGCATTCTCAGCTGTTTGCAGTTCTGCCTTTGAGTGGTCATTTGTCGCAGCGTGCTACTATTTTGGACGCAGGTGTTGCTCGGCTTAATCCGGAGTTTATGGGCATGGTAGCTGAGCTTCAGGGGTGCGGGTTAGATAAGTATTATCACTTGCGTAATCCACAGTTAATTCGTTTCCGCAATGATAAGGCGGCGTCGGAGTGCATTTATGATGCCACCTATCTTCGGAGTCTGCCTCGGGAGTAGGTTTGGCTCAATGTAGCAATTATATATCCGGATGGACTTAGGCGAGTTCGATCCATATTGTTGTAGTGTGGGCTCCTGATTCATATCAGGAGCTTTTTCTTACGTATACGAGACATCACTCATGTTGAAATGTTAGTGATGATATTTTAAGCTGGGTTTTTGTCGTGAGATACGATTTCAGCAGCTGCGTTGGATTTATTGTAGTTGATTCTTTCCCAGACGCAGTACTTTAGCATTTGAGGTGTCGGGGTTTCTTACGAGGTTTCTCCGGCACCATTTTTGTAATTATATATCCGTTAAATTGATTGGTTATGGCAGATACTGTTTCACGCGCGTCGTCTGGTAGTGAGGTTCCGGAGTCACAGGTTTCTCCTATTAATAAGCTATCAGTTTTTAATAGTCAGGGGCTTGCTGCGGATAAGATATGGTTTGTAGGCTATGCAGATGATTCCGAGGGTCCTTATGCTTTTCGCATGAGTCTTGCTCAGCTGAAGGAGCTGTTATCGCAGTAGGCGTTTTTTTGCTTGTTTCTAGAGAGCCGGGATATTGTGTCTCGGCTCTTACGTTTATGACTTCATGGTTAAGCTGGGCTTTCCCCATAAGCGTATGCGTGGCATTAGCGAGGCGTCTATCATACAGCATGTTTGCTCTGGTTTTTATTTGGGGCGTCGTTTAGAGTATGCTAAGACGGAGCGCGATTATGCACCAGATGGTCGTCTTGTTGCTACGGTTGTCTGCTTTACCATTCCGGATTTACCTTTTGGTTTTTGGGTTCGGTTTACGCCTAATGGGTGGGTAAGTTCGGGTTCGAGTTGTTCGGTTTTTTAATAACAAATGTTCATGAAAGATAAATTATTTACGTCTGTTCTTACGGATTTCGAGAGTCATTCATATGAGGATGCCTCGCCTGCACCTTATTCTGTTACAGATACCGAGTTTCTGCGTCTTGCAGATTGGTGCTATAGCATTAGCTCTTCACATGGCTTCTGGGAGCAGGACTGGCCGACGTCTCGTAATATGGCTATGATTGTTTGTGAGATGTCGGAGGTCGTTGAGGTCTATCGTCGTCACCCGGAGAAGGTTTCGTCGGGTAGTACGTCTTTCGAGGATCTGTTTATGCGTCGTCTCGTATCGTCCGAGGAGCTTGCAGATGGAGTGTCTTCTGGTTCGACTGTTGATCCGGACAGGATTATTTCATTTACAGACTCTATTGTTCCTGTGTATAAATCGGCTTACGAGGAGTTCTTGAAGGGCACCCCTCAGGAGGAGCTTGCGGATGTAGCTATTTACACGTTGGATTTGATTGGCAGTAAGTCTTTGTGTGTCAATAGCAGCACGTGTTATCTTCGGGAGCTTTCGGGCGGCGATGCTTTACTGTCCAATACAGGCTCCTTGGAGGTTGCTCGAGTTTCGCCTTATTTGTGCGACGTTACTTATAAGGCAGCTTTTGTCTCGTCTCATCCTACGGATTGTGCTTGTGAGTTTTATCGCATCTTGTTTGGGATGAGTATTCCGGCGTCGAATCGTTTAGGCTTGGCGTTGCGCTTTTTGGATCGTTGGATGGCGGCCAATTCGTGGGATTTCTTGTGGCACGTGAAGGCTAAGATGCTTTACAATGAGTGTCGTAGTTTCCGTAATGGCGGCAAGCAGTTTTAGTTTGTGCGTTCTTTAGTCATGAGGCTCTGGAGTGATTTTTCTCTCTGGGGCCTTTTCTTTTAGGGTGTCTTTTGGGTTATGCAATTATATATCCCACAAATCATTCCGGAGGTTTGTTCATGGGTTGCGACGTGTTCCATAGTTCTTTAGGGCGTTTTTATCGTCAGGAGGATATTTATTTATCTTTCACGCTTCATAAGTGCGCTGATGTTGTTTACGTTCGGGATTACGATATTGAGGTTTGTGTTTACACGTCGCAGTTGAGTACTCGCTTATGGGTTGTGGATTATAGTCGCGGTTTTGTTCCGGAGTCGGATCGCAAGAAGGGTGATTCGGGTGCTTATATTGTTCGGGGTCGCGAGTCTTGGAGTTTGGTTATGACTCCTGATTTCTTGCGTTATTTGGCTCCGGGTGTTTTAACATGCGGCATTCATTATGTTGGGTCGTCTTTCGATACTGCGTCTGTTGTTCATACGGATGAGTTGTTAGACATTAGGGTGTAGGCTATGGCAGATGTTGTTGTAAATAAGTTTCAGTATGCGTCGGGTCTTGTGAATCCTTACGCGTCGTGCACTTCCATTCCTACGTGTGATTATTATACCACTTGTAGTGTATTGCTTAACAAGCCATCTGATGTTCCTGTTCCGGATGATTCTGTTTCTTTGAGCAGCTCTTCTGTTTCGGTGGATGTTATGGATCGTCGGGCTTGTGTTGAGATAGAGTGTTATCCGTCAGTCGATGTTTCTTTTAGTCAGTCGGTGACCGATGAGGGTATTAATACTTATGATGCTCATGAGTGGCGTTGGTACTTTGACACTTCTCATCCGGATTCTTTTATCTGTTTTCAGTTGAAGAAGAATGCTGAATCAAGCACGGATGTCTTGAGTCACTATTGTTTTGTTGTTGATGTATGTCCTGCGAGTACTTATATTCCGGGAGGTGCAGTGACTTGTACTTTTGACACGGGGATTACATCATCAGTTTTGGAGGTAACGGTAGATGCCACATGGGCTTAGTTTGCTATGGCGTATTTGGTTTCAGGTGAGTTTTCAGATGGGGGTTCTTGGACGGCGTCTGCGCCGTCCAATTCGGGCAGTCAGTTAGTTACGGTTGTTGCCGATGAGAATATTTCCACGTCAGATAGGACTGCATCTTTATTGGTTAAGAATGCTTTTGGTGGTGTTTGTACTGTTAGTGTGACTCAGGAGAAGGCGGTTTATACTTATGCTTTTACCTTGAACGCTTCTGCGTCTATGCTTGGAGCCGGAGGAGGCACGTCGAAGGTCAGCGGAGTCCTTGTAACCTACAGGAATGGTGTTCAGGTCAGTAGCGAGACGGTAGTTCCCACTTTGTCTGGTTCTGCCGATGGTTTTTCTATTTCAGGAGATGTGGTAACGGCCGAGAATAGAGGCGCAGTTTCTGGTACAGTTCGTCAGATTACGGTCACGGGGGTCTACTCTAATACGTTTGATGGTGAGGTTGTGTCATCGACTGTTGTTATTTCTCAAGCTGCCAATGGTGTCACTTCTTTAGCGATTAGAGAGATTGGAGACAAAGACTTAAAGCTCAATATTTCCGCAGCAGGAATGTACGATTACTGGTGTCAGTTGTATGCGACTTATACCAGCGGCACTCGTTCTGTAGTTCCCATGTCTGACATAGAATGGTCGTCATCCAATTCTGCTATACTGTCCATACGGACTTTGGGTTCTACTTATGTTGCTATTGATGTTTTAACGCGTGGCACAGAAGTGGGTGCTGTTCGAACGGCTGATTTAATTGCCAAGTATTTGGGATTGGAGACTTCTGTGACGTTTACGCAGGCGAAGAATGAAGCTACGACGATTACTTATGGCGTGCCTGTTGTTTCTTTGTCGGTTTCGGACATTCCGGCTTCGGGAGGAACCGTATCTTCAGGTATTGTAACTTATTCTCAGTCTCGAGTTCAGAGTTATTCTTCTGGAGCTACTCAGGAACTTTCGCCTTTGACTTCAGGTGGTACGGTTACTTATTCTGATCCAGTATCAGCCCCTTCTTTAGGCACTACAGCGAAGGCCAAGACAGAGATTGGTGACTTGACGGCCACCGTTACGATGAATGGTCAGAGTGGTGCTGCCACAGCTACGGTTTATCAGGCGTCTAACTCGATAACTCATTATTCTTACACCAATTTGGCTGTAAGTCTTACGGTTGCAGATATTCCTGCTTCTGGTGGTACTGTATCTTCGGGTAATCCGTCTTGTACTCAGGAGAAGCGTGCTTATTATACATCGGGTGATTACACTTCAAAGACGGTTCCACAGTATGCCGACGTCACTTATGCTTACTCCGATCCAGTCACAGCTTCGACTCTTGGGTTTACAGAAAAGGTTCGAACGAAGGTTGGGGAGCTTACTGTTACGGCCACCTACAGCGGTCGCACTGCTACAGATACTGTAGATGTTTATCAGGCAGCGAATGAGATAGAGTCAGTTAATATATACTCAAGTGCAGGAGGTGCTGCCTTTGATGGTAGTTTTCCGGCGTCTGGAGGGCGTCATTTCGCAACTTGCCGGGCCGCCTATTCTTCAGCTTATGTAGGAGAGTTGCAAGATGCGTCCCGAGTAGCTTGGTCTATTTCTGGCACAGGTTTTTCTTGGGAGCCGTCAGCCTCTTATCCGTGGGCGGGTGTTGTGGTCGCGTCCGACCGTGGCATTGTTGTAGGTTCAGCTTTGTCCGGAGTTTTGACTGTGACGGTAGGTGCTCTTACAGATTCTGCTGATTTAACTCAGGCCGAGAACAAGATTGAGAGTTATACTTATGGTGCTTGGGGTATATCTATTTCGGCTAATCCTACGACTATTGGTTACGGGGGTGGGTCTTCTACGATTTCAGCTTCGTGTAGTAGGAGTAAGACGCCAGTATATTCGTCAGGTTCATCAGGTATTGTAGAGACGGAGTCTGTTACTCCCGCTTTGTCGGGTTCTGCTTCAGGTTTTACTTTGTCGGGCACTACAGTTACTGCTGCGGAGAATCAGTCTTTGGATAAGCGGAGTATAACTGTTACGGCATCTTATAGTGGAGCCGTGTCTCAGAGTGTTGTTATTACACAGGATGGTATTCCTGTATATGTATATGTCGGAGCCGATCAGGCGTCTGCTGTATCAAAAAAATACACAATCACTATGCCTATGGGTGGCTCTAAGGAGGCTATTTACTTTAAGGTTTCGGGTGGTTCTCAGTTGGTAACGTCCGACTCTAATGCTTTTCTTGTAGGCGCAGCTGAGGGTATAGAGGATGCTTATATTGCTTCGAACGACTTGTTCACATTAGAAAAACAGAGTTAATGTTATGGCTATTACGTCGTCTTCCTTTCCGTGGGGTTCGGATGCCTCCGATAAGGTTACTATAGAGTGGGATCCTGCTGTTAAGAGTCAGCCGATTAAGGTTTATACTACAGCTAATAACACGGGATCGCCTCGTGTTATGAATATTGTTGTCACTCCGAATCATCCGGGGGAGAATGCTGTGATAGAGATTGCTCAGCCGGGTACTGATCCTATTGTTAGCACCACTTATGGTCCCCTTAAGATTAAGGGTGCTTCTTTAGTTTGCAATGGTAATATTGTGGATTCTGCTTCTTCCTTTACTTTTCCTGCTGGTGTTTGTAATCTTGATTTGACTCTTGATGCTTTCAAGGATAGAACTGATACTTATGCCTCTGGAGCTGTGGTTACTACGGAGGTTGAGGCTATCGGCGACACATTTTATGTTGGAGGCATCTTATGGGAGAATGATCCGAGTGAGTATTATCGGATGCTGTCTTATTCGGGTTCTGCGTCAGATGCCGTGTGGACGGCAAATGGTAATAATACTACGAAGTCTTGTTTATTTAGTTCCTTAGGCACTACTATTACTCCGTCTTATTCCAACTTGACTTTTACTATTGGTATTTCTACCACTTCTTTAGATCTTGCTACCGAGAATGCCATTTCTGGGTCTGGTATTGATATTATAACAGGGTTACAGCAGGAGGCTAATTCGATTGTGGGTATCTCTGCTATAAGTCGCGTTTCTTGGAATGAGCCACGATTAACGTCTGCGGCTGCGTCTTCTCAGTATGGGTATGCTCATTATACGGGCGTTTACACTTTCACGTCGGGTTCTTTTGATACTTCAAGTAGGTTTATTCCTGTTACTTTTACGTCTGGCACTTCATGGCTTGTTATTGATAGCCAGAATCCATCTTATAGTGCAACTAAAAGTCAGGTTCTTGTAAGGTCAGGGTCTGCTAATACTACTGGTCAAGATCGGACGGGTTACTTGGATGTGTATCCGTATAATTTCCCTGAGTTTGGTATGATAGATAGAGTTAATGTAATTCAGGCGGGAGGAGTAACTAAAACTACTGTGACTATTAGGGGGATTTTGCAGAGTTCTGCTACAGGAGGTCTTCCTACGTTACGGTTAACTGCGTCACCAAAGGCTCCGGCTTCTACTCTTGAAGTGACTGTGTCTGTCATAAATAAGACTTCAGGTAGTCGCGTTGAGACTTATTCAATAGCAGCTGGTTCAAGTGTAGAGTTATATACATTATCTGACGGGGATACTCGAGTGTCAATAGTCGATGTGTCTCCTACGGAGGACAGTAGTTGTACTTATACTTTCTGATATCCTTTGTGTTTGACTGTTTAAGTGCCTCTTGTGAGGCACTTTTTTTGTGTTTCGTTTTGCGGTTTAGATCAATTTTACTATCTTTGTGATATATTAATTACTACAACTATGGTTCGTTACTTAATTTTAGACTTAGACGGTACGGTAGCCGACCTGAGTCATAGGCTTCACTTTATTCAGGGTGATAAGAAGGATTACGATTCTTTCTATGCTGCTGTGGGCGATGATGCACCTATTGATTCTGTGATTCATGTTGTGCGATCTCTTGTAGATTTAGGACGCGACACATCTCTTGGGGGTTATCATTGCATTGTTTGTACGGGTCGTCCTCAGCGGTCTATTCCTGCCACTCGGGAGTGGCTTCGGAAGCAGGGTCTTCCTTGCGAGTGTGACATTTTCTGTCGTGGGGATAATGATTTTCGTCCTGATCATGTTTTGAAGCGTGAGTTTGCGCAGGAGCTACTTCGTCGAGGCGTGCCTTTAGCACATACAGTTGTTTTCGAGGATCGGAAGGCTTGCGTTGACATGTGGCGTGAGTATGGCTGTACGGTATTCCAGCCCGCGGATGGTAACTATTGACTTGAACTTAGACTGTTTACTACAATGAAAAAGGAATCTCTTTTAGGCATTTTCCAGAAGGTCTATGCAGATTATGTTTCTGATTGGCGCAGATTGCTTCTGAGCTTTCCGGTAGGCACGAGTTTTCTGGTTTCGAGTACGCTTGTCGTTGGGGTCCGCGATGAGGGTCTTAACGGGTGTCCGGACATCTTCGTAGAGGACTGTAGCGCCGTCGTTGGTGGTCGCTGTAGTGTGATTAGGTCTTTCGATGCTCTTTCTGTTGAGGAGCAGTTATCTATCGTTTCGGCTTTTGACGGTTCCACTCCGGTCTACCATGCGAACATTTAATACAACTTTTTCTTGCACATTTAATTTAATTTTTCTACCTTTGTACCGTAGCTAAATGGCTACGGTATATTGTTGAATTTAATTTTTATTTTATCATGTCAGATTCGGGAGCTTATGTAGCTTATTATGTTCGGGAGTGCACGTCGGCCATGTCGTCTAATGGCAAGCCTTATAACATTCTTCAGCTTGTGGACTCGGAGTTGGTTCAGAAGCAGTGTTACTTGTGGGAGTGTACAGATCGGATGACTGATCATGTTATCATTCTTTTCGATGGTATTCCGGAGCCTAACGCTAAGGGCTTCATAGGGTTCGACGAGTCTCGTATTGCTGGAGACTTGGGTTGTTTTCAGAAGGACGCGAAGCTCCAGTCGCAGTATCCTGCGTGGGCTTGCTTTGTGAATCCTATTCCGTCTTACGATAAGTTCTCGGGAGTTCTGCGTGCGTTGCTTTCGGCGTGGATTCCGCAGGCCGATGAGTCTGGGACTGTCCGTGCTCCGGAGACCGTTCGCGAGAAGATGGTTGCTTTGCTATTCGAGAAGCTTCCGGCTCTGTATGAGTCTTACTCTACGATGCCTGCTTCTAAGCGTTTTCATGACAATTGGGCAGGCGGGTTAGCTAACCACACCTATCAGATTCTGACATTTATTCATGGGCTTCGGAAGTGGTTTCCGTGGAATGTGGATCTGTTTGTTCTGACGTTTGCGGCTTTGTATCATGACTATGGCAAACTGTTTGAGTACAGCTCGGATACTTTCGAGTACGAGGAGGATCTGATGCTGCGTCCTCACTCGGTTCAGAGTGCGGAGGTGTTTGTACAGGAGTACGGTTCTATGCTTTCGAAGGGTCTTTTGGATCGAATTGTGCATTGTATCTACAGTCATCATGGTCGGAAGGAGTGGGGTGCTCCGTGTGATCCGGCTACGATTGAGGCTATCATTTTGTCGCAGCTTGATCAGCTTGCTGCATGGGGTCAGAGTATTTTCTCTATTCCGAATTTGGAGTTCTGTCAGGCGTTGAGTCGGCGTGTTGTTAATACACCTTGTCCGGAAGAATGACCTTGTTGGTCATTCTTCTTGGTTTTTCAGAGTTTTTTGTTATTTTTGTACTTATGGAACGTCGAATATCCTTAAAGTTGAATCACCAGAAGCTTCTTCGGGAGTGGGTGAAACATGTTCGAAAGAAGAAGGGGTATGACTTGAAGCGTTTTTTGAGTCGGTCACGTCGTAGGTTTTTTAAGAAGTGGCAGGCGGATGAGTTTAACGATTAATTTTATGGAGTTATGGGTGGTGGTTTTTATAAATATGTAGTTGCAGCCTCCTTAAAGGACGACCTGCAAAGTAAAATTTATGATTCCTCTGGAGATTTAAAGGAGGATTCTTTATCTTCATTGGATTCTCCTTCCAATATTGATTATTCAGCGTTAAGATCTATGTTATTTTCTTCTGATTCTAAGGAGACTGTTTCGTATGATCAGTGTCTTGCTATTACACGTTTTCTAACCAAGTAGTTATGGGTTCTGTGTCTCCGTTGCTTGTTTATAGTCCTCGAGCCAAGAATGACTTTAACTTTATGACTTCTCACACAGATTGGCCGAGTGATATGTATCTTGTAGGAGCCTGTGAGTGTGTCTCTTTCATGCAGAATAATCCGGATGTATGTGTATTGGAAGATTCTCCTGTCAATAGCAGATTTCGTGTTCATGAGTTAAAGAGGGATTTTGCTGGTTATTATAGTATTAGGTTGCTTCCGGTTCCGTTAGATAAGTTTTTTGCCGTAGGAGGATTCAGGGTCTTTTATCGAGTTTTTTATGCTGGTAATAACTATGCGGGATTTTCTTCATACTCTGCAGATTTTTCTTCCTTAGCTGCAGCCGTGGATTCTTATCTTAAGAGTCATTCTTTATCTGATATTACTGATATTCCCTTTATTTTCCATATTGAGTCTTTAGCTTTTAATTATCATAATTCGGCTTTATACACATCATTGGATGATTTATTTGCGTCTGATGTTTTATTGGATTCTGGAGTCAAGTCTCATTTATTAGAGATACGCGAGTCTCTGGGAGGTGATTATGCTAATACTTAGCGGTTATACTAAATAGATAGGTTTAATTTACATGAGGTCCTATGATTAGAGTTTTGTTTATTGTCTCGTCTGAGTATGAGCGTGTTTTGCTTCGGGATTTGTTCTTGGCGGATTCTCGTCTTTCGGGCATTTACTGGCGTGTTGAGTCTGTTGGGTGGTTAGCTCTTGATGCTTGTGCTTACACGTCGTCCGAGTTTGCCAGATGTTACGATATTGTTGTTCGTGTTGGTTATGCTCCAATGTCGTTGCCTGATGATAGCGTTTTGGGTAAGATTGTTATGGGGTCTGTTCTTCATTCTATTGACACTTGCTCTTATTCTCTTTCGATGCCTGCAGATTTTGGCGTAGATTATGTTCCTGTTGTGGGCAGTTTCAGCCTGACTAAGGATGTTTCGGAGGCTGTTAAGTTGTGGCCTCGAACGTCGGCGGTTGTTTATGATAGTGTCTTACAGGGCATTTATGGAGCTACTCGCTGTCTGTCTGAAGGTACGTTTATTTCGGCAGTATACATGGGTGTTGTTGATCCTCTTCATCAGGAGTTTGACTTGACGAGCTTTCAGCAGATGAGCTTGCTTGTTTCCAACTTAGATGGTCTCGCCGATGTTGCAGTTCGTTTGGTGTTGTCTATTGTTGATTAGTGCATGGTAGAGTTTTTGCCGGATGGGTTATCGTGGTGGGAGTTGCTTCTTACGGTTTTATCCTTGTGCTTGGTGGGGTGTATAGGTGTGTTCTCCTTGCTGGTCGTAGGCTGCATGATTTGGTATTCCTGTAAGGAAGCCTTACTTCGCTTTTTAGATTCAGATGATTCTGATAGTTCTCAGTCATGAAGCTTCTTGTTCGCGATAGAAGTAGGTTTATTAATTTCGTGAGCACCATTCAGGGTTTGCGGGATTTTGTGGATGCTTACGTTCCGGGCTCGTCTATTGTTTTGGGCGACATTAGTACTTTTTCGGGTCAGATGCTTTCCATGTTGCTTAAGTTCATAGAGGAGAATCCCATGGTGGATTGTTATTCGTCTTTGGACATTGTAGATCCTGTGTTGCTAAGTCGTTTTACGGAGGTTGTTAAGACTCCCTTGTCGTTGTCGTCTGTTCATTCCGAGAAGGATTTCATGGGCAGTGATAGGTCTTTTTCGAGTGCTGTTCAGCATTTAGAGTTTTCTGATACACTTCGTTTGTTGGCGGTTGGTGGGTCCAAGACGGAGATTTCCTTGTTGTCATTAGCATCTAAAGTAGATTAAATATGGGCAAGTGGCGTGATTTTTTCAGTCGGAATGATGATCCCTATAGGGATGAGTACTATTCTCCGTATGTTCGTCGGCGCGACGGTGCTGAGGTCGAGAGCGGTTGGTTGAGCATCGCTGCTTTTATCGTAGCTCTTGGGTTTATTGTCTTGGTGACTACATACTATTTTACATTTTTTTATTAGTTTTACTTGTTTATTTAGAATTTCTTATTAATTTTGCATTATGGTTCAAGTAGAGCGTCACATAGTAGGTCGTTATGATTCGCGTTACGCGCGGATTGATCACGTGTGTTGGCTTTCTAAGAACTTGTATAATGCAGGTCTTTACGTCATTAAGCAGGAGTTCTTGCGTAGCGGCAAGTGGATTCGTTGGATTGAGTTGAACAAACGATTCTTGTCGGATAATAATGTTGACTATCGTGCCTTGAGTGCATGGTCGTCGAATAATATTCTTCATCGTTTGGATCAGAACTTGAAGGGTTACTTTTCGTCGATCAAGGCTTGGAAGCGTGATAATAAGAAGTTCACGGGATGTCCGCGCTTTCCGCGTTACAAGGATAAGACTAAGGGTCGTTTTTCCTTTGTTTACGCTGCTCATACGGTTCGGTTGATTGACGGGATGTTGCACTTCCCTAAGAAGGAGGGTTTTGCGCCTTTGCGGACGCGCGTTACAGGAGGTATCCATGAGGTTCGTTTTATACCGCGTCATGGTTATTACGTCATCGAGGTTGTTTACGAGGTTCCGGATGTTGTGGAGTTACCGGATAGCGGTCGTTACTTATCTATCGACTTGGGCCTTGACAACTTGGCGACATGCTATGATAGCAACGGTTTTTCTTTTATCGTCAATGGTCGTTCGTTGAAGTCTATAAATCAGTATTATAATAAGCGTCGTAGTCAGCTTCAGAGTAGCTTACAGAAGCAGCATGGTTCGAAGCATTCCCGCCGTCTTGATAGGCTTACGTTGCGTCGTAATAATAAGGTTGCTGATTACTTGCATAAGGCGAGTCGTTTAATAGTAAATTATTGTAGGGATCATGGTATTAACAGGATAGTTGTGGGTTACAATCCGGGTTGGAAGGATTGTATTAATTTGGGTTCTGCTACGAATCAGAATTTCGTATGTTTGCCGCATGGTCGTTTTGTAGAGATGCTTCGTTATAAGTCTAATGTTTTGGGCATAGGATTTGTTGATGTCAATGAGTCGCACACGTCCGTTTGTAGTAGTTTAGACCGGGAGGCCGTATGTCACCATGACGTTTATGTCGGCAAGCGTATTCGGCGAGGTTTGTTTCGTTCAGGTAGTGGGTTGTTAATAAATGCAGACGTTAACGGGAGTGTTAACATTTTGCGGAAGGTATTTGGCGACGACGTTTCGTTGAGGCGTTTAGTCAATAGAGGGCGTGTGGTGTGCCCGGTCCGTGTATGCGCGGATAGAGTTGTAGGCAGTTTAGTGTTAAATTGTATATAATCACCATGGGTAATGTCCGGGTCATTTCTTTAGGGCAGTCGGATTACTTTCGTATTCTGCCTTTTTTATTTCCGGGTTACAGTGTTGTAGGTCCTAATGCTGTTATTTCGTCGTCTTTCATTCAGTATCGTGACATCAAGTCACGTTCGGAGCGTGATGCCTTAGACTTCGATTATTCAGATTGTATTTTCATTTCGCGTCAGATTTTCGACGAGGTATGGTCCGAGGATATTATTCGACGTGAGGTTTTATCCTTTGCACAGCGTGTCTTTGGTTCCCGGAAGCGTTCGTTGAAGACGCTGGCTTCTGATGGTTCTGCTTTTATAGATGAGTGTTTGGACTTTATGTTCACGGGTCGTTGTTACGAGGATGAGGCGTCTCGTTTTACGGAGTTATTCGACCTGTATGGGAGTGTTAGGTTCTTGCCTCGTTTTATTCAGGAGTGTGGTGTTACGTCCGTAGGTCATGTTAGTGCGAGTATGGACACTTTTATTATACGTGTATTGAGTGCCGTCGACTCGGTTTACTATCGTCGTGCTAAGGTTAGATTGGAGAGCAGTTTGCGTCCGAGTATTGTAGGTGCAGTTGAGGCGTCGCGTTCTGTCTCTCCTTTTTTCCGGAAGCACTTTAGGGACTTGAGTCAGTTATGGTTTTATATGCATTTGTTGAAACGAAACTACTTTGGAGATGTCAGAGGTTAATACATTGAAGTCTGTAGATGCATGTGCATCTCTTCCTGTTGGGGAGTCTTTTAAGTTGGACTACGAGTTGTTGGCACATCATGGTTGCTTGAATATGCTTGGCAGAACTTTTACACTTCATTCGGATGATGGTTGTAAAGTACGTTCGGATGGATCGTGTCCGTGCGCTTTTGCCTATGATAAGTTTGCCTGTTCGATGTTTCCGTGTCAGCCTACTCGGCGGTCCGATCGCCGAGGTGTTGTGGTCGTAGAATTGACAGGTTCCACTGAATAATAGTGGATGCATTATGGTTTTACGTTTTTTCTAATTTTTACTTATTTTGGCTAAGGATTTTGTCGTTTCGGTTTTAGAGTCCCTTGATGATTGTGCGTCTATTTCAGTAGGGCAGCCTTTTAAGTTTTCTTATGAGTTTCTTGCTCGTCGTGGATGTTTGCATCTGTTGGGCAAGGCTTATAAATTAGTTTTATCGTTTCCTGAGGATGTTTATCCTGATGGTGAGTGTATGTGTGCTTTTGCTGGCATGCCTTTTATATGTCACATATTTCCGTGCAATCCATATATTCGTGCAGATAAGCAGGATGTTCGTGTTATAGCAGTATCGGAGTTAGATGGAGAGTAGTGGGTCAGCTAAGGTTTCAGTTGTTGATGCTCTTAGGAGTTGCCAGCAGAAGTTCGAGGCTCAGGAGCGTATGTTGAGTGGGCTTTTTTCTCAGCTTGACAGTGAGCTGGATAAGTTAGGCAATATGGGCTTATCCTTGTCAGCTAAGAATGATATAGTCATGAGTACAGAGTACTTGCTTGTTAGGTTGCGGAGCAAGCTCATTTCAGAGCTTTCGTCTATTCAGATGGTTTTATCCGGCGGTCCTGCTGTAGCCATTCAGAAGGCTTTTAAGGAGCGGCTTAACGCAGTTCTTGTATACTTAGCACGTTTGAATGAGTTGCGGGCGGACTTCGAGTTAATCCAGCGGACGCGATACACTAACAATTGGCGGCAGTAGTTTACGTTGATCTGGGTAGTTAACTTTTAATTTTCATTATCATATGGCACAGAGATTAGGGTTCGGTGAGAGTATTCCGACTCTTGGCATCAAGCGATGCGACATTGGCCCGGGTTATACGGGTTACTTTATTCCTCTTGTTCGAGACGTTCTGGCTAAGCAGATTGCTTACGTTTCAGGTTTCGGGTCCGTCGAGGTTGATCAGGCGTCGATGATTGAGTTTAAGCTCAATCCGACGAATTATTATTTTCTTTTGGTGGCTCGTTTGGATACAGACATTCAGTCTGTTCAGGCGACTCTCCGTTCGGAGTCTATTACGGTTGAGTACATTCGTCTGACTCAGAGTCAGTATCAGGATTACCTGCGTGCTTGGGAGGTCAATCCGCAGGCACAGGCAGTTTCTTTCACGAAGGAGACTCGGAAGAATAAGGACGGCAAGGATGTCTCATCCTTGAAGTACACGCTCGCTGGTTTCAATATCACTCCGGGTATTGCTCAGCGTCTTGAGCAGCTTCGTGCTCAGCCGGATGTTATCGATCGTCTGTTTCAGGAGGTTGACGCCACTACGAGTCAGTCCATTGAGAATTATCGCAAGTGGTTGTCGTCTCAGGCTGGCGGTGTTGTTCCACAGGGTATTCCCGCGTCGGCTCCTGCTCAGCAGCTTCCTCCGATGCCGTCTCAGGCACCTACGGCGATGCCTTATCATGGGGGTTCACTTCCTCAGGGTACTCCTGTTCAGCCTTATCCGTCGTCAGGTTACGGTCAGGCTGCGGGTGTTCCGTCTCAGTCGGGCCAGCCGATTTATACTGGTCAGCCCATTCCTCCGGTTGGAGGGGCTCCGACGCCGTCTTACGGAGGTCCTGCGCCTGCTGGAGCACCTATGGGAGGGTCGCAGCCTTTTGGTCAGATGCCGGGTCCTATAGGCTTCGAGGAGGCTACTCCTATTGATGACTCCTTTGGCGACTTGCCTATTGACGGAGGCTTCTGATTTTAGTTAGGATTTTTGTTGTGTAGTGCCGGAGTGCCAGCGATGGTGCTCCGGTTTTAACATAAGTACTTGATATGGTGATCATTGCAGTCGATCCGAGCTTTTCTCGCTCTGGCTTGTGTTTATTGGATTCAGAGGATGGCGTAATAGCGACTACGTCTATTTCGGTTCCTAAGGTTCATAAGGAGGGTACGATTTTTCAATTTTATAACTCCTTTCCGGCTGCTGTGTGGCATGCACGAGCTATTAAGGAGTGGGTCGAAGAGTATGCAGTGAGACTCGATGCTGTGTTTATGGAATATAGTGCACTTAGTTCCCAATCGGGTCCGTATCTTCTTCCTTTGCAGTGCATGATGTACACGGAGTTTGAGTCAGTATTGTCGGCCTCGTCCTACGACGCACCAGAAGAGGCCCACAGCGTCCCATTTTACCTCATCCCGCCCACGGCCATCAATTCAATTGTAAGGCCCAAGAAAGCCAAGAAAAGGCCCAAGAAAGGCGAGATACCAGAGGTGCCTCCTCATAAGATTTCCAAGGAGGAGGGTAAGCGGTTGATTGTTGACTGGGTGGATGCTCAGTATGGATTGCATTTGAATCATGATGAGGCGTCTGCAGTCATCTTGGCCTATATAGGTTATATGATTCTTCGCGGTGAGTATAAGAATACTTACCAGTTGTGTAATCGTTGGTACTTGGAGTAGTGATGCGTGGGTTTGTTCCTCGTGGTTTAGGAGGGTGTTTTTTTGCATGGGTAGGGGTTATCTTCGATTGGTTGCATTATATATCCGGACACAAGTGGTTTTAGTATTTAACTGTTTATTTTTCTGCAAGTTATGGATTCTGATCAGACGTTTATGGATGATATGATGGTGGATGCGGACCCTCCTTCGGTTGATGATGCTGTAGCTTGTCCGGAGGATTATGTTTTCTATAGTGATTTTTGATGAATTCTCCTAAAGGTCGGAGTTTCTTTAATGGGAGTATTTTGTTTTAGGGGAGTTTTTTGGTCAAAAGGTTTTAGAATTATAAATTAAAAATTTAAAAGCGTGTAGACTGCACGCTCCTCGTTTCGGGGTTTTGTTTAATAATCATTTAACAATTTAAGTTTATGGCAAAAAAGGAGAAGGAAGGTTTGTCTTTGTCAGACATTTTGGAAAAGTATGGTGTGGATCGGCCTACTGAGTTTATAGACTCAGGGGTTGATGCTTTAAATGAGCTTTGGGGTGGTGGTGTACCATTAGGATATGCAGCCACACTTTGGAGTGCGCCCGGAGCGGGCAAATCCACAATATCGGCTCAAGTTGCTCGTAGCTTCTGTCGTCAGGGTTACAAGGTTGCTATTATCGACACGGAGCGTGCTTGGAACGATTCTCAGATTGCTGCCTTTGGTTTGGCTCAGTTTAAGATGGATGGTTTGCTGGTCCATCTTACGGTTCGCGACTACGGCCAGCTTGAGGATGTTTGTAAGGTTCTTAGCGACAATGGTAGCTTTCGCTTGGTTATTATAGACAGTATGTCGGAGGTTGCCGCTTATTCGGACAAGAATCTGTCTGTTCGGGACTGCCGTCCGGGTGTCAAGGCACTTCAGGAGGCGAATTTACTGCCTGCTATTAAGAACTGGTTTGCGGATGCCAATATTTCGTCTTTGTGGCTGTTTCACGCGCGTGCGAATCTTCAGATGGGTATGCCTAACCCTTACGCTCCGAAAGAGCGTCAGGCGGGCGGATTTGCGGCTCAGCACGTTCCTGACATTATTACGAAGCTTTCCGTTGGTACGAAGTTGAAGGATGATCCGAGTTCGGAGACGTCTAATCCTGACGAGATTTTCGGTGTTGAGCTTTACATGGAGACTACGAAGAATAAGTTTTGCAAGCCGTTTGTACGGAAGAAGGTGAAGCTGGTTTTTGGTCGTGGTGTTGACAAGCGTTACGCGGTTATTGATATGGCCTTGGAGTCAGGCGTTATTCGGAAGTCAGGTGTTTCTTACTTTATGCCGTGGGCGGACGAGAAGTACGTTGGTCAGAAGAAGCTCTATGGCATGCCGAAGGAGTCTGTCTCTCGGTTGTACGAGTTTATGCGGACAGGAGGCTCGTCTGAGTCCGTTGCGGGGTATTCTCCTACGCCGTCAGATACCTATTCTCCGGAGATTCCGGTGGACTCAGATGGGGTCATTCAGGAGCCATGATTCAACATGTCGTCAAAGATACGTAAATGTAGATTTTAGGAGCTTATCTATTATTAGATGAGCTCTTTTCTTTTAGGGATTTTAGGGGGCGGTGGGCCCGGGGGTGTGGGTCCGGGTGTCTGGGGCTATTTTCTTGTTTCGTGCGGTGCGGGAGCTTCTGGCGTTGCCTTTGGGTACCATCAACAAGCTATTCTTTTGATTATCTGCGCCTTTTGGCGTTTATATAAAGTACATCTTCAGGTACTTTGGTTACCATTATTGGTTATTTATCTGTAGCTGATAGCAATTCTATATCCTATGTTTTTGGTTTTTGTTTTATGTTTAGCAGATGCTTTCAGCAATTCTATATCCGTTATTTTTTATCATGTGTGTGCTTCTGGTTCTACTCCCGGAGATATACATTTGTTGCATATCTATGTGGTTATCTGCGCCTTTCGGCGGTTATATAATGTTTATCTTCAGGTATTGTTGTTAGCTTTAGTTGTTGCTTTCAGCAATTCTATATCCTGAGTTTTGTGTATAGCTTCTTGTTTTAGGGTGTTTATGCATGCTTGGAGCAATTCTATATCCATAATTTTAGAGTTTAGTTTTTCCGCTTGGAGCAATTCTATATCCGTTTTTTTTTTGTAGGAGGCATGCTTCGTGCTTTGCGGTGTGTTTTTTGTTTTACGTTGATTTGTTTACAAATTTTTCGTCTATGGTAATAAGTGATCTTGTTTTTGCGAGTGTTGTTTGTCGTCCGCCCGATGGTTCTTCGGTTTCTCCTTATAGGGGTCATATTAAGTATTATGTTTACTGGCGTTTGTTTGGCCTGCGGGTTTATCGTCGCCTTGTTGGCGCCGTTGACTTCGTGTATGGCGATTCGTCTGATTACGCGTCGTTTGTAGTTCACGAGGTGCTTTTTAATCGTCGTGTTAGTTTACGGCTTCGTCGTCGTTTCTCATGGTTGTATCTCTATTTGTAGAGTTTTATGGTTGACCTGATAGTTAAGGATTACTTGGCTTGCCGTGATGTTCGTATAGGCGTTCGGGGTCTTACGGTTGTTCGTGGTGAGAGTTACAGCGGCAAGAGTAGTATGTTCCGGGGTTTGGTTAGTGCATTTACTAATCGGTGGAGTAGTCGTTGCGTACGGTGGGGTTGTTCTTGTAGTAGCGTTAGTGTTCGCTTCAGCGAGGGTGGTCCTGTTCTACGGGTTGTCAAGGGTAATAGGGTTGGTGCTCGTTACGAGTTGGACGGTGTTGTTTACGATAAGACTGGGCGTGACGTTCCGGGGGCTGTTTCGTTGTTTCTTGGGTTCGGGTGTTTGGATAGCGGTATCGATAGTGTATCGTTGAGTTTCTGGCCTCAGTTTCGGAGCCCTTTGTTACTGAGCTATAGTCAGAGTAGGGTTCGTGAGTTCTTGGGTAGTGGTCGTGGTTTGGATGCTTTAGGGCTGTGTTCGGATGGTCTTCGTCGTCGTTCGTCGGAGGTTAATGGAGGTTTGCGGACGTTGGACGGGTTGGTGGACGGTGAGCGTGTTGTTTTGGAGGGTTTTCGCGGTTTGTTGTCGTCTGGGTCGTCGTTGTTTTCGTTTGTATCGGATAGGTTGTCGTCTTTGTCGGCTGTTTCCGACCGCTTGTCGTCTTTGTCGGAGTTGTTATGGTTGGTTCGTCGTAGGTTGTCTTTGTCTGGTATTGTTTGTGGTTATAGGACTTACTTGTCGTCGTTAGATAGTTTGTCGTCCGTATGTCGTCGTTTTTCGTCTGTTTCTTATCTTCTTGGGGTTGTTTCGGATCGTAGTTCCTTATTGTCTTACGTTACGCGGTGTCGCGTTGTTTTGTCAGGTTACGATTCGTTTCTGTTCGACTTAGGTCCCGACGGTTCTTACGGTGTTCTTCTGGGTCGTCTTTCGTCTATGTCGTCGCTGCGTGATTGCTTATTGTCCTGTTCGTCGTTATTGGCGTCTGTATCGCGTCTTAGGTATGGTTTATCCTTTTATAATTCGTGTTCGTATGTCTGCTCTTCCTTAGCACTTACGACGTCGCGCAGTGTTTTTTTGTCCGATCTTGTGTGTTTGCTTCGGACTCGGGATGATCTTACGAGTCGTATAGCGAGTCTTCGTAGGTTATCGTCGTCGGATGTTTGTCCTTTGTGTGGGGGTCCTTTGGGTTGTTGTAGTTCGGACGTATAGGAGTATATAATTTTATAATAATATTTATCTATGATTGATTTAGAGGAGATAGGTCGTCGTCGTTCTGCCGTTGAGCAGAAGCTTCGGGATGCCGAGGGTCGTTTGAGTCAGCTTGACGGTCGTATTTCGGAGTTGTGTGTGAGTCTTGGTTTCGGGTCTTGTCCGAGTATCGAGTCTTTGGAGTCTGAGTTGTCGCGTTTGTCGTCGGATCGTGATAGGCTGGAGTCGGAGTTATCGGGTCGTTTGTCGGAGATCGAGTCTTGGGAGCGTGATCTTTCGAGTTTGTCGTCGGGAGTTGTTGGGGGAGTTGCGTCTGTTGGTTCGCCGTCCGTTCCGTCTGCCGGGGTTGCAGGAGCTTCAGGGTCGTCATCTTTTTCTTCTGCTGGTTCGGACGACTTTTAGGGATTTGTTATGGATTTGTCACGTTATAGTTCCTTTCTTGCGTCTTATAGGCGTTGCGGCGAGTTAGCGTCGTCGAGTCAGAGTCGCCTTGATAGCTACTTGCGTCAGCGTTCTTCTTTGTCGTCGGAGCTTACGTTATGTCAGAGTTGTAAGGATTACTTACGTCAGGCTAAGGAGTTGCTTACGTGTTCGAGTTTGCGTCAGTGCGAGGACTTGGCTACTGTAGGTGTTCAGATCATATTTGGTTTGGACGCTAAGGTTGTTTATGATAGTGATGGTGGCTGCTTCGTTCTGGACTACGGTAACGGTTGCGTCAGCGATTTGACGACTGCTCAGAGTGGTGGTGTTATTACGGTTGTGAGCTTTGTTTTCACGTTGTACTTGATCTTGAAGCTTGGTAGCCGTCGTGTTATGTTTTTGGACGAGCAGTGGACTCAGGTTAGTGCGTCTCATTACGGTCGTTTTTTGTCTTTTGTACGTAAGGTTTGTAGTGATTTTGACTTTGACATTTTGTTGATTTCACATGACGCCCGTTTGACGGATGACATGTGTGATCGTTGTTACGAGATAAGTGACGGTGTTGCCCATCGTGTTAAATAGTTGTTGGTATGGATACTGATGTTGTAGTACGTTCGTCGGGCGGTTTTACGTCTTACGCTCGTCAGGAGTTCGACTTGAGCGGTTTGGACTTCAACGATTCGTTTAATGCGGCTTTGCGTAGTTCTGCTTTGGCTATTTTGTCTTTGGTAGATAGCTTTAGTGAGAGTTATAGCGATGTTGGTATTTTGCTTGACTATGTGTCTTGGGCGCGTTCTTATCGTCCGTTTAGTCCTTTGACGTTCGAGGACTCCATGTGGAATGAATGCGGCTCGGGTGTTTTTCAGCACATACGCTATAGCAGTTGTTTCCGGGATCGGTCCTTTTACTCTTTTCGTCCTTACGTTACTGACGCTTTTACTTGTCGTTTTACTCTTATTCGTCGTCTGGGTAACTTGTCTTTAGAGCTTCATCCTGTTAAGAGTTCTGGGTGGTCTGTAGGTAGTGTTTGGCTTTCGGAGAATGGAGTTCTTACGGGTCGTGGTTTTTCGGGCCGCAGGTGTCTGCTTAAGGAGTCGAGTGTTTTGGATGGTTGGGCTGTTCCCTCGTGTGCTCTCTCTTTGGATGTTACGGAGGTTTGTATTACTCTTGACTCCTCCGTGTTAGTGGTAGATTCCGCGTCGCCGGGCTTTTTGTCCTTATCGTCGTCTTACGACTTATGCTGGTACTACGACGAGCGTTTGACGGGTGTTCCTGTTGCCACCTTATCTATAGAGCCATCTTGTTTGCCCTTAGACGAGTAGTATCTGCTTCGGTTGCCGTCAATTATATATCCGGATACCATGAGAGGTTTCGTTCCAGCCGGAGGTCGTTTTGCGTTGTGCGGTAACATTTATGCGGTTACGCGCGCGTCGGATTTATATTTGTTGCGTCCTACGGATTCGTCGGAGGTTACGGCGTTGCCTTACTGCTGGTGCAGTGTTTGTGTCTTTCGGGATTCTCCTTGTTTGTGTCAGCGCGCCGTTCCTATCTTCGGTGGTTGTTACGGGAAGTGTCGTCCTGACGGCACAGATGTTGTTGTCACTCTTGTAGGACCTTTGGAGCGAGGTTTCTCCATTCCTTTTGGAGGCTTCAGCGAGCTTGGGGAGCCGGAGCGTTAGCGTCTTTGTTTTGTATTAAGTTTTACGACGTTCTTTTAGGGCGTCGTTTTTTTTTTGCGTGTGTTCATACGTCAATGTTTTAAGTTTTTTTTATTTAATTGTTTGTTAGGAGTTATGTTTAGGAGGTTGTGGTGTCGTTTTTTTGGCCATAAGGTGGCTTATATGTTTACTTCTCGTCGTCGTTCGAGTGGTTGTCGGGCTTCGCGTTGGTCTACGAGTACTACCTTTGGTGGTTCTCCTTGTAAGAAGCGTGTTGTTCCTGTTTTCTACAAGTATTGTAGTCGGTGCGGTAAGAAGTTGAGTCGCGTCAGTAGGTACTGGGGTGATCCTGTTGTTTGACTTTCCATCTTTCTTTCCCGTGGTCGTCTGCCGAGGAGACATATGCTTATTTTGCTTTTACATTTTGACAATTAAATAATATTAATTATCTTTGTCGTTGTGGAGCTGTTTCCACGGTTTTAATATTGTGTTATCATGAGTGATGTAAAGCGGTGTTCTCATTGTGGTCGTGATCTTCCGGTTAGTTGTTTTTACCGATCGAGTAGGAATACGGATGGTTATCAGTGTTGGTGTAAGGATTGCCAGCGTGCGTGCAATCGTTCGTCGTCACGTCGGGCGGGTGGATCTCGTTCTACGTCGTCGGAATCTTCTTCGGGGGGGGTGGTAATTTAGGTTTGTTGTCGAAGGCCGATATGCGTGCTCAGAACATCAAGCTTTGTGCTCGTTGTCAGACGGTGAAGACCTTGTCTGCTTTTTCGCATAATAGTCGCAATGCAGATGGTCATCAGAGTTGGTGTAAGTCGTGTTGTGCATCTTATGCTTCTTCTCGTCGTGCGTCGCGTGCAGAGGAGTTTCACAAGAAGGTTATTAAGGATGGTCTTTCTTTGCATGTTCCGTCTCGTCGTGTTGTTGCCCGGAATGGAGTTCCAGTTTCTGGGGAGCCTGTTCCTAAGAACTTGAATCCTTTGTTGTCGGTTGGTGATTTTTCGGGTTCGTCTGTTTCAGCTCCGACTGTCACTGCGGAGCTTTCCACAGATGGCATTCCTCCTTTGGATTCTAAGGATGCAGTTAATCCTCTTTTCTCTGGGATTAGTTCCCGGGAGCTTCTCGAGGAGCTTCAGGCCCGTGGTTTTGATTTGCGCGGGGCGTGTCATGTTGAGATACGTGTAGTTCGTAGTGCGGTTAAACTGTGATGTTATGAGCCGGCATTTCGGCCATCATGATCAGGGCAATGTTTTAGTTTGTCTTTGGTTCGTCATGTTCTTGGCCATAGTTCAGATTTCGTTTGCGGTAGGTCATGTTCGTTGTTCGACATTTGCCATCGTTTAGATGACTATTTATGCAAGTTAGTTACTGTTGTTGGGGTTCCTGATGAAAAAAGTTTAGGTTATTATTTTGAGGTGGAGTCAAAGTTGGAGGATTAGATATGGATTTAATTGGTTTATCGAGTGCTTTTAGGACGTGGTCTAATCAGGATCGTGCTCTTTTCATGATTCGTGTTCTCACGGATGCTTATGATAATGACTTTAAGTTGATCCGCGACGGCTCGGATTGCATCTTGGAGTACAGCCTTCCGGATTACACTCTTATTCGCGTTGAGTTTGTCGTCACCTTTCCGGGTGGTGAGGACTTTGTTCGTGTTTTCCGGGACGAAAGTACTACTATGGATTTTAGTGGTCCTTGTACTACGGAGTCGGAGCTTGAGGAGCTTTTGGGTCTTTTTGGCATAGATGCCGATGATCTTGTTTAGCCTATGAGCAGGTTTCTTTTTGTCACGGATTTACATATCAACACGGTTTGCGCTGTTCGGACGGGCAATCCACTGGATGATGTATTATCGAAGCTTCGATGGTGTGTCGATAAGGCCAACGAGTTAGACGCCACACTTCTTCTTGGTGGTGATATCTTCGATAAGGCTACTGTTCCTTACGAGGCGGTTAATGGGGTCATGGATGTTCTGTCCGAGTGCCGTTATACCGCCCTATGTGTGTGGGGGAATCATGACATGCTGTACAGGGCGGACGAGAACGCGAGGCGTTGTGCATTGTACACGCTGGGTGCGTCAGGCACCGTAGGCTTTATTGATAACACGGTTGTGTCTTATCCGGACTGCTATGTTGGCGGTCAGCTTCCTTTGGAGACGCGTGATAAGCCTCAGATTTTGGTTTATCACGGTTTCTTGGAGCAGAAGGATGGTCGTTTTACGGTTTCGGTTTCCGACCTTGTTGGTTGTTCGTCTCCAGCTTTGGTTTTGCTTGGTCATGATCATGTCGAGTATGCCAACTATGTTGTTAACGATCATATTACTGTTGTTCGTCCGGGCAGTTTATTTAGGAATCGTCGTGTATCCACGTCGGATAGGGTTCCGAAGGCTGTTTACGTTGAAGTAGAGAACGGCTCGATACGTCATAGTCTTTTGGAGGTTTCCGTGGCACGTTCCGCGTCGGATATTTTTTCGGTTTCGGGTTCTATGCCAGAGTCGGTTACTTCTTCTGATCCGTCTACTATGAGTTACGATGCTCTTTTGGAGTTGCTTCGTAATAGCAGCGGAGGTGATGACTTGAGCTTTATGGACGCTTTGCGCATGGTTGCTCCAGACGATGTTGTTAGTTACTGTGATGGTATTCTTGGTGCTGCGTCCGTTCAGAAGAAGGGCAAGTAGTTCATTTAATGTTTAGATACTTATGGGAAATATTGAGGATTTGAGTTCGTCGGGTTTCGATCCCATGTCACCTTTGGATGGTTTGGATGGCGATGGTGTTGATCAGGTGATTTCCGGCATTTCGGAGGTTACGTCAGGTCTTCCTTACGAGAGTTACGTTTCGCTTCCGAAGCTTGAGGCTACACCGATGCTTCATGTTTTGGATTGTCTGTCGAAGCTCGCTGCGTCGTTGTCTGGGAAGAATGTTTACCTTTACGCTACGGCGGATTGGGTTTATGTCAAGTACGACAATTCGGCTTATCAGCTTGTGTATCGTTTTGTGAATTCGTCTGGCAAGACTCTTCGTGGTTTTTCCATTCCTATTGTTCACCTGAAGAAGCTTTTTGGGAACGTTGTGGCTCATCTTGTCTTGGTGTCTCAGGATGCTTCGTCTGGTTCTGGTCAGCCGGGGTTGTATGCTTACTTTTCCGGAAACTTGGTTTATGTCGAGACTCAGCCTTTCGATGCATCTGTTTATGATTTCCAGTACGAGGAGATGACTGATAAGTTGGATGGGGACCATATTCGCCAGAATCTTTTGACCTTCTCGTCACTTCTTGCTTACTCGGAGCGTACGTCGGAGCGTCAGTTGATTACGCGTGATGGTTACTCGTACATCAACATCGGGTCTATTCTTGGTCGTGTAAAGTCTTTCTTTGGGCCCCACGATTGTATTTTGTCGCGTATCTTGGTGGATGTGGTATCCACCCTTGCCTCTACGAATGACGGGGACATTTCGGCTTGTTTTTCCGAGGATCACATGTCGATGGACTTCGGTGGTTTCCATTATCTTCGTTTTGCTTATACGTCCGGCGAGGCTGTTAGTCGTTTCATGAGTCCTCTTTTTAAGAGTGCTTTTCTTTATGACAGCTCGGTTCTCGTAGAGGATGGGGCTTTCCGCCAGCTTCTTACGGTCGTAGGTTCTTTGGATTACTTTACGGACACGGTTCGTGTAGATTTCAATCCGAGTGACTTTGTTGTCACAGCCCATCGGAAGGATGGAGAGGATGCTAAGTATACGTTTGCTTACAAGGAGGGTCTGAGTTCGGGAGGAGCTATTGTTGTTTCCATTCCGGTTCTTCTTGGCGTTCTCTCTAAGAGTACAGCTAACACGAAGTACAGTTGTTCGTCGAGTAGTCTTGTTGTAGACTTGGGTGACGCTGTTTACTGCGTGCGTTCGGTTCTCATGCAGCAGTAGATAATGTGTTTTAGTCATCTTTGTTTTTGTTTCTCGCCGAGAGCTTCTCTCTCTCGGCGTTTTTTTTTTATGCGGCATAAGTAATTATATATCCTTAAAATTTAACGTAGCTTCATGGTCATAGAACTTCTTTCTGGTTTGAGTGCGTCAGAGTGTCGTCGTCGTGGTATTTCGTCATTGCGTTCGGATGGTGTTCGTGGCGGCGTTAGCTATAGTTTGTGCTGCGTTTCGGATTCTGCGTCGTTTTCACTTCTGACGTCGGATGAGGTTTTGGATGCCACAAGTGGTTCTATAGGTTCTTTGGTTGATATAGATGGGGTTACTTATCGTTTTCGCGGCGAGACAGACACTGATTGGCTTGTTGAGGATTTGTTTCCAGATACGGATGGTGTTGTCATTCATTCTTTTCCGAAGGATAGCACTGATATAGAATTTGATGCGGTTGTTTCGCCGAGTGTTGGTGACTTCAGTAGGCTTACGAGTGCTATGTCGTCGTCAGGTCCTCGTCGAGGTTCGTCGAGTGTTTCTCTGGATGCGAAGAAGCGTTGGATGGTTTATCAGACTCGTTCGGAGCTTAGTCGGATTCCTTATCCGGATATGTCTCAGTCTTTATGGTCCTCTGCTTTGGATCTTGCTTTTGATAAGTTAGGGTCGGATCGTCTTCGCTATTATGATGTGATGCTGTTTTACAAGAAGTTGCGTCAGTCTCGTAGGAGGTAGTTTGTATGGGAGATAATTTCTATGAATGTGTTTCGGGTTTTGATACCGATGTTTCTGTCGAGGATGCAGTTCGCATTTTGGACAGTCTTTCTGTTGTAGATGCGTCGGGTGATAAGCCGAAGGGTAGTGCTATTGGTCGTGCCTTGAAGAGTGAGTTTAAGGATTTTCGTCGAGCTATTGGCAAGAGTCTTCTTGGCGGTTTAGGTATTTGGGGCATCTGGGAGTCCATTCGTAAGGAGCTTGAGGTTGATAGGGAATGGGATGCGAAGCAGGCGAAGGCTATTGATTCCTTGCTTAAGGAGGCGGACGCTAAGAGTGCCTTAGATAATACGAAGACAACCATGATTGGTTATGGTTCTTGTAAGCTTCCGGAGGGTTTTTATCTTTTGGGTGCGTCAGGAGTGACAGATGCATCTTTGTCGTCTATGACTTTTTCGATGCCTATTATTCTGGCTTTGGACTGGGAGGCTTATAAGTCTTTCACGCAGGCTTTGTCTAAGGTTTCGTCACGTCTTGATGGCGACTCTCTTTCCGTTGAGGAGAAGAAGTCTTTAGAGGACCTTCAGTCTCGTGTTGTCAATAAGCCTCTTACGGACAGCTTTAAGGACAAGGATTTTCTTAAGTATATCTCTGTTAATGCGGTTTCGGGAGATTATGAGATTCAGCTCACCTATGTTCCGTCGCATGATATGGATCATGGTTTTCTTTTGAATGTTTCGGGGTCGTCTGATAAGAGTGGTTCTAAGTTTACGTTGTCAGTTTTGAATCCTTTTAAGAATGATGTTAAGCTGGCACGGATGCCTAAAGAGCAGCGATGATTTGGACGTTTGCGTTAATTTAATTAACTTTGCTTTGTCAAATAAAAATTAGTATAGTTATGAGTTCGTTTGTAGATGACATGGCGTTGAGCGATATTCAGCTGTCCGAGGGTGAGATTATGTCGGAGGCCGATCGTCTTATGAAGGAGTTTGGGTTTCCGTATAAAAACAAGTACGGAGACACCTTTTACTTTTTGGGTATTCCTCACACATCTGGGGCTTCCGAGGCTGTGGTTCGTGTGGATGGTAATGGCAGGCCGTATAGTACTTTTGGTCCTGCTTCTACGGATACAGATGTTACGGTTATTCCGGGGAGTGTTTATTTAGTGAAGGTTTACGGCAAGTCGGGTGCTGTCGAAGTTCTCGACGATGTTTTCTTCAGCCATGAGGATAATGCTCGTGTTGCAGAGATTCTTTTGGACGAGGATGCCCTTCCGGAGGACTCGGATTATTACGAGGAGGCTTACATGGAGAAGTATGGGGATTATCCTGAATCTGATGCTGCTTATAGTTACGCTGAGTTTGAGGGGGATGCGTCCCGCAAGTATGGCATTTCGGATTCTGTGGAGTCTGACGAGGAGCTTCTTGCATCTTTGGAGTCGGATCATAGTCCGGAGAACTTGTCTCGTGTTGCTTGGATTTTGCACAAGCAGGGTCGTACGAGTTTGAAGGATGGGCGTCGTGAGGTTCTTGCGATTGCTAATGGTCCTGATTACGACAAGCCGTTGGATTACTCCTACAATCAGCGTGCTTGGACGCATGTTGTAGATTGTGATGGTGTTACTCGGATGTCGGATATTGGTTCGAGTGTTCCGGGTCGTTATCCTGCGAATCGTCGTAGTTCGGGTCGTCGGAAGTAGTTATTGTTTCATTTCATATTTCAGCTGTTATGGGTAAACAGGGTGGTTTTTTCGAGGAGGTTGTATGTGACAGCTATTCTCGTGTATGTGACTCCAATGAGCGTCTTAAGGAGTACCTTGAGGGTGCTTTGAGTAAGGCGGGTCTTGAGTCTTTTGTTACGGTTATGCCTCGTCGTGATGGTTATCGTATTTACACGGGCGAGAAGCCGGATGCTCCTTTTGTCTATGTGGATGTGTATTTGGACGGGGAGTCTGTGGTAGTTGAGGGTTCGAGTAAGCGTAATTTGTCAGAGTCCGAGATGGGCGATTTGGCTCGTTTCTTGGGTATTTCTGGCAAGGAGGCTGGTGAGAAGCTCAATAAGTTCCGTCGGTTTATTGACGCTTTACAGAAGCATGCCGGGGAGGATGTAGATAAGCTGGAGGACTTGAAGGTGTCTGATGCGGTGTATGTGGACGCCAAGAATCGGAATGGAGGTTCTCCTGTTCGTTATATGTCTGGTGAGCGTTTGGGTCGTCCTGTCAATCATGCTCGTCCTTCTGGTTCTGGTGTCACTCGGGGTCGAGATTATGTTTCGAAGGTGGACGGCGGTCAGCGCGTAGGTAAGCCTGTTCAGCGCGCTAAGGTTTCGGATTCGAAGGCTTATGATATTTCCAAGATTTCGGGTGCTTTGAAGCTCGTGAAGGAGAACTTCAAGGTTTCCGGCAAGCCTGCAGAGATTAAGGGTATCACTTTGGATTTGAAGGACCTCGGAGGTGCTATTGTGAGTGTTAAGGCTTACAATAAGGACAAGGAGCCTAAGATTACGGTTGAGGCTCGGACGTCAGATGGCAAGCGTCATGGCTTTGATTACGGCATTGACGCTAAGGCGTCCCATGTGTATGGTGATTTGGCGTCGCTTGGGAAGGTTGAAGACTCGACCCCTGCTCGGTGGTATCAGGGCCAACGGATTGGTGCCTCTGCTGTTTCCGACGGAGATACTAAGATTTCAGTATCAGGAGATACCGATCGTTCGTTGTGGTTCGATACAGTTTCTAAGCGTCTTCGTGAGGATAGTGCTTTTACAGTCGAGGATGATACTAAGGACCTTGTTTCCGGTTACTACAAGCTTGGCGACGGCAATGAGGGTCATATTTCGTTGTATCCGGATAAGATTGTATTCTACTCTTACGAGAATCCGTCAGATGCTGATTCTGATCCTTATGAAACTGTCGTACCTTTTGACTTTTACAAGAAGGTTGAGTCTCTTTTGGCACTTCTTTGGTTTGTGCAGGCAGCAGATGATGCCTATGACTTTATCGATGTTGTTCAGAGTGTAAAAAAGGCCAATATTGGAGTTGCAGATTCGGCGATGGTTTCTGATCAGGATCATGTCTCCGATAGTGTTTATGTTTCGGAGTCGGGTCTTACTCCGGAGTTTGTTCGTCCGGGTGTTGTGAATCCGTATCAGGATGCCGATTGGGCGAAGACATCCGATACGATTAACTGGGATGGTGTAGATTTGATGTCTATTGGTCAGACTATTGGTTATTTGGGTAGTCTTGGCAAGAAGGATGAGAAGGGTCGTGATTTGTATGGGATTGAGTATTTTTCGCCCAATGGGAAGAATCATTCCATTTCCGAGTTGATTAAGGAGGATTACGACCGCAATCTGGCACAGGCTAAGTCTTTTGTCGAGGAGCATAAGGATGATCCGTACTATGCTTCTTCGATGAAGTGGGTTGTAGACTCGTCGGATGCTCCTCGGACGGATTGTATTTTCCCGAAGGATTCTCCGGATGTGAATGACGGCAAGTGTCATTTTCCTTTGAATTCTTTGGCCCGGGGTCGAGCAGCTTTGGCTTATGCCTCGCGCTACAAGGAGCTTCCTGCATGGTACAGCGGTTCGATGTCTCTTGACGAGTTTGTGAAGCATATTGCTGACGAGGTCAAGAAGGCTTATCCGTCTATTGACGTCACGGCTGCTGGCGAGGAGGCCGGGGCTCAGACTAAATAGTTCGCTCAGGAGTACTTTTGAAGGAGGAGTCTAAAGATTCCTCCTTTTTATTTGCACAATAAAATTAATGTTTTTATATTTGTGTCAGAATAATTAATACTTTGATTATGCTTCCTTTTGCAGCTTTCGTTGATTCCTTGTTTTCAGGTCGGTCTTTTGAGTACTTTTCTCATTTAGAGGACTATTGTATTGGTTTGCGTGAGTCAGGCATTCTGTCTGGTAGTCCTGCTTTAGTTTCTATTTCTGATAAGACACTTGATGCAGAGACAGTTGTTCGTGTGTTCCGTGTTACGGACGGAGAATTCAGCTGTGACGTTACCTTCAATGTTCACTTGAATTATATTGGTGGGTCTATTTCGTGTGGTACGCACACGTATGTTGGTTGTGTTGGTTTGGATACCTTTGCTTTTAAGCCGGATGAGTTATGAGTGCTTTGTCGGAGATTATAGAATCGGCTTTTTGCGATCGGGTCTTTAAGGGAGAGCCTGATTTTTTGGCGTCTCTTTATCGTTTGCGTGATCCGGGTAGTCCTTTAGATAAGAGCGTTCGGATTCTTGCGTCCTATGTTCGCCGTTCTTCTGGGACTGATGATTTACGTGGATCAGTTGTTTATCGTGTTAGATGCGATTCGTCGGTTTGTTATGTTTACTTTCTGGTTAGGTATCTTCAGAAAGACGGTATGGGTCGTCCTGTTCATAGGAGGTTTATTCTTCAGTCGGTTTCTGATGAGTTGTATTAATGTTTACAGTTATGAAGAAGGTTGACGATTGGTGGGTTGTAGCTGGGGAATCTCGAATCATGAATGAGTTCTGGGTTGCTCCCGACGGTAAGGTTTGTAGATATCGTATGGGTCCTGAAGATACTTATGAGTCTGTTTGTGCTATTGTATCTTTACATAGAGTTATCGCCGAGCGTCTTTTTCCTGATATTCCAGATGCGGATGACTACATGCATCGGATGGGGTACATATTGGTTCAGCTTGATTCGGCTTATCGTTGGCCTTCGTGTGTTGGTAGTCCGACTCAGGCTCAGATCAATACCATGTGGGATTTTGGGTATGATCTCTATGATGGGTGTGGTGTTGGTATTTATGGTATGACTTATCATTTTCGGAAACGTGTTGTTTAATCATAACAAGGTCTGTGGTACTTTTAAGCCACGGTTGTATATTGTCAGTTTTATTAATCCATTGTACTATGAAAAACGATTTTGGAATGTGCTTGGCTCGATTGTCTGTATGCCCTAACATGACTATTAGCCGTGCGGATGATGACAGTAGCATCTACGGTACTCTTGTCTTCGACGATCCTTATTGTATTCGTAGATATGATTATCGAGATCTCGAGGAGGATCAGTATGGTGAGTGGCCGGACGGCTGCGAGCTCAGGGTTTTGGTTCGTCGGAGTCCGCAGAGTTCCGATGCTACGTTGCATGGCCTCGGCGATGTGAATTGTCTTGTAGTTAACGTTTATGCTTATGGGCGTTCAGTCGAGGATTCAGACGATGGACATTACATGTACATGCTTTCTCGGCTGTCGGGTGGTTCGGTGGATTTCGAGTCTGAGGTTTACACGTTGTTGTCTTCCGCGTGGCTTCTTCTGCCGAAGACTGTGGGTTATGACTGGCCTATGGAGCGCGCGGCGCGAATGGCGGCAGCTTTGGAGTCTCGGGGTTACGTGCCGTGCGACTACGACTTGTCGGATATGTAGTTTTTTTTAAGCTTAGGAGATGGGTACGGGTGTTGAGGACGAGTGGTTATTAGAGGCGGAGCATCGGATTCGTAACGAGTTTTGGGTTGCTCCGGATGGCAATGTGCTGTACTACAGGCCGGAGGATGGTGATACCTCGGAGCTCATAGCGGTTAGCATAATGTCTCTTCATAGATGCATTGCTCAGCAGCGTTTTCCCTTTGCTCCTCATCCGGATGATTACATGACTCAGCAAGGTTATATTTCTGTTCAGGTTGATGCCTCTTATCGTCATCCCATGTGTGTAGGTTATCCTACGCAGGCTCAGATTAACACCATGTGGGATTATGGCTACACTTTGGATGATAGTCCATGTAATGGTCTCTATGGTTTATCTTATCACTTCGTTAAGCGGTGACACGTTGCGAGCGGTTTATTGAGAGTTATAGGTCGGTCTTGCATGATGGTTGTGAGTTTTACAACCCGGATGCAGGACTGATGTCTATGGATGCTTATGCTGCTTCTACTCTGAAGTTGCTTATAGTCTTTCCGTCTTCGTCTTTTGATAAGACTCATTCGATGACCCCTACGGTTTTACTCGACTGGGTTAAGACCTGCTGTCCGGATGTATTTATAGACTTTGCGTTTCTACCACATAGGGATGATATCCGCTGGTATGATAAGGAGCAGGTTCCTTATGCTATTGGTGTTTCGTCTCATCTTGATCCGTCTCATTTCGACATTGTTGGTTTTAGTATTTCGTGTCTTTATGAGATTCCGGTTGTTCCGTGGATGCTTGCTACGTTCAGCAGGTGCGATAGGCCTATTCCGTTGTCGTACACGGAGCGTTGTTTGCGTACAGACGTTCCTCTTATTTATGCGGGAGGTGCGTCTGTTGTTTATGCCGACGCTTTGTTTGGGGCTCTTGGCGACGGTCGTTATAGTTACTTGGACTTCATGTATTTAGGTCAGACATGGGACGAGAAGCTTCTCTTTGACGCTATGGGTTCTTTTCCACGGTCTGCTACTACGGTGGATCAATACTTAAGTTACTTGTGGCATAGTCGAGGTGCTTTTTGTTTTTACCAGCCGCAGGCTTATTCTTTTGAGTGGTCAGGTAATAGGATTGTGTCTACGCACCGTGTTCGTGTTGATGCTCCAGATCATGCCACCTTTTGTTTAGGGTCGTCTAAGCCTGCAGGTTTACTTGGGGCTGCTGCGGGTTATATTCGTGGCAATGGTGGTAATACCAATTTGGCTATGGTTTCGGCTGCCGAGGGTTGTGGCTTTGCAGGCAACTGTTCTTTCTGTGCCGAGGGTTGGCTTGCAGGAGGTTTACAGGAGGAGTCTCAGGATACCATTGTTGCTATGGCGCGTGTTGCTAAGCTCCGGAGTGCGTCGGATACGGTTAAGCTCGCCGCCTATAATCTCAATTATTTGACAGACTGGAAGGGCACGGTAGCTAAGGTTCAGGGTGTGTTTCCTACGGTTACGTTCAGCAATATGCGCATGGAGGAGCTCGGCAAGGACGAGGATGCCATGGAGCTTCTTTTTGCCTTAGGTTTTCGTCGTGGCACAGCTCCTATTGAGGGTGTTAGTCCTCGGCTATGGAACAGTCTTTATAATAAGGGTCTTTCAGAGGAGGCTTTGGAGTCCTATATGCGCTTCATGATTCATAGGGGGTGTTTGGATATTAAGATTGGTCTTGTTCTTTCGGGTTACGAGGAGGAGTCCGATTGGCAGTGGCTTTATGACTTTACGAAGCGTTGGCTTACATATGCTGCAAGTCGTGGGGGTAAGTTACCTATACGCTTTAAGGCCACACCGTTGGTTCAGTATCCGTTGACACCTTTGGAGTGTATCGAGAAGCGTGCTGCACGTCTTAGCTTCGACGACGGTAAGTGGATTTCGACTGAGTGGTATTCTCGATTCACCGATGATCTTGGAGTACGTTTCGAGATTAATGGGTATCGTTATAGTACACTTCTTGAGCAGTCTTTAGTGTCTTTTGGGCGTCGTTTGACTCCGTTGCTTCATCGTGAGGTTGCGTCCGGCTCGAACTTGTATAAGTTGAGGTCTTTACGTGATTTACCTTTCTTTGAGTCTCTTCGTACTATGATTTGTAGTGACGAGTCAGGTTTCTTCGACAAGCGTCCCTTTAATGGTTACATATCGTTGTTGCACTGGGTTCATACGAGCTTGGATGGCGTTCGTCGGTATCAGGAGCGTAAGGGTCTTTCGTCGTCAGGTTTTCCGGATTTCAGCATGCCTCGGTGTTTGCGCACCGATTCGTGTAGGGGTGTTTGTTCGTCTTTTTTGGTTTCGAATAATCCGGTCTTTCAGTTTGCGGATGTCTCGTTAGGATCTGATGGTTTTCTTTCAGGTTCTCCGGGTGTTCGTGTTTCAGATTGCCATGCCTGCGGGCGTTCGGGTCTTGCGTCTCGTCGTTCTTTGCCTTCGACCATCTCCGCCGACGATATAAAGGCCCACAAGAAGCCAGAGGCGGCCCATATTCTGCGTTTCAGATTAAAGAGGACGTCCTATGGCAGAATTCTAAATCCGCGCGCCACGTCGCATCTTTTTGCGTCAAGTCTTTTAAGGTGTAATCAGGGTCTTTGTGATTCTTTTATTCGGGTGTCGCAGGTTAATTCTCTTTATGGTCAGAGTTATCCGGATAGTCATTGGGATGTTGGCGGGAGCCAGCTTGTGGACTTGGAGTTTCGGTCTTATAATGATGTTTCGGCTGTTAGTCAGTTCTTTCAGGGGTTAAATTCCCGTAGTGTGTCCTTTGAGGTTCTTGGGGTTTCAGATGATGTTTCTGATATTCCAATTTCGTTAGATGATTTGAATCTGTTTTCTTTCCGGTCGGATTTGCCTATGGACGTTTGGTCTTTTGTGCTTCCTAAGTATGATGGTTCTACCTTACATTTGGAGGGTGATAAGTATAAGCCGTATATGTTGAAGTCAGGGCCACTTTCCGCCCCATTGGTTGTCTCAGACGGTCGCGGTGGTTCTAAGGGCGCCTTTGTTATTCCGGTGCGTTGTAATCCGTGGTATTACATTCAGGCGGTTTTACGTCCGAAGCGTGTTCACCCGAACAAGCTTTTTAGGGGTACTGCAGTTGATTGCGTTACTACCTTGCGTTCCCGAGAGTTTCATTCTTGTAAGTGTTGTGGTCGTCCTGCAGTGTTTGATGTGGGTTCTGGCAAAGGGTTCACGTTGTGCGAGGAGTGTCTTAGTAAGTCTTTCTTAGCGTCATTTTGATATATACAATTATTTCAATTATTGTTTTTTTACATTTAATTTGCATTACCAAGATAATTGATTTATCTTTGTACTATGAAGCGAGCTTATAAATATCGGCTTTATCCTAATAAGATGCAGCAGGCAATGTTGCGTCAGACGTTCGATTGTTGCCGATTCGTTTATAATGCTACGCTCGAGCGAAAGATTAAGGCTTATGAAGCAGATAAGACGACACTATCTAAGTTCGACTGCATAAAGTTAATTACAGGTCTTAAGGAAGAACACGAGTGGTTGCGTGTTGTTCCACATGTATGTCTGCCACAGGCGGTCTACGATATGGATAGTGCGTATCAGCGATTCTTCAAGACGCATCATGGTTATCCTAAGTTTAAGTCGAAGCATCGGAGTAAGCTATCATGTCGTTTTCCGTCCACCCATTGTGGTGTCGATCAGGAAAGTAGGCATATCAAACTATCGAAGATTGGTTTAGTCCGCTATAAGCAGGATCGACGATTCAAAGGCCAACTTAGGAACGTTACGGTAAGTTGTGACGGTTGCGGTCGTTTTTGGGTTAGTTGCCTTGTCGAGACGGGTGTTGCAGAGCTCAAACCAGAGCCCCTCACAAGTCAGTCTAAGTGTGTCGGTCTTGATTTAGGCTTGAAGGATTTTGTGGTCACCTCCGACGGTCGTAAGATACCTAATCCGCGTTTCGCGGACGTCATCGATCGTCGTATAGCCCGCTTGCAGAAAATAGAATCCCGGCGCCAGAAGGGCAGCCGTCGCCGTGCGTCGATAAGACTTAAAATCAATAAGTTATATGCTAAGAAGCGTAATTTGATTCATAACTTTATCCATCATGCAGTCAATTCGATATTGAGCGAGAATCAAGCCGTGTTTATCGAGGACTTAAATGTTAAGGGTATGATGGGTAATCATAGGTTAGCTAAATCCATCCAGAGTGTATGTTGGTCTGAGTTCGTTCGTGTCTTGGCTTATAAGGCCCGTTGGTTAGGTAGGACGGTTATGAAAATAGACCGTTTCTTTCCGAGCAGTAAGACTTGCGGTAGTTGTGGTTTCAAGAATGATGGACTTACGTTAAGCGATAGGTCATGGGTATGCCCGGTTTGCGGTGCGGTACACGACCGCGACTTTAATGCGGCCACCAATATACTAAGAGCGGGTTTAGCTGAGTTTTTGCCGTCGGTGGGACGGTTTGAGGGGCGTGGAGACGGAGGTTGCGAAGTTGTAGAAACGCCAATATGTGCAGTGCAGAGTTGCGTATAATCACCTTTTATTCTACTTACTTTTGTGTCATGGATTTTGAGCTTGAGTTGCGTCGTCGCTTGCGGTGGGAGTTGATGGATGTTCTGATTGTGCAGCCACAGTTGCCTTCGATCCATCTTGATGCTTCGACGGTAGGTCGTGTGAGCTTCGGCTGGGATGATTTAGGTGTGTTTGGGTTTATACGTCTCATACGAATTCCAGATGACTCTACGTTGTTCATAGAGAGCATACTTAGCGGCTCTTGCGGCGCACAGTATAGGGAGCTTCGGTTCCCATATTGTCCTTACGCAGGCTTGGAGTCCATTTTGGATGTCTTTATAGATTTTATTTTAACAAAAGTTTTAAATTATGGCAAGAAGTGTTGATCGTGAGAGTGTTGTTTTGAAGGATGGTGTGAGTGTTGACTTTACGCACATGCAGGCTTCTTTCTGGCGTCTTTTGACGGAGGTTCCTGTTGGGGATCGTGTGAGTGTTACGGACTTGTGCACGAAGTTAGAGGTTGAGATTCGCAATTTGCGTGTCATCAAGAATAAGGTTCAGCACCTCGTCGGCGACGTATTCAAGATTCGGAGTCGTTGGGGTGGCTTTTACTACTTGGAGCCTGTTGTTTCACCGTCTGCTGAGGCTGCTGGAGTTTCAGGTGAAGCGTCAGAGTAGTTGCTATGTTTTTGCCGCTTGATCACATCCGTCTTCCGGATGGTTTTCGTCTTAAGAATTACCAGTGGCTTCAGTTGCTGGAGTTGTGGGGCGGAGTTCGCGGAGGTGTTGAGGTTCGTAATAATCTGATTACGGAGAGTGTTTCTGTGGATGTGATTGAGCGGCTTCCTAATCCATCTGGAGCGCGGGTATCTTTTTGGTATACGCGCTCCGTTGGTTCAAAGGTTAAGGATACAGTTATAGATCATTTTGGACTTGTAGGTCTTTCGTTATTAAATCTACAGGATCGCTCTGTTATTATCACTGAGGGTGTTTCTGATTACCTATCTGCTAAGATGTGTTTTCCAGATCGGAATGTCTTAGGCTTTACGTCGTTGGCAGGCAATCGGAAAGCTACTCATATTGTATTGTCCTTGTTTGATGATATTTCTTATTGTTGTGATAATGATTTTGGCAAGGAGATAAACACGGGTTTTCGTGCTGGTTCTAAGGTTCAGTCATTTTACAGCAGTTATGGGAAGCGTGTTACGTTAATGTTTCCAGACATGCCTTTTAATGATCTTACGGAGCAGTTTTTGTCCAATTTGAAGTTCAGGTTCAGTTAAACTTTATAAAACACAGATTTACAGTGGTTTACATGGGTAGCAAGGGAGGCATCCTTGAGCAGATAATTCCCATCTTGGAGTCTCGCAGGCGTTCGCCGGATCAGTTATTTGTGGATGCCTTTGGTGGTGGTTTCAATGTTGTTACCGCCATGAGTGGTCCTCGTTGGGGCAATGAGTATAATCATGTCATTGTTGACATGTTCAAATATCTTCAGGAGAAGGTTTACTTTGATGAGCGTACTTGTGAGTGGTGCTTTCCTGCTGACACCTTTCCGGAGGAGGTTTCTAAGGAGGATTATCTTTACATCCGGGCTCATAAGGATGAGTATCCGTCTTGGTTTATAGCTTACGTTGGTTTCTGCTGCTCCTTTAAGGCTACTTACTTTCAAGGCTACGCCGGGAAGATGTATCAGGACCGGAACCGTGCGTCTATCTATCGTCAGTTTACTATGAAGTATCATAGCGGCATGCGTGACGTCAAGTTGTTCAGCGGGGACTACCGAGATCTCGTAATACCCTCAGGATCAATGGTTTTCCTCGATCCACCTTATTTTGGCACTGCAGAGTATAAGGTTGGTTCTGGGGCTGTCAATCATTTTGACCATAAGGCTTTGTATGAATGGTCAGTGGATTTAGTTAAGAATAATGATTGTGATGTGTATATGACAGAATATACTGCCCCTACCTTAGGCAACTGGGATCTTTTGTGGTCTAATGAGAAGCGAAATTTAATGTATTCGAAGCGAGGGTCAGCTGTTTCTAACATTGAGAAGTTATTTGTATGTCGAGGGTAGTCTATTTGTTTTATCAATTATATATCCTTAAAATTTAGCACGTCTACCACTTTAGTGCTGCTATACGTTTAAGAGTTACTCGATTTTATTCGGGTATATCCTATAGCTTGTATTCGGAGTGGTAGCCGTTTACAAATTATAGGATTTTTTTTTATGTTGTATAGAGGTTATATCTATGTGTATCAGTCTACTGTTGGCAAGTATTATGTAGGTCAGACTGTGTGTCCTAAGTTGCGCCAAAGGGCGTTCCACAAATTATCTATTTCTTATGGAGGTAAAAAGATAGATAATGCTCGCCGTAAGTATGGCCCTGATTCTTTTTCATACTCGGAAATTCTAACTCTTGTATCTACTCATTTAGAGTTTTTACAGATACAGTTAGATAATTGGGAGTCTTATTTTATTTCTCATTATGATAGTTTCCATAATGGTTATAATGGAACATTAGGAGGTTCCACCTATTCAGGGAAACGTGGTTCTAACTTGCGAACTTTGGAGTCTTATTATCGTCACGATAAGGGAGTTTATGCATTCACTTTAGATGGTGATTTAGTTGGTTTTTATTATGGTGCTGCTGAGGCATCTCGGAGTCTTGATGTTAATCGAGGTCTTATTATTCAGTGCTGTAAAGGTAATCCACGCAATAGGCAGTCTGGAGGGTATGTTTTTATTTACGAGCATGATTATGATCTTTTACCGTCCCGTCTTGAAGCTGCTCGAGAGGCTAAGGTATATGATAGTACTCCGAAGGAGGTTTTTCTTGTTTCACGTGCGGGCGATGTGCTTTTATCTGAGTCGTCTGTTCAGAAGATGGCCAAACTATTAGATGTTAAGTCGCCGCAGGTAACAGTTGCCATCCGCGACAAGCGTTCTATAGGTGATTATTTTTGTTTATTGGCTTCTGATTTACCTAATCTTGAGTCGATAGTGTTCAAAGAGCGGGGTTCTTTTTTGCGTCGAGCTTTGAGTTACGTTGATGTTTATGATATGAATGGGAATCTTGTTTATGGGTGTATTACTCCGGAAGACGCAGCTAAGGCTTTAGGCGTTAAGCCTGTTTATGTTATCGATACGGCTTTGCATGTTCGTGGCAGGAACTCGATTATGGGTCGCAAGATTTTTCCGGTATCAGTTCCATTTAGATTCTGATGCGTTTTTGAGAGATAAGCAATTATAACTCCTATATTTTTGTTTTGTGGTAATGAGGCAGCTTGATTCCTTTGTTGATGGGATAGCCCGGCGGCTTTCGGAGTCGGATCGGCTTCTGAGTTATGGTTCGTGTCGGCGAGGAGCTATGGCGGTCTTCGAGAATCTTTTCGGTCCGGATGTGCGTTCTTATAAGCCTTCTGATCAACATCCTTGTATTGGGTCTTTGGTTTTTGCTTTTCTCACGAGTGGGTTTGTCGCTGAAGTTGTTTATCATGACACGGATGAGTGGATATCACACTCGGAGGTTTTTCATGATGCTGATATAGATTTCTGGGTTTCCTTGGACGCAGATCTTCTTTACTCTTTATTCAAGCCGGAGGAGTAGTTTATGGTGCAGGATCAGAATTTAGCTAATTTGTATAGGCCGAGGACGTTCGGCGAGATGGTGGGTCAGGAGTTGGCCGTTACGACTCTGAAGCGTATAGCCCATGCAGACGGGATAGCAGCCCGGGCCTTGTTTTTGAAAGGTGAATTCGGATGCGGCAAAAGTACCGTTGCTCGTGTTTTTGGCAAAGCCATGAATTGTGTGGAGTTTAAGCACAAGGACGACGTTTGTAATGAGTGTGCAGGGTGTCAGGAGGCTTCCGCGTCTAACTCGAGTCTTTACTGGGAGCTTGATGGTACGGTTGTGGGCAATATTGAGGGGATTAGACGTCTTAAGGAGCAGCTTATGGTAGTGCCGGAAGGGCGTCGTGTTGTGGTCTTGGATGAGGTCCAGAGTTGTTTTTATCATAGAACACCAGTCACGTGTGTTGCGGATGATGGTTCTCTTTATCAGAAGCCCATCGCTGAGATTGTCAATAATCGGCTTAAGGTTAATGTGTTGTCTTCTGATCCTTATGGTCATTTGTGCGTCCGTCCGGTTACGGGGTGGTTCCGTAATCCGTCGAAGCCTTTGTGCAAGGTGACTCTTCGCGGGTTGTCGGGCTTGCAGCATCTCGGTGATGGTTCGAAGACGGTAGTCTGCACTTTAGATCATAAGTTTTTGTGTTTGGATGGTGTTTATCGTCCGGTTAGCGATCTTGCTGTAGGCTCCTTAGTACAGTCTTTCCATAGGGTTAGCGGCTCGCGTCGCATCCATGCGGAGCTTAACAAGCGTATTGTTTATACAATTCCGGGTTCTGTTAAGTCTTTTCTGTATGGTAGTTTTCTTGGGGGTTTGACGATAGATCGCGCCTATGGTAGCAATTCTTCACGTGTTAGGTGCTGTTATGGTCCTGCCAATCGTTTTTTGCTTTTGGAGTATCATCGGATTTTAGGAGCCCTTACGGGGACTATATCGGACGGCGTTCGTCACGTTGGTTCTAAGGATTATACTGTGTATATAATGAACTCGTTGAGGTCTTCGGCTTTTGATGAGTTTTCGTCCGTGTGCTACAATATAGACGGAGTTCGGGAGGTTAACCTTGTGTGGTTGTCACGCATAGGCGTCGAGGGTTTGGCTTCGTGGTATATGCACTCGGGGTCCTGTTCGTCGTCTTATGATATAGCGCGGTTTAAGAAGTCGGGTTATGTTCGTTTTACGTGCGGTCGATTTACAGATGCCGAGATTACTCTTCTCCAGTCATGGCTTCAGAATCGCTGGGGTTTTCGGTTTACCGTCAAGTCTAATCCGAAGCGTTCTAAGTCTCGGGTTTTACAGGCTTCGGGTGCGGAAGCTTTAGGGTTCTTGTCTCTTATAGCTCCTTACGTGTTGTGTGAGTTTTCGTCCAAGCTTCCGGGCTTTATGGTAGCGGGTAATGGTCTTCGTCAGTTGCCATGTATTACCGTCGAGAAGCCTTCCTATTATGGTGGTTTCTTGTATCCGGGCGAGATTACTGCTGTAGAGCCTTTTGAGGATTTGAAGCATGGGAAGTATCCGTATGATTACGGTTACACTTATGATTTAGAGGTTGCTGATACGCACTCTTATATTGTAGGTAGTGGTTTTGTAGCTCATAACTGTTCCAAGGCTTCTCAGGATGCTCTTTTGAAGACGGTTGAGGAGGGTGTTCCTAATACTATTTTCATGTTTTGTGGTACGGAGGACATTTCGCCGACCTTGAAGTCTCGGTGTGTTAATATCGACATTAGCACCATTCCTCTTCCGCTGGTTGAGGCTCATGTTGCTAAGATCGCTGCGAGTCGTGGTACTCGGTTGTCTGCGGATGAGCTTCACATTTTGGCTATGAAGTCGGATGGTCATATGCGTAATGCTCTTCAGCTTCTTCAGTTCTATGAGCTTGCGGGTCCGCGTGCTTTGGATAGTTCTTACTTCAAGTTCCGTGATTTCATTGTTGCTTGTTTTTCGAAGTCTGGGGGTACAGATCCGTCGTCTCTTCTTTCGGATTTGTTGTTGTATCCGACTATAGATGTTCGGATGTCCGTTGGTTTGTTGTTGCGTAATATTTACGCTACTACAGATGAGGGTTCCGTTGAGTTTCGGCTTCAGAAGGCAGGTTTGGGTAAGACTCTGTTTGGTTTCTTCTTTTCGCCTTTGGCTCAGCAGGCTTTGGGGTCAGAGGTAGGTGTTGAGGTTTTGCTTAGGTCGTTAATAGAGCGTACTGCGAGCACGCGGTCTGGAAATAGGTAGAGGAGTCGTGCTTCGAAAACTGGTTTTTGGAGGGATTTATACAGTCAAAAGTTAAGGTTGTCATAGGTGAGATGAAGAGGATAGTTTGGAGTATTCTGAGTGGTGTTGGTAGTTGGCGACGGAGGATTATATGTCGTTGGATATGTCGCGCGGAGCATTATTACACTACGCATCAGCGTATTGGCTTGTGTTTATCTTTTGAGGATACACGGCCTTTTTGGTTGCCTTCCTCTTTGAGGACGTCTGATGTCATTAAGGAGTTTACGAAGCCCAATCTTACACGTATGTTCAAGCCGCGTTCGTGGACACCTATGGACTATCGATGCAAGCCTAATGTTCATAAGGATGAGTTGAAGCGTGTTTATTGGTGGCCTTTAGCTGATAGGACTACGCGGCTTCGGGTTCTGGGTTATCTAAAAAGTTATTACAGTTATGTGTGATTCGTCAGAGATACTTGTCAGTTCTTCTACCGCTCGTGTTGCGATAGATAAGAAGATACTTCTTCAGTTTTATCTTCATCCTGTTTCTGAGGTTACGTCGCGGGAGCTTGACGAGATTCACAAGGTTATAAGTATTGTCTTGAATACGCATTTTGGGAAGTACTATCAAGACTTTGACGATTTGCGTAGTCAGGCTTTGATGACTATTATGGAGCGTCACGATCGTTTTGATAAGTCGATGTCACCGTATAACTATCTTTATACGATGATTCGCAATGAAGCTGGTAATTTGTTACGTAGATTGAACCGCGAAGATAGGCTTGAGTCTGTTTCGCCGTCGAAGGGTAAGGTTTCGGAGATTGTACCGTCGGAGCTTTCAGATTTGCTTCCTTATCTTTCTGGTGATGCTGTATTCTCACGTATTGATGTTCCACGGCGTTTAGTGCCGTCGTTGCTTGTGTTTTGCCAGCGTGGGCTTCATAAGCGTCAGTCGGAGTTGGAGGCTACGGAGGCAGTTTTGGATATGATGATAGATTTTTGTAATAATAATTAGTTTTTGTCATGGAGGATAACAAGTCTTTGGCTCCTGTTATGAACTTGGAGCAGTTGGTACGTCTTGGTATGGAGTCTGAGCAGGCTCAGGGAGTTGCCCTTCGGGCGGTTCAGCTTGGGGTGTCTACTATGGCTTGTTCTGCGTTGCAGAAGATGCATAGTATGGCTGAGGAGAGCATGTCTTTGATGCGTGCTTTGGATGAGCGTTACAACACTCTTCTTGCTGAGGAGTTGCCTACGCTTACTCGTGTGGAGTGTTCTGATGAGTACGACATTCTCATGAAGCGTGTTCTTGAGGTTGTGAAGTTGGAGGCTAAGATTGCTCAGGGCAAGTCGTTGTTTCCTGAGGATACGTTCTCTCCTGAGGATCGTCGTCTTCTTGCTCTTTTCTCGAGTCTCAAGACTCGTGAGGAGAAGGATCGTTTTGTGGCTATTATCGAGCGTGAGTTTGGTTCTGAGAATGGGTTCGATACTCCTGTTGGTTCAGCCGATTCGGAGGATCATGTTTCTTATGACGAATTCTCGGCTGTGCAGCCTGCCGATGTTGTAGGCACGTCGACTACTGCGGTTCCGGATGAGAAGGTTCGTAAGCCTAAAGGCAAGACGGTTGCTCCTCGTCAGGATGCTATTGAGCCTAAGGCTACTGATGAGCCTGCTGATTACTTGGAACCTGCTCCGGCTGGTATTACTCTACCGGAACCTCCTGTTATTGATGGCTTTGATTCGTCGATTCCGGGGGTTGCAGAGCCTGTTAGATCTGCTCCTGCGTCGAGTGGTGCGTTGGATTTCGACGAGTTTGCTGGCATGTAGATTGCAGGGGACAATCAATTATATATCCGGTAAATCCAATGTGGGTTTATCGGATATATTTTTTTAGTAACATGGTCAGGGATTTTGCTTCGTATATTTCCGACTCGTTAGATGATATTTTGCCTAACGAGTCTCGTCTGTCTATTTGCAAGGAGCTTGAAATTGCAGCGGCAGAAGAAATTCTCGCATTTTATCAATATCGCGCCGTATCTCCTTATCTTGTGGGTCAGGAGCGAGCCAACATTGAGGAGTTTTTCAATGATACTGCTAAGGACGAGCTTGATGATCATTTCGTGAAGCTTCTCAATCGGATGAATGAGCTTCAGTATGTTCCAACGCGTATTTTCGACTTTGCTAATATTCAGTCGACGGCAGAGTGTTCTTATCACACGCCGGAGAATATTTCGGAGCTTATTCCTATACTGGAGCAGAATATCGAGTCCGAGGAGTGCGCTATTCGTCATTATCAGCGGATTATTGATTTATCTCGGGATTTGGGTGATTATGCGACGGAGCAGCTGGTTAAGGAGATTCAGGCGGACGAGTATGATCATTTATCGGGTCTTAATGACTTCTTGGCTGACTTGCGTTCTTAGTTTTTATATAGTCCTTCTGCACGAGGATTTCGCCAGATAGTAGATTAGATTGATGGATGTGTATTGCTCCGGGGAGTGAGGGAGTGCAGGCCCTCCTCCTTTGGGGCTTTTTCTTGGTTCTATGGGTCGAATAGACGATATACTTAAGCAGCGTAGTGGAGGGTCTGTAGTTTCTGCGGTCAAGGACTTCTTGGGTGCGGGAGACGAGGAGCTTGTTGACTTTCATACGTTTCTTACCGATCCTCAGTACTTGGCTCTGGAGGGTATTTATCCGTTCTGGTTAGAGGAGTCTAAGCATGACTATGCTGATTATAGTTCCGTAGCTCTTACAGGCAGCCTCGCTGGCGGCAAGTCTTCTTATGCTAACATGCTGACTTGCTACAGGTTATATCGTTGGTTTAGTCAGGGTGACTTGCATACTTACTTTGGTATTCTTCGCGGTTCTCCTATTTACTTTTTATATTTTTCTGTTTCGATGAAGGCTGCAGAGCGTTCTGGGTTTAAGCAGCTTCGTCAGATGATAGATAATGCCCCGTGGTTTCAGAAGCACTTTCCACGTCGGAAGGATATTCAGTCGTCTATTCAGTTTGGCAATGGTTTTTCCATTGAGTTTGCGTCTGGAGAAAGTCATGCTATTGGTTTGAATGTAGTGGGGGCTATTCTTGATGAGGCAAACTTTCGTAATGGTGTTGGCAATGGCACTATTTCAGAGTATACCGAGGTTCAACGTTTGGCTCAGCAGTTGGAGGATCGTATGCGTTCTCGTTTTACGCGTGATGGTGGTAAGCTGGTCTCATTCATGTGTTACATCTCGTCAGCATCTTTTGCGTCGGCTTTTATAGAGCAGAAGATTTCAGAGTTAGATGGTGATCCACATGCTCGTGTTGTCACGGCAGTTCAGTATAAGATTTGTCCTCAGAACTATTCTAAGAAGATGTTCGAGGTTTTCTGCGGTTATCAGCAGCTTTCTCCTTGTGTTGTTCAGAGCAAGGCCCATAAGGATACGTTACTTCGTTCTATTGGTTTGCCACGTCCTAAGGCTCAGACTTTCTTTGAGAAGGTTCCTGTTGATTTGCAGCCTCAGTTTAAGAAGAATATCTACTTGGCTATCCAGAACCATTGTGGGCGGTCTACGGCGTCTAAGGGTGGTTTCATAACGAACTATGACGCTGTTAAGGCTTGTTATTCTGATTCTCTTCGTCGGGCATGTCCATTGGTTCAGGATAGTATAGTTGTCTCGGATCAGGACGATGTTCCCTTACGGTCTGTCTTTGATGAGCGCAAGTTTGTGGATACTGATAAGCCTCATGCCTTGTGTCTTGACTTGTCTTTGACGGGTGACCATGCATCATTATGTTGTGTTCGTTTCGATGGTTTTATGGCCGACGGGCGTGCGGAGCATTCTGAGGTTTTCAATTTAGATCTTGTTCCTCCTCAGTTTCCGGGGATGCTTAAGATTTCCAAGGTTGAGGATTTACTTTATTGGCTTGCAGATCGGCTAAATATCGTTGTTTTTAGTTCCGATGCATTCCAGTCTGCCCAGCTACGACAAAATGTCTGTGAGCGGCTGGATTTGCCGAATATTCGCATGTCTTTGGATAGTTCGGATATTCCGCATTTGCTTTGGCTTTCTATGGTTGTTGATGCTCGTATTCATATGCAGTATTTGGAGCGTCAGGATACCGAGATTCGGGAGGCTGTTCATGACGTTGCAAAGCATCGGGTTGTTAAGCGCGATGGTTCTACTGACGACCAGTTTCAGACTTGTATTGGTGCTTTCTTCTTGTCGGAGACGGTTTGCACACAGGATGGCGATCTTAGTAGCTTGTACGATGGTCGTATAAATCTTTGTGGTGCCACGAGCATTGAGAGTATGATGAAGCGTCTTGGTTATGAGGGAATGTCATTCGATCGTCGGCATGGTGTTTCGCGTGTTTCTGGTTATGCGGAGGATGCTCCGGATGTTGGTAGTTCTCGGATGCGTGATCTGATTGCAGGTAGTGCTTCTACAGGCTCCTCTTTTACCTCGTCTGATGTTGTCGCTATGAGTCAGCGTTCCCGTCGTCGAGGAGGTGTTTGGGACATCTTGAATGCTATGGATGCATCGTCGGACTGAGATTCCGTTAAGCAATTATATATCCGTTAAATTCTTTTTGTACTATGGTTAGACGAGCTCGTAAAGCTGCACATTCTACGGAAGGTGCTCGTGTATCTACCGCCGCTTCGGTAGATGTTGTTTCAGGTGTTTCTTCGTCGGCAGATGAAGTTACTGAGGTTTCTTCTGAGTCGGATGTTTTTGTTTCGCCGTCGGTTGCTGATGGGGGTGGTGTTCCTGAAGACATTGTTATGGATTCCGCTCCGGCGGTAGTTCCCAATATTCCGGCAGTATCGCCTGTTGTAGGCGGTGAGTCTATGGCGGATATGATGTCGGATGATACGTCGTTTGCTTCAGATGCTGTTCCAGACGATTCATTTATGGATATGTCGGATGTATCTGTATCAGATGATGATATTATGGCTTCTTTTCCTGATCCGATAGCTGCAGGTGTTGTAGATGTCTCGCCTGTGCACGTCTCGACGCCTACTACCGACTTTGGTGTTGGTGGTCATATTTCTGACGTTGTTGCTTCTCGGTCGGGGTCACATGCTCCGGGAGAGCGTGTTAGTATGTCTCAGCTTATAGCGGAGCGTGCTGGCTCTTTTGTTCGTGGCAGCGAGGTTGCTAAGATGTCTGCGTCGGATATCATCAAGTCTCGGACCTTTACGGGAGGTGGCCAGCGTCCGTCGGCAGTTATTCGTTCTCGCATGAACGCCAAGTTCAGTGAGTTGGACGGCAAGTGTCATACGAAGGTCATAGGTTAGTTTTCAGCGCGGCGGTTTATTGCCGCCGCTTTTGGTTTGTTTAGTCTATTTAATTGCATTGATTTATGTACACAGGCGCGTTGCAGGCTTTTGGTTTGATGATTGGTAGGACTCTTGGCATTGCTCCGGGTGTCACGCTTCGTAAGACTTACACGGGTATTAACGGTCAGTCGTCGACGGTGAATCAGACTGGAGGGATTGCTGATGCTATTGAGACTCATGACTTCATCAACTCGATGGTTGACATTACTGCCGACGATGTTTGTATAGGTAGTTCTCCTGTCTATGTTTCGGGTTTGGATACTATCAAGAGTGTTGTCTTGCAGCAGCGTGTTTCTGACTTGTGCGACGCCTTGAATGGTATTGCTAAGTGGACTGCCATTGATCTTTTGAAGACGGGGTTGTCTATGTATGTTCTGCATACCTATGATGACGCTGTTGCACGTCGGAAGAAGGCTAAGCTTGTTCCCTTTATTGAGGACGTTGGCATTTATATGCGTCGGGATGGCACTATTATCATTTATGATGGCAATGGGCACGTTCTTGAGAATGTATTGGTCTTCTTGAATTACTCGAAGTCGTCTTTGGAGATTATCACGTCGGATATGAGTTCAGATGATGTTGACGGGATTGATTGGTCAGAGATTCAGTATAGGGTTATTCCGGAGCCTATTCAGTTAAAGAATATAAGTTCCGTTGCTCAGGATTTGTACGCTGTTGAGCGGTCGATGTATAGTTATCGTCAGAAGCTTGCACGAGTTGTTAGGTTTGCTACGGTTGACGTTGGCACGTCTCAGGGTGATCGCACTCAGGAGATTATTGATGATATTTCTCAGACTTTGAATGCCGATTCTTTGTCGTTACAGACTACCATGACGCCTAATGCAAGTTTCGATGATGGTATTCCCGTCCATCCTCATCGCAAGGGTGTTGGTAAGCCTGAGATTGTGACGGATATTCCGTCCTTTGATATCAAGGAGATGGCTGATTTGGATTACACTCTTGGGCGTGTTTTTCTTACCATGCGTTTTCCTAAGACGTATGCCGATTTCAATCAGCAGCTTGACTCCAACACGGTTTCGTTGATTAGAGGTGATATTCGTTACTCTCGCATGGTAGCGTCTTGTAGGTCTTTGATGGAGGATACTATCAATCATTGGTTTCGGTCTACGGCAGATGTTCTGGAGCAGTCGGATGTTTTTTTCCGTCTCGTGAAGCTTCCTACGTCCGAGGATTCAGATGTTATTGATACTCTCACCAATTTTGCAGATTTCTCGAATGCCTTCTTTGATACTTTGAATGCGAGTGAGACACGCGAGGAGGCTTTAGCTCGCATTTCGTCTTTGGAGTCTTTATTGGATGATACGTCAAATCTTCATTCCATTCAGAGTTGGCTTGAGGAGATTCGTAAGTACGTGAACGATAAGTTTGATGCTATTGATCGCGAGCAGGCTGCCGCCGAGGAGCTCATGGAGTCCGAATCTTCCGCGTCGGGAGATGTTCCCACTCCTCCGGGATTTGATGCTGCAGAGGCTGCTGCGTCTGCAGGTATGGATGCTGAGGAGATAGCCGCCGGGGATGCTTTAGCAGCTGGAGCTGCTGACGCGGGTGCTCCGTCCGCTGTTCCGGAGTAGACATAGGTTTATATCTTGGGTAATTATATAGGGGCATGGCTAAGGTCAACAAACCCATTCGTCTCACAAAGGCTAATACGCGGAAGTATGCGTCCACTCGTAAAAGTGGAAGCACACTTCCTAAGCCGTCGTCTCGGATGAAGCCGGAGTCTAAGCTATCTACGACCACTTACAAGAAGATACTTTCGGAGACGGAGTTCCTAAAGGTCAAGAAGCGTTCCATGATGGTCAACGGCATTGACCTTATTAGCATTGACGCTGCTGCCAACGAGCTTCGCTTTCAGTGCAACTCTGTCACTACTCCGGGTAAGAAGTATACGGTCATTTTGCAGTTCAATCCTTTGAGTCCAGATTTGATTGTTAATAAGCGGACGAACCTGAATAAGCTGCTGCTGGACTCGGGGATAAAAATTTTTTGTTCTTGTCCTGCGCATCTTTGGTTTGGAATGCAATATATGGCTGTTAAGAAGGGTTATGCAGCCTTTGGTTCTTGGAAGGTTCCGTATCCTAAAATACGAAATCCAAAGTTACGGGGTTATTCTTGCTTTGCTGCTGGGACGTTGGTTCTGACATCTAATGGGTATGTTCCTATTGAGAAGATTCGGGTTGGAGATTTGGTTTTCACACATAAGGGTCGGCTTCGTCCGGTGGTGAATACTATGTCTCGTGAGGTTGATTCTGTGTCTGAGTTGACGTATGGTAGTGTCAAGATCCGATGCACAGATGACCATCGCTTCTTTTGCACGAAGCAGGCGTCTCATAAGCCTCGTAATGCGACACCATACTCGGATATATTGGAGCTTCCTATTGGGGATTTAGGGAAGTATCATAGGCTTGTTCGGAAGCATCTGGACCTTGATCATACGGTGTCTGTAGACTCCGACTTGGCTTGGTTTTTAGGTCTCTATCTTTCCGATGGTAGTTTAGCTTTACACTCAGTTAAGGGTCATTCTGATCATATGGTCATGGATGGTCTATCGTGTCATGGGGTTCGTATTGCGTATGATGACAGATATCGATCTGTCTATGAGGAGATGCTTTCTTTGCATGGGATTGTCGCGGAGTCATGGTCTGTTCGTCCGGGCACTCATAGTGGAGCCTTTGAGGTTCGAGATAGGCGTTTTGTTGATTTTTGTGTTTTGCATGGTGGCTTTAATCGCAAAGGCACCGACCATACTAAGTTCATTGATCCTGCTTGTTTATCTTGGAGCAAGGATGCTCAGGATGCTTTAGTTGCTGGCTTCTTTTTGGGAGATGGTTCTGTTTTGACAGAGGCTGGAGGTGTCGATAATCGTGTTACAACTTTGAAGTGGTTTAATACGAACAAGCAAATGATGGATATGTTGTTTATTCTGCTTTCTCAGGATTATTATCCACGTCTTGCTGGTTATGATAGGGCTCCGTTTCATGTATGTGGTAATGCTGAGTTATCTTACCCATTGACATCATATCATCTTACTTTGAGTAGCACTGATGCTAAGGCATGGGTTGAGGCTCATCCTTTAGAATGTTCTGTAAAGCACACATATCACACGAAGGGTGTTAACTTCAGTCCTAAAAAAGTTTATGATACTCCAGATGGGTACCGTCCACTTGCTGTTTCAAAGTTTGAGCGTGATGTGGCTTCTAACGTCATGGTTTACAACTTGACAGTAGCAGAGGATGAATCTTATATGCTGGAGAATTTAGTTGTAACCCATAACTGCAAGCATGTTCGCGCCATATGTATGGCACTTCCTTTCTGGGCACCGTCTATTTCTAAGTTCTTACGGAAGTATTGGTCTGATAACATGGATCAGGTTCAGGAGGTGGCGGATGCCATCTCGGAGGCAGCTAAGCGGATAAAGATAGACTTGTAGAGTGTGCTTATGTTAATATATTCCTCGCCATTCTTTCTTGGATGGTTTTGACTGCAACATCAGTGTAGACTAAGAGCTACATTGTTGTTGCAGTCTTTTTAATACTTAGAGTCATTATTTCCGCCGCGCGTTAAAGTAATTTTATTCATTTTGTTTTGCATTTTAAGATTATTTTATTTACTTTTGTCTTTGTAATTTAATTCGTGGTTGTTATGGCTTTTTACGAGGATGTTGTAGATGTTTCGTCGGGGTTGGATGCTCGACGGCAGGTTATGGATTCGTGGGATGCTAAGACTCGGGAGATGTATGAGGCTTTTTTGGCTGGAGCTTTAGAGGATGGTTGCAGCAAGGGTCATGCTGAGGATTTTGCCTATTCGATGACGGTAGGTACGTTAAAGTTTTTGTAGTTTATGTATGTCTTTGTAGCTCAGTGTGCTTATGCTGATTTTGAGCTTTCTCAGCTTAAGGATGATATCGAATTAGGCGATATTGCTTTAACGATTGAGAGATTCATTAATATTTTGACCGAAGATCCTTACCATGTTTTTGAGCCGGAGTATGATCAGCATGATTTAGATAGGGATTACGCTGGTTTTACAGCTTTAAGGGTTTCTCCTGCTCGTAGATTTGTTTATCGCGTGTTATCGGTTAATGGCTTTAAGCGTTTGGCTCCATCTAAGTTTTACAAGCGTATGGTTAAGAATGGTCTACCTGTTCATGATCCTGATGCTTTGGTTTTGTGGATTCATGATACGGCTATTGATTATCATTTGATGGGTCCTAATTCAGCGCGGCATTTAATACAGGATAGTAACGAAGATTAATATTATGGAAGATTGGGTTAAAGGTTCGAATTTCACTCGTTCTTTTAAGTTAGATTCGTCTGCATTTTTCGCAAAGAGTTTTAATTTGCTTTCAGAGGATGCTCGTTCTGCGATTGTGGGCATGGCTAAGTTTTATGGTTTTGTCAAGGCGAGCAATCCGGATTATTTCAAGGATGACATAGATTCTGACGGCGAGATGCGAGTTACGGAGTCAGAGATGTGGGATTTCTACTATGCGATAGTCGGTGATCCGACAAGTAGTGGGTGTCAGACTTTTTTGCGCAATCAGCTTCTGTTTTATTCTCGATTGTATGGTGTCGCTAAGACACGTGAGTTGTTAGCTTCAATTTAATATACATTTACTAATATGGATTTCTTAGACAGTTTAAAGTCTTCGTCGTCTGATTATGCTGGTGGGTCTAATAATATCGCCAGCATGGATTTCGAGAATGGGGCCATGTGGGCCTATAACTTTATGATTAGGTGGTATGATCCCAATGTTGATGGGTGTCCTGAGCCCAATAGAACTGTTTTACTTAAGTTATACAAAGATGGCCAACATCTTATTGTGTTGGGGATCTATAGGAGTTTTGATTATTGGATAACTACATCCGGTGACGTATTTCCTTTTGGAGGTTGGAGTATTGTTGGCTGGCGGTATATTTTCGATACTGATAATAGTAATAGGTAGGTTGTCCTTAAAGGTTTGTCTCATGAGTGTTGCTATTCGTTTTTCAGATTCTTTCAGGTCTCGGCTTCTTTTTAAGTCGGTTACTGACGTTGATGTTTTCATGCAATACGCCTCCCGTTATGGCGAGGAGCTTGTTGCTGCGGATTGCTTTGACACATTTCCGCATCACACATTGGATGGTTCTACTATCGTAGAGCTTTCGGACACTGAAGCTCATTCCTTGTGGAAGGATGCTACGGGTAGTTTTTTCGATGGTGATTGCATATAATTTTGCACTAATGTTTTTTGCATAGATATAAATAAACAACTATTACACGGCTTTTGGTCGCTGGAAGTAGTTTTCCATCTCGTTGTATTTTTATTTTTCGAGACTTCTCTTTATAGGGAAGTCTTTTTTTTTGTGAAGATGAAGCAATTATATATCCGTGAAATTAAAATTGTTTTTTATGGCACAGTTAAAGTCGATGGTTAGGTCACAGTTCACTTCTCCGGTGGCTATGTTGGATGTTGTAGCTTATAATACGAAGGTTCTTGCAGAAGAACTTGGTGTGACTTTTTCGGATTTATTCTCGGTTGTTGTTTTCCATCGTGCTTTTGGCGATGGCAATGAGTACACGGTAACTGTTGGGTCCGACAGTTTTACGTCTGTTGGTGGTCGTGCTGAGGCTTTGGTTGTGCGTGATTCGACAGTCTCTTATACCATCAGTTCTGAAGGTTTTGAGAATATTACAGGTTCTCTTGTAGCGTCGGAGGCGAATGTGGAGGTTCAGCTGTCTCGTTTTGTGGCTGCCGTTCCGGTCCCGGAGCCTGAGATGTTCACAATCACCATCAATCCCACTCCGTCGGACGCGGAGGTTAAATTGAACGGCACGGTTCAGTCATCGGTTTCAGTTGCTTCTGGTTCGTCTGTTTCGTATGAGGTTTCGAAGACGGGTTACACGCCGAAGAGTGGTTCTGTGGTAGCAGATTCGACGAAGACGGTTGATGTGACATTAGAGGCGCTTCCTGTAGAGAAGGTGACCATTACCATTAATCCTACGCCTACTGATGCTACGGTTAAGCTGAATGGTGTGGAGCAGAAGACCATTGAGGTTGACAAAGGGACTGAGGTTTCGTATGAGGTTTCCAAAGCGGATTATGTTACCAAGTCGGATACGGTGACTGCTTCTTCGACTCAGACTATTGATGTTACTTTGGATGCAGTTGTTGCTTCTTAGCCGGAGCCGGAGGTTGTCGATGCGTCGACGCGTAGCAGTCTCAATAAGAAGTAATTTTTAATTTTTTAATTTTATAGTTAGTTATGGCAGATAAAAAATTGCGACGCATGGAGCGTGATCGTTTCACGTCGCCTGTTGCTATGCTGGATGTTGTGGCTTACAACATTTCGATTCTTGCGGAAAAGGCGGGTATTGATTTCGAGGAGCCTCAGACGGCAGTTGTGTTCCAGAGTTCGTTGGGAGCTATTCCCGCAGGTTTCAAGGTTACGATTTCGGATGTAGCCTACGAGGGTGTTGAGGATCGTGCGGTAGCCATTTTGGCGTCAGGCACGGCGGTATCTTACAAGGCTGAGGCGACTGGTTATACCGCCATTGAGGGGACTATTGTTCCGGAGGGTGTAAATCAGGTTGTCTACTTGCCGTGGGCAGTTGCTCCGGCGGCGCAGGCTTAGGGCATTCTAAGCAATTATATATCCCTTAAACTTTTTCAGAGATGCTTAACAAGGTTTTATCTACATACCGCAGTTCGTTCCGCGTCATAGACTCGAAGGAGGATCCGTCCACCGGAGTTAAGATACCCATCATTCGTGGTGCGGCGTCTCATAGTGACGTTAGGAGTCAGAAGGGTTATAGGTATCGTAATGGTTTTTGGGATAAGATTATCAACGATTCTCAACTTCAGCAGCGTGTTGAGGGTCGTGACATGCTTGGGATGATTGAGCATCCTCTTGATGATTCCGAGTATATGCGCACGCCTTTGAATAAGGCGTCGCACATTGTGCTGCGTGCATGGGTTGATGACGCCTCACATGATCCATACATTGATTGCGGGTTGCTTAACAACGAGGATGGTTGTGCTATTAAGGCTTTGGTTGACGTAGGCTTCCGTCCGGGTTGTAGTACTCGTGCTTTGGGTGACTATCTGGAGGACTCCATTTCGGAGTACTTGGATGAGAACAACTACTATGTTATCACATGGGATCTTGTTCGATCACCTAATTTTGAGGATATTCGATTGGAGAAGGTTTCGGATTCTCTTATGGCGTCCCCGCTGTTCAGAGAAGCTGTGCAGATGTATCAGTTGCGAGATTCTGTAGACGATGCTTATAATCCCGATCATTTATTGGCGGACATTAGCAAGGCCATTTCAGACTTGGAGCGGTTGAAGGACCGTGTTAGTCGGAGTCTTGGAGTTCGTTAGGTTTTGGTTATTAACATTTTTTTAAGTTTTTATCTTATGGCTGATATTATTTCACAGGAGATGAGTCGCGTTACTGACAGTATCGCCCTCACTCGTAAGAGCAAGCGTATTACCGAGTACATGAATCGGTATGACGCCTTTGCCAAGAAGCATGGCATGACCCTTTCGGTTAAGGATCGTGGTATTCAGGCAGGTATTCTGAACACCTTCAAGCGCGAGTGCGAGAAGGTTTGCGACTCGATTGACGCTCCCGCCACTCGTGGTCAGCAGGTCAACATGATGAGTGACTTCGGTCCCTACGTTCCGGAGGTATTCCCCATCGTTGCTGCTTGGTATCCCGACTTCCCGCTGAAGGATCTGATTTCGGTTCAGGATATGTCGCAGGACCTTGCCTTCCTGTTCTTCTCGAAACTCGTTACTGGCACGAACAAGGCCCCCACGATTGTAGGTCAGGCCGTTGAGACCGCTACGGGTATGCGTCAGATCAATGGTTACTACCCGACTGGTGAGATTCTGGGCGAGACCATTCCGTCGGATCAGCTGGAGGTTGACACTTCTAACAACATTACGGCTGTTACGGCTTATTTCGCTCTGAACGTTTCAGGCGACTACATCGACAAGTTCAAGCTGGACATCTACGACGGTCAGGAGCTGAAGGCTTCGATGATTCCCGCAGGCGTTATCGGTGACAAGATCAACCTTGTTCCGGCTTCGGCACCTACTCAGGCTCCGGCGTCGTACATGCTGATTAGCTCGGGTGGTATCTTCATCGCTGCTGCTGATGCAGGCGGTGCTCTGACGGCTCCGTGCATCAACGCCAACTACGTTTGGAACCTCGACTACGCCATTCAGGAGAACATTCCGAAGGTCAAGGAGCAGGTCGAGAAGGTCGAGATGCGTGCCATTCCGCGTGCTATCGGCATGGAGTGGACTATCTTTGCTGAGGCTCTCAAGAAGTCGCAGTTCGGTACCGACATCCGCACCGAGAACACGAAGCGCGTACTGAACCTCATGTATCAGTATCAGGTTCGCTACATTCTCGACACCATGTGGACGTTCGCTACCGGAGCTACCGGAACGATCGAGATTCCGCAGTCGACGTCAATCTCACTTGACGTACAGGCAGCTAATGTTGCTCAGCAGCTGAAGCGTTATGCTACGCAGATCGAGCTGGCTACGGGTATCTGTGAGGGTAACCGTCTTGTTGTTGGTAAGAACCTGAAGGCTTTCTTCGAGTCACTGCCCAACACGTGGTTCCAGCCCGAGAAGTATCAGGCTCAGTGGTCAACCGCCCGGAAGATCGGTACTTTCGCAAACTGCATGATTTTTTATGATCCTTGGCGCGCAGATGATGCTGCAATGATGTCGTTCCGAGGAAGTGAATTTTGGTCAGCGCCGTTTGTTATGGGCATTTATTTGCCGATCGTTCCGACGGATCAGGTTGCTCTTGGTGTAACTGTTCGTCAGTCAATGGTTTCTATGGAGGCGTACAAGTATAGGCTCCCTGAGGCCGTAACTCGCTTGACCGTCCGTTACGTATAATATTATTTTACGATTTCTTTTAGGTGGAGAACATGTATGTTCTCCACTTTTTGTTTTATTTAGAATTTAGTTGTATATTTGTGATGTTGTATAGCTTCTCTCTACCGTTGTGCTATACGTTTATTAAGTTGGAGTCCTTCAATGGGGTCATGAAGTAGAGAGCATGGTTCTGTTGGAGGATTTTCCTTTTGTTATGGTTACAGGATTTATTTACCTTCGTATTAGTCCAAGTGGTAAGGGATATATTGGTCAGGCCATTAATCTTGATAGTAGGGATAATGATTTTCTTCGTGTTAATCATCCATATGGTGGTAGGTCTGTAGAGAATGCTCGTAAGAAATATCCTCCGAAGTTGTGGCGTAAGGTTGTTTTAGCTACCATCAATGCGAAAGATAGGATTGATCTTCGTGTATGGTTAGATGCCTTGGAGGTGTACTTTATTTGGTGTTATAAAACAGCTGATAAACATCATGGTTATAACATTACGCGTGGAGGGAATAGTCGAGGCGGTTATCGACATTCAGAAGAGACACGACGTAAACTGGGTTTAGGTAATAAGGGGAAGATTATTTCAGCAGAGGTTCGGGCTCGTATTTCGAAGAAGTTGACGGGTCGTAAGCGATCTGTAGAGGCTTCTATTAAGACAGGTCTTGCTTTACGTGGTCGTAAACGTCCACCGGAGGTTGTGGCTAAAGTCGCGGCGAAGAATAGAGGTCGGAAGGTTCGTCCGGATAGTATTATTTTCACTAAAGAATATAGGGAGTGTAAGCGATTACAGTCCTTAGGGCGACGTCATACAGATGCATCTAAGGATAAGATGTCTCGGGTTCAGGGAGCAGAGCCGTTGTTTGTTTATGATAGATACAGTGGCTTATTTATAGGTGAGTTTCAGAATAGAGAGAAGATAGCGCAGAAGTTTGGTATTTTTGCTCATCATATAGGTCGTTCATTTAATTCTCATCCGGGGTCTTCTTGGGTTTTAATTAAGGATCACGTGTATGCTTATGCTTCGTCTGGTTTTTCCCGTGTTTCTTTGTGTGAGAATGGTTATGTACCTACCGTTAGGAGTTCTAAGCGCATGGCTTTGTGTTTTACGGATTCGGGGAACGAGGTTTGTCGTGGTACCGTCAAGGAGCTGTCTGTAGAGTTAGGGTTATCTGTGCGTGATATTCAACGCGTATGTCGTGGAGATCGTGTTCATGCAGGTCCTTATAGGTTTATGTTCATAGACAATGTTGTTTCTGGAGGTTGATGTTTCTACTGAGTAGTTTGTTGTTTTGCTTTTCTGCTGATGCTTACATTCTTGTCTATTTGTACGTTGATTGTTGAAATATTAACATTTAGAGTTTTCATGGTTGATCTATCTATTTTGGAGCAGTCTTTGGATGCTGCTCTTGCGTCGGAGACTGATGATTCCTTGCGTGAGTGGTTATTGTCCATACGTTCTATGGCTTAGTTGGTGTTTTCGTCATGTGTTCTTTTAGTGCTTATCATTTGTGGTTTTTACCTACTATAGACTTATCATCGGTACCTTTTTCTGGTTCTAATTCCTATGCATGTCCCACTTGTGGTTATGTTGATGAGAGTGGAGATGACTTTTATGTGGTTGGTTCTAAGACCTATCCTATCTGTTGCAATGAGCGTTTGAGTGGTGGTCCTGATGGGACAATTCACGATTGGGATGAGGTTCATTGTTGCAGACATTGTGGTCATGAATATTGGTTCTCGAATGGGTGTTTTTAGATTGTTTTTGATGACGTTTTATATGAGCATTAAGTTAGGTAATATAGAGTTGGTTTGCGGGGATTGTATGGATGTACTTCGGGGCCTTGCGGATAACTCTTTTGATTTGGCGGTTGTAGATCCTCCTTATGGTATTAAGAAGGATCGCCCGCGTGGAGCAGGTGTCTTGGCTAAGGCGTCTGATTATGCTGTCAAGTCATGGGATAGTGAGCGTCCTGCTGCGGAGTACTTTAAGGAGCTTCGTCGTGTCAGCAAGGATCAGATTATCTGGGGTGGTAATTACTTTGCCGATCTTCTTCCACCTTCGTCTTGTTGGCTTGTTTGGGATAAGCAGAACGGCGTGAACGACTTTGCGGATTGTGAGCTTGCGTGGACGTCTTTTAAGTCGTCGGTTCGTATGTTTAGTTACCGTTGGCAGGGCATGCTTCAGGGCGATATGAAGCATAAGGAGAAGCGTATCCATCCTACTCAGAAGCCTGTCGCATTGTATGGGTGGGTTTTGAATAATTACGCTAAGCCGGGTTTTCGTATTTTGGATACTCATCTTGGGAGTGGTTCTATATGTATTGCGTGCCATGGTCTTGGTTTTGAGATGCTTGGCATAGAGCTTGATTCAGATTATTATGCTGATGCTGTTAGGCGGTTAGAGTGGCATCAGCGTCAACAACAATTATTTTAACAGTCATGAGTACACGTGCTTCTCTTAGATTCATAGACGAGTATGCTAATGTTGTCTATGTTTACCGGGGCCATGATGGTTTTCCGGAGATTGTGGAGCCTGATATTGATCGGGTTTTGTCTATTGCGCAAGGTCGCTGGAGTGGTTCTGAGGTATCCTTGTTGGTTACTTTATTCTTGGCCGTCACTTACACAGGATGGCAGAAGCAGCGGTTGCCGGATTATGAGTTGACGACTTCTATTCATGGTGATGAGGAGTATTTTTATATTGTTCGGTGGAATACGGCCAAGCAAGCTTGGGTTCGGGAGGAGACTCACAATTAACACAACTTTTTTCTTCATTTTGTTTGGAGAATAAAATTAATTTTCCTACCTTTGTGTTGTGATCAGTATGGATTGCGATTGATTGTTGAACTTAATTGATTGTCGGGTTTTAAATTTCTAATCTTCTACGATTATGCTTTCTTTTTCAGATTTGAAGGTTGGACGAACTTATATCTTCAATGGGTTGGTTGGTTTTGACCGACCTGCACTTATCAGTCTTGTTGCAGTGGGTTTTCACGCCGATGGGACGTCTCCTTTTATTGCCATATCTACGGATGTCACAGACATGAGTGGGCGTCGTGTTGATATGTCTATATATCGAAAGGATATCGTTTCGGATTTGTATGACAGGGGTTATCGCTTTATCGATATTGATTCCTCTGTTTCCCTGTGTGACTCTGTTTTTTGTTTTGGTTCTATTGGGATTGGCTCGTTAGAGGAGCTTTAGATTGCTTTAGGCGGGTTGCTGACTATGTAAATTTTTACAAAAATTAACTATGGTGTCTTACTCTGATCTCAAGATAGATTCACACTATTTGATTCGTGCTTGTCATCTTGGAGATAATGAGCGTTTGGATATTAGGGCATGTGTGGTTGCATTCTGCCCTGATAGCGTCTGCTTAGGGATGACTTTTTACGAGGCTTCTACTGGTCGGAGGCGTCTTTTTAGCAAGTCTTCTTATGTTGGAGTTTCCTTTAGAGATTATCTTCATGCTCATCCTTTGTGTCGTCGATCGAAGCGGTTGAAGTCAAATTCAATGGTTGTGCCATTTAGGTGTGCTGATTTTTTGGGCCAGTTAGTTGCACTGGAAGAGTAGTTGTTATGTGGGCTGATTTCATTATTGGGGTTTTCATGTACCTGATCCCTATTATTGCAGTGCTGTGGCTTCTTTGCGACGTTGTTGTTTTTATAGGTCGTTTGCTTCGGCGGTTCTGCAATTATATATCCAAGAAATTTGGATCTGTGCATGGACGCTCGACTTAGTGCTTTAGAGCAATATACTGCTAAGATGGCGGATGTTCGGATTTCCCGGCATCCGCTTCGGCGTGATTGTATCTTTATAGTTAACTGTACTGAGTTTGACATTTATCAGGATGGTCACTCTCACGAGGAGGCTCGGGTCTTGAAGCAGTGTATTGTTAAGAAGAATCCGGACATGTTTTATGTTCAGGAGTCTTTTGGCGACGACGCTATGGTTCAGGATGGTGATATTATTCCGTGGGTTATTTACATGTCGTGTACAGGTTTGCCTCGGCTTCCTATGCTTGACGATCGGTTTTTGCTTGACGGTCTTGTTTACTCTGTTTCTGCTGTTAAGCCTATAAATCGAGATTCTCAGGGTGTTATTGAGTGTTTAGTTTATCCAGAGCGTAGGGATTTTATAGACTCTCTTGCTATTTATTCTGTGTCTTTTCATAGCAACTTTGTTCCTGTTTCTTTAGAGGATGCATGGGGTAAGGAGGTTGCTATGCAGATTATCTGGGGTGGTTATCCTGTTGAGATGTCTTGGGATAAGAAGACGTGGGTTCCGTTTGTTCCGACGTCGTCTGTCACGGTTCCGAATAAGGCGTCACGTTTGTTCATTCGCAGCGAGTCAGGGGAGGTTGCGGGCTTCGCTTTTGGAGGCCGTCCTTGTGGGTCGTCTGTGTCCGTGGCGGCAGGTTTCAATGGTTTACTTGACTCAGATGGTATTATGTATGTTGTACCCTGCACGAGCAGGACTTATGTTGGATAGCGATGGCAGTTTCTTTTAAGGATAAGTTGTGGTCTCAGTATGTCATTCCGCAGACGGTGTCTTGTTGGTATGGTGACGGTGTGACTACGCAGGCGGTTTCGGATTTGGATGTTCTTATAGCGTCTTGTGTTGATGAGCTTCGGTCGGACTTGTATATCACGGATTACATGGTTTTGAATTCCATGACCACGCATGTTGATGAGGATATTTTTGCGGTTGTCAACGCGAAGCTGACTTTTCCTTTTCAGGGTAACAGGAGTGTTCGTGTAGAGTTGGATCGAGGTGCTCATCAGATTCTGTGTCGGTATGTTCCTGCTCGTGTTACTTACCGTCGTTACTTGCGGTTGTCTGATCTTGATACTTTAGCAGGCGATCAGCTTGTTTTTGCCTTGATGTACGTGTTGAGCAAGATGGCTGAGAAGGAGTTGGCTATTTTGCGGTCTGTTGTTTTGGATGCAGATAATGGTCAGGTCAACTTGGATGCCTTGTCGGACTTTGCGTCTACATGCCGGAGTCGCTACGAGGAGCTGAAGGAGTCCATATTCATTTATTCGTCTGGAATCTAATTGGGGTGTTATATGAGGTTTTACGAGGATGTGATTGATAGTGATAACGCTGCGTCAGTTAATAAGAAGGCTCGTGATGGTCGCAAGATAGGCTTGGGTCTCTCGGAGTATCATCGTCATCGTGGAGGTGCAGATGCTCATGTTCCGTCTTTGGAGGACTTGCGGGAGCGGGCTCGTGAGGAGGTTGCGGACGCGGCGTCGTCTGATCGTCCGTCTGCAGAGGTTTTGGCACGGGTTCTTGGATCTATTATACCTGATATCTCAGTTGTGGAGGGTTCGTCGTCGGGCACGTCCTTTATTGTCAAGCTTCATTCTGGTTCCGGCTCTTTTAGGATTTGGTTTTCCGGTGACGAGATTACGATTGCTAAGCCGTCTGTGGATCGTGATGCAGTAGTTCTTGATGCTTCGTCTTGGTCGTATGGGGACTTTGGGTCTTTCATTGATTATGTTTTAGACGTTGTGTCAAGTGTCTCCAGCTACGACGATTTCATAGATTCCTTAGCTTATATTGCATAGGTCATGTTATTGCTTCAGTACGAGAAGGCGGTTTTAGAGTGGTTTCATGCAGCTTATCCTAAGTTGCGTGAGATGATTTATGCGGATGATATTGACAAGCTTCTGTCGAAGGATGCTATTGTGAAGTACCCCTCTTTGATTTACTCCCGGGAGGATAGTGACATAGTTTCCGGCGTTCCTTACGACTCTTATGAGACTGACGTTGATGGCAATCTTCAGCATATCCGGACTTTTCCTTTTGATCAGATTTATACTGCGAAACTTGTCACCGAGAAGCAGTCGGATATTTGGGCTATTGCTAATGCTATACGTCAACATTGGAGTTATGACTCTTATGCTCATGTTCGTCCGAAGGGAGCCGACTGGCTTTTGAATGTGGGTATGCGCCTTTTGTCTTTCCGTGTGGAGTCAGAGCGTGACAACTTGGATCGGAAGGGCGCGCGTCGTGTTTTGACTATGCGCTGGCGTTCGGTTCTTCAGCTGGAGGATTATGATGAAGCCATGCGGTGGTTGGGGTATAGAATTTACATTGTTCCCAACGGCGTGGAGGCCGAGGAGTGGTTAGTGGCGCAGGGTGATCTGCCTATCGGAGGTGTGGAGCCTACGGTTGATGATTTGAAGGTTTCCGTTTAGAGATAACTTGTGTAGCAGTACACATGTGCAGGTTTCGGGAGGTGGTTTGCCCGGGGCCTGCTTTTTCTTTGTGTAATCAGAAGCAATTATATATCCGTTAAATTAAATTGTTTTTTATTATGGCTTCGAATCTTATCCAAGTCGATTTTTTAGATGAGACTAACTACATCTCTGTTTCGGACGGTTCAGATATCGTCGGGGTTGTAGCAGATACGAACTGGGGTCCTGTTGGTGTTCCTACGGTTTGCAATAGTAGCGTTTATCGGACTTTGTTTAATCCTCAGGGTCTTGGTCGGTTAAATTCGTCTTTAGCTACTGTCACTCGTGTTTTTGAGATGGGTGCTTCATATGTTGAGGTTGTGCGTCTTGGTAAGGATACGTCTGCTTCGGAGCCGTGGGTATTTTTTAGCATTGATAGTACAGGCAAGCTGACTGCAGATGCTGGGTTTACTTACGCTAATGATGCGGAGGCCACAGATTTCACTTCTGTTATAGCGAGTGAGAATAATCCGATCAAAGAGGGTTCTGTTGCTGCTTTCCGGTTACGTTATCCGGGAGGTTTTCCGATGCGTGTGTCTTTGTCGTCATCCAAGACTTTCATGACGAAGCAGTTGTTTACTCTCACGCTTTCGGCTTTTTCCGGCTTTACTTATGATTCTTCCGGCAAGTCCACTCCATCTTTCAATAACACGTTAGAGACGTTGTCCTTTACTTTGGAGGAATTAGAGGCCAGTGGGGTTTCATACTTCTATGCTGATCAGATATCGAACAATTCAGCTTACTTTACTACGGATATTACGTGGGCATATTCGAATAAGTCTAAGTATACGACATCTTCGGGGGCTGTAGCTTCCTCGTTTACGAATGTTGGTATGGGTGATATTCAGGGCTACTCTGTATCTAAGGGTTCGGGAGATGTGGAGATGTCTATTCCTACCTATTCATCATCGGCTTTTGTGTCAGCTTATAAGTTGTTCGGGGATCGGGATATTTCTTCGTCCACGTTGCTTGTGAGCTCTTTTATTCCGTCTATGGATTCCGGGAAGGTACCAGAAGCTGCTACTTCTGCGACGGATGGTTTTGAAGATTACGCATCTGTTTTGTCGGCCATGTCCTCGGTTTCAGAGGCTCGCAAGGATTGCAACTCGTTGGTTGGTTTTCCTACCATAACTAATACTTACTACTGGAAGCCTAAAGGTGGTGCTTCTGATACAGGTACACGTGCGAATGCTGTTGCTTGGTTTAATTCTGCGGATATTAGCAATGCGGGCCTCCGCATGTTTACGTCAGGTATTGTAGGATGGGAGACTTATACTCTGCGCACTACTCTTGGAGTAAAACGCTTCGACTTGGATTGCACGGCTGCTTGGGCAGGCAGGATATGTGCTACGGCTTATGCACTTCATAATCGCAACCAGCTTCCGTCTTACAAGGCTTATGGTTCATTCTCGGGGTCTCTTGTTCGGACTCTTGATTTCGATACGGTTGTTGCTATGCATGATGAGGATGGCATCGGGTCTGTTTACTCGTCGGCTGTTGGCAACTACATCTTCTGCATCCGCGACTTGTATGGTGCTGGTGAGTCTTACTTCGCTCGCTTGAACGTCATGCGCGTTACGGCGGCGTTGCTTTCTCAGACTTTCGACATGGTCGAGGATGTTATTCATACGGATGTTGCAGCCAATCGGACAAACCGTCTTGCTTTGGAGGGTCGTTTGAATACGCTTCTTGGCAATTTCGCTGCTCGTCAGGAGTTGAAGGTGGAGTCGTATGCCAATGTGGGTGATGAGTTGAACTCCGATGTGAATACGAATGGAGGTCGTTACTTGCGCATTCAGCTTGTCTGCTACTTCATGAGTCTCACGGAGAAGGTATTCATTACGGTTGTAGCACGTGACGGTTCTGTTTCGGCAGATGTTTCGATGTCAGCGTAGTCTTTTATAGAGGTTGTTAATTCGATAAATACATTTAGGTCATGTCTATTAAGATATCTACTTTTACGAATGTCATCTCGAATCCGATGAATACGCATAACTTTGCGTTGGATATTCCGGGTTTTGAGGATTACGCCATCACGGTTCAGTCTACGACTTTTCCGTCGGAGCAGCTTAGGACTACGGTCTTATATATGGACGGTGAGGAGGTTCGTTACCCGACCATTCCGCAGAACAGCGGTACTTGGGGTTTCAATGTTCCTGAGACGGATGACGGGTCTATTGGTGCTGCCTTGAACGCCATCAAGGCTCAGATGTGGAACCAGAAGTCTGGAGCTTTCACGCCTGACATTTCTTTGTGGCGGGATATTACGGTTACCTGCCGGGATTTAAATTCCGTTGAGTCTTTCTGTGTAGTTCTTCATGGTGCATGGCTTCAGGGTCATAATGACATTCAGCTTAACAAGCAGAGTGTGGAGACTAACTTCCGGTACGACTGGGTTATCCGATATCAGTGGCTTGAGGAAAAGAATTTGCGGGGTAAATAGTTTATTTTTTCATTAATTAAACTTACCTTTGCATTGTTAGTGAACTTAAACTTATTTTTATGAATAGTGTAGATTTTTATACTGAGGTTGTAGGCGACGTTACCTCAGTCTCGACTAACCGGAGTGGTCATGTTTCGGATTCAGCTTCGCCTCGCAAGCGCGGTCGTGTTTCAGATTCGGAGGAGGTAATTGTACCGTTCTCTTATACGGATGCTGTGGTTCTCTCTCGGAAGCACAATGTTGACATGAAGCTTGCTGATGGCACTATGTGGAGTAATTATTCATGGATTAACGACGGTCATGAGGTTCGCTTGGATATGAGCGTCGGTGGTCTGGATACCGAGGCTCGAGAAGAGGTTTTCCGCGGGAGCCGTTCTAAGTACTTTAAGATGGATGAGGCTCTTGCTGAGACTGCTGCGGAGTATCTGCTTGTTCAGGTTATTGACGACGAGTCAGACTTCTACAAGGAGTGGATGTGGAAGAATCCGTCTAAAGAGTTGTTCGATACTGTTGCGAGGGTTGTTGCTGAGGTTCGTGGCTCGGAGCCGTCCGCCGAGGATGCCGCTGTTCTGTTGGATCGAGATCTTCCGACGTCTGATTCTGGGTATGTTCAGGATTCGGCCGAGGTTGCTAAGATTGTCGGAGAGCATGTAGGCAAGTCAGTTAAGAAGGCGTGTGTTAAAGACGATGCGACTTCGACCTATGCTGATTTGGCGGATGCTTTGGAAGCTGCCGGTATTCCTTATGCTCTTGAAGACTATGTTATTTGGGCGAACGAGCAGAAGTTTGACGGTCATGGCAATCGGGCAGACGCAGGTCAGATTCAGATTTATGGTATGGCCGCTGGTGCTTTCGAAGATCGTTATGATGAGCTTAGCGCTTTGTATAAGTCAGGTTCTGATCCGGAGTTCTATGAGAAGGCTCCTTTGGAGGTTTTGGGTATTCAGGTTTATGATGTTAAATCAGATAATGGTCCGTCTGCAGAATGGAACATTATTAATCCTACTATTGGTCAGGTTAGAGAGATTATTGATGCTGCTTTGTTCTGCTCGGATGAACATTTGTCGTCAGATGAGGTTGTATCATATCTTGATAACGATTTAGAGCTGAAGAGCAATAAAGTGAGCGACAGTGCACCTTGTGTTTGTCGCGGCAAGAAGGTTTCAGATGCATCAGAGGAGGTTGTTTACGATACTCTTGCGGAGGCGTTCAATAAGAATGGCATTGATTACTCGATGGAGGATTATGTTCTCTGGTCGGAGCAGATCAAACTTGACAATCATGATCAGGGCGATGAAGCGATGCTGATCGTTTATGCCAAGAGCAAAGATGCTCTGGACGGCGACGAGGCTCGTTTGGATGCTTTGTATGACGAGGAGGGTATTGATGGCTTCTATGCTAAAGCTGATATTTCGACGGTTGGTGTTCAGCTGTTCAAGAAGTTCGGCGACTATGGTGTAGCTCCGAAAGAGTACACGGTTACCAATCCGACGAAGTCTCAGATTGATGACATCTTTGATGCAGTGATGTTCTGCCACGAGGAGCATTGTGGCTATGAGGAGGCAGATGCTCACTTGGATGAGGTATTTGGTCCGATGAACAATGCTTCTATTACGGAGGGAGAGTAGGAGAGGCATCGTACGATTTCATTTAATTAACCGCTGTGGGCTGTGGGTTTATATTGTCCCACGCTCACAGCTTTTTGTTTAGGTTTCATGAGTTATCGCATAGAGGCATTTAAGACTCTTGTTTCGTCTCCGTTGACGAAGCGAGATATTACGATGGTGTGGCCAGCGTTACCTCAGTCTACCATCTTAGTTCAGTCTCTTACTTTCCCCACGGAGGATTTGGCTACGGTTACGGTTCCTCATAGGGGAGTTGACATAGAGCTTCCGACCCATGTTTTCAAGCCGGGTGATTGGTCCTTCGAGATACCTGATAGTGTGTTTACTACTGTTAGGTATGAGATTGAGCGTGCTTTCTATGAGCGTAAGATGCATACTATTACACTGATAATGGGTAACATGTTGGATGTTCTGGGGACTGATGGGGCTTTTAATTCACTTGCGCGTGTTGGTTCTATGGTATCCGCGTCTTTGCTTACGGCTGTTCAGCTGGAGAAGGCTTTTATTAAGGGCATTGATCCTGCTCAGTTTTCTAAGACGTCATCAGCCACGGAGGCTATTGTGTGGAACGTGAAGGTTCATTATACTTACATTTCGAAGTTATCACCTTTGGGTTAGAGTCATGGGGAGGTTAAACAGTTTGGTTAAGCAGGCTATTGCCAGTCGTGTGAAGTTGATGAGCCAGTCGGAGGGGTCTCTTGGTTCAGGTATTTTGTCTCAGGACCGTCCTATTGCGCCGTTGCTTCAGGGTGATTTTGTTCTTCGTTTTATATCCAATGGTAAGACATATGATTCGACTGACTTTTTGTTGACGGGTTTATCAGGGTTGGGGTCTCCTTTGTCATGGTCTGCACATGGTTCTGTGTATGGAGTTCCTGTGCCGTCTGTTCAGACGGATTATTTATCGGTAACATTTTACATTTCTGGGGACTACAATTCTGCATCGGTTAGCTTTCCATCATTGTTGTTATATGATGCCCAGTTCACGTCGGATGGACTATTACGGTTGCCTGTGGAGCGTACATTCACGACACGGGATGCTTATAATGATCTTGTGGCTAAATATGATAAATCTTTGAAGGATGCCGACTTTGATACTCGCCTTGAGTCAGAAGCGGCTATAAATTCTGCTTCGATGGAGGTTTTTGGTTCTTCGTCGGATTCTACGCTACCTCGCTATAATCGTCCTATCATTCAGCTTATTGCTTTGTGTCCGGATTCAGATTTAGTTTCTGCAGACAAGGAGCTTGTCTTGTGTGAGTTTACAGGTTGTGTTTTTGGCACGCCTACGCCATCTCCTAATCCGTCGGGTGTTTCGCCGATGTCTTACACTCAGCAGATAGGGTATCGGTTTATCACGTGGCCTGTCAACTCACTTTTGAATCCGTCACGTAAGCGAAATATTGGGGTTTATCCGATGGTTAAATCGGCAAGATAAATATAGTTATGATTATTACTTTACCTTCTAATGGTTTGTTTGGCCTGCACCAGACTGTTTTGAACACGCCGAAGCTGGGCCATATTCGGAGTATCAATTCTGCGTCTTATACGGACGAGCAGTTGAAGACGGAGTTTGTTCGGATGCTTTTGGAGCACCCGGAGGATCTATCTAAGATGACCTTGTGTGATCGGGATTTTCTTTTTGACGTTGCGGCGTCTGGTGTCTGTTTGAATCAGATTAGCACTGACTTTGTATGTCCTTTGTGCAAGGACGACAATGGGAATCCAGTAACCAATAGTGTTGTCTATGATATTACGCAGCAGGAGCTTATTGCTTTGGATGAGGGTACTCCTGTTGAGGTTAAGAAGCGTTGGGATGGGATTGATATGGATGTAACCTATCGTTTCTTGTCTGTTCCGGATGAGGAGAAGATTATCAATTACGCTCTTGCTGATTACGAGAATTACACCTTGCGCTACGAGCAGGCTTTCATTGCGGCTACTCTTGGTCAGCCTATCGGGTCTGTGTCCGAGATTGAGGCGAGCATCAAGCGCGTTGACGAGTATCCTATGTATGTTTACTTTTCAGCATTGTTGTTTAGTCAGATGACTTTTCATGGGGTTCCTCAGTATGCTATTGGTAAGTGTTCTCATTGTGGTGGGGATATTAAGGTTATAATTCCTTTTACGGCGGCTGTGACTACTATGGACTCTGCGAAGATTGTCAACAGGTTCATGAGCTTGTCGGGGATGGTTACTTTCAAGGATTTTCTGGATTTGTCGATGCCGGAGCTTTCCCAGATGGAGCTTAATCTGCGGAATTCCGGCGAGTAGTCTACAATTGGAGTGTTTATATCATGGCGGACGAGAAATTCAAAATTAGCGGCCTGAATGCGGCCTTAGATGAGTATTTATCGAAGATTGACAAGGTAAATCTGAGTCGGGAGTCTTTACTTGCCAATCAGAAGCTTCTGGAGGATTGTATTCGTCTTTCGGATTCTTTGGATTCGAAGATTAAAGCTATTGAGTCGTCTGGAGCGTCTGCGGGTGAGAAGTCTGCTCGTGCAGGTTTGCTGTCTCAGATCAAGACTACTGCTTTGAGTGGTGGTTTTGTTGATTCCTTGTTACGTCAGGAGGCTCGCGCTGTTGATTTGACTCGTCGTGGGACTGCGGCGTCGTCTTTTCCGAGTTTATCTCTTTCTGAGCGGAATAGTTTACAGTCTTTGTCTGCTGGTATTAATAAGTCGGGTTTGGGGCCTACTTTTTCACAGGTTTCGCCTGCTCAGCTTCGTCCTCTTCTTGACTGGTCGTCTCGTTCTGGATCTGCACCGTCTCGAAGGAGTATGATGTCATATATGCAGGAGAGTACTTTATCTTTGGGTAGTGGTCTGGACTCTCGTATTGGTGGAGATAGTGATCATCTTATTACAGAGCTTGCAGCAGAGGGTCGTCAGGAGAAGTTCGAGGAGGCTGTTGCTACTATTGAGTCCACGTCTGATGCTATTTTGGCAGCTCTTGGTAAGCAGCGCGGTGGTACTAATATTACCGTTGAGGCTTCTAAGCCGAAGAAGCCTAAGAAGGATCATGGTAGTTGGTGGTCTACCTTGAAGTTGCTTGGCGGGATTGCGGGCACTGCAGGGGCCTTATATGGTATTCTTAGTATCCCGAAGGTTCAGGATTGGATTAAGAAGAATATTATTGATCCGGATGGGAGGAATAACTGGGTTTCTAAAATTACCGATATCTGGGAGAAGGTTGTTAAGATTGCTCAGATGACAGATTCTTCTCGTGATTTCGCCAAGGGTTTTGCCAAGCATGGATATGATGTGTATACTAATAAAGAGGGTGGTTTTTCCGAGATTCCAGCGGTGGTTTCACAGGTGGATACAATTAAGACTAATCTTGAGAAAGCTCCGTCTGTTGATATATCTGGTTTGAGTTCAGCAGATGCTCCTTTGTGGCAGACATATTTAGCTGGTGGCATGAAGGCAGCTGGCTTAGTAGGTTTAGCTTTAGGGGCTTCCAAGACTGTTGGTCTTGGAACTATTGTCAAAAAAGTGATGACGTCAGGTCCTGTTGGATGGGCTCTTGGTGGATTGACAGCTACAATGATTTGGGCCACGATTCGTAATGCTCAGAAGGAGAATATGATTGCGGCTTACAATCGTGCTATGTTTCAGTATGTGGCAGAGCATAATTTGGGTGCGGGGTGGTTCATGATCGATGGTTACAATGAACCACAGCTTATATCGCTGGCTCAGATAGCAGACGAGTCTGGGGTGTCAATTTATAATGATTTCACCGAGGAGGAGAAGACGGGTACGGCTTTTGGTCTGATTTCTTCTTACGAGCGTGCTCGAACTGCTTCACGGCAGGCTGCTGTAGCGGAGGGGTTATTTGACGCTGGTGTTCCTTTACAGGGAGCTTCGTGGTTAGATAATGATGCCATGAATGCTTTGCCTGCCGAGGAGCGAAAAGCTTATTTTTTAGAAGGTTTTTCCAATTTATCAGATGGAGAAAAGGAGTCTTTTGTTAGGATGAATTCTTCTGCAGCTGCAGGTTTATTAATGGCAGGCAAGTTGGGGTCTGTACGTTTGGTAGACGATACACAGGTCACAGGTTATGGGGATCAGCGAACGGTGTATGGTAATCGGCCTATTTCTTTTTTTACAAATCAGGAGCTGGCTGATTATATTAATACATATGTAACGTCTGGAGGGTCTAATACTGTGGTTGGCAATCTTTATCCTACTGATAGGTTGCTTCCTTCTTATATACGACCTTCTCGTGGTTCTGCTTCTGAAAGTATAGCCTATGCTGTTGGTAGAGTAGCAGTTCCCGAGCAGGATTCACGAGCTCGGGATGCCAATCTTCATAATGCGTTAACGCTTGGAGGTATGGGTATTGCAGGTGGAGGCGGCATGGCTACTGAGGCTGATCGCCAGCGTTTGGTTAGTGAGGCGACGTTAACGGAGTTAAGGGAGCAGCGGGCAGCTACAGATAGGATTCTTAAACTTCTTGAGAGTGGCAGTGGTCAAAGTAACAATTCTGTGGTATCTTCTTCAGATGTTACGGTATATGCTGGTTCGCCTCGTCAGGGCAACTTTTAGTCATCTATGGATAGGAGTATTATAGGTTCGGGTGTTGAGGCTTTTACGGAGCTTTCCACGTCTGTTCTTGACGTATGGCTTGCAGCAGTATCGGCTCTCTCGGATTCTGATGACTTGTCTGTTAATGGGCGCGAGATGTCTCTTAGTGCCTTACGGGAGTTCTTGGAGTCTGCGTCTGTGACCGATCAGTCGGCTTTAGATGCTGTAGATCCTGCTAAGCTCAAGAAGGGTGATGATGAGGATGATGACGATGAGGATGGTGGTGTTCTTAGCTGGTTGATGTCTAAGGGTGCTTCTATGTTGCTTCCTGCGCCTATTAAGGCGGGTTTAGCCTTACTTGAGCTTGTCAAGTCTGTGGGTTCTGTAGCAGTATGGGGTCTTCTTTTGTGGGGAGGGTTCAAGTTGGTTAAGCGTGCAGCCTCTTCTTTAGCGGAGCCTAAAGACGGAGACGGGAATTCCATGACCGCTGATTGGGTTTTGGAGCCGACTTGGATTTCCGACATGCGTTCAGGTTCTGCTTCAGGCTCTGTATCCTCGGCGGTACTTGGAGTTGGTTATACTGAGCGCATGGCACAGGGGGTTGTTGGTGAGGAGCTTTACAAGCGTCTTGTTGGCGAGGAGTACGGCGATAAGAAGAAGGGTGCCGTGTCCACCTATTATGGAGTGACTGATAGTTGGCATTCTAAGGCTCATAGTGGTCTTGACTTACGCATTGCAGGAGGAACGCCGCTTCGGTGGCCGTTCGACGAGCCGGGTGTTATTGAGAAGGCTTATGGTACCAATAATGATGCGGGGGGTCTTTCTCTTATTGTTAGGATGAAGTCTGGGCGTCGTATAGGTATGGCTCACTTAAGTAGTAATACGGTTTTACCTGTTGGTGCAGAAGTAAAACGAGGGGATGTGGTAGCTATTTCAGGCAACACAGGCTCGCATACTTCGGGAGCTCACTTACATATCACCTTTAGAGACGAGTCTGGCTCGCGCGTCAGTCCTGTCACCTTTTCCAGCGACTTAGGAATCGTCACCTCAGCCACGGAAACGCCTCAAATTTCGCCGATCTCTCAGCAGTCGTCCACAGGTATTACTATAGGTTCCATCCTTGCCAAACAGACTAATAATATTGCCAACGTTCAGGACTTTGGTGTCAAGTGGAAGGGTCGTACTGGTACTAAGGTCTTGCCTGATGGTAGGCGTTTCGTTAAGTTCTCGTCCCCGGAGTTATCTTTGCGGGCTGCTTATATGACTTTGCTTGGCTATCAGGATCGACGCGACATTTCACGTTCTAATGGTCAGTGGGTTACTTTAGGTGATGTTAGCCGTATGTATGTTGGAGGCAATATGTCAGGTCGCCCTGCTTACGCTGGTGACGACATTCCGGCATGGGCTTCTAACGTAGCTTCTTATGTTGGTGTTCGTTCGGATCAGCCTATAGACTTACGAGATGCTGATACAGCCACTAATGTGTTACTTGGTCTTGTTAAGCAGGAGTCGGGTACGGTTGTGGAGCCGGAGGTTGCCAAGCGTGTCGTAACGTCTGTTTTGCGGGAGCGTAATTATGGCTATAATAATCAACGGGGTGAGGTAGTTTTACCCAATGTCCAGAAGTTTTAGGCAATTACAATAATTTCATTGGTCTAAATTTCCCTATATTCTGCGATTTTCCTAATGAGATTTTCTTGATTATTTGTTCAAAAGGTTCGTTTTAGGTGTCATAGTTTATTTTATTTACATTTTGGTAGTCTAAAATCATACGTAAAAGGTAGATTTTAGGAGCTTATCTATTATTAGATGAGTTCTTTTTCTTTTAGGGGATTATCCGGGGTCCGGGGTGGTATGTCTTGTTGGGCCGGGCCTTCTTCTTTTATCGTAGGAGCTTCTGGTATTTCGTCACTCGTTCTTCTGCTTCGCCTTTGGCGTTTATATTCATTTGGTTATCTGCGCCTTTCGGCGTTTACTTAGAGTTTAGCTTCAGGTGTAGTTGTTAGATTTAGTCGATGCTTTGAGCAATTCTATATCCGTTATTTTAGCAGATTGGTCGTCACTTTCATCAATTCTATATCCTATAATTTGCGTTTGTATAGAGTTCAAGGTTGTTGCTTGGAGCAATTTTATATCCGGTATTTTTACTTTAGAGCTTGCTTGGAGCAATTCTATATCCGTTTTTTTGTTGTTATGGTTATGTTTTTTGAGTTTTTTTTGGGGTTATGCAATTATATATCCATAAAATGTTTTAGTCATGCCATTGGACATCCAGCGTTTGCGCGAGTTAAATAAGTTGTCGTTGTATGTTACGTGCTGTAGCGATCCTGCGGGTCGTTTGAGCATGGGTAGTGCTGGTGTTTGGAAGTTTTCGATGTATAGCGAGGGTGGTCTTGGTTTGGACGCTGGCATTACGACCGAGGATCTTATTCCGGGCGGTGTTGGTTCTACTAATATTGGTAAGTTTCTGTCAGGTGCTGCTCAGATAGGTTGGGGTCTTGTACCGCAGGTGGACTATAGTCGTAAGTTTTTGTTTCAGGGTACGAGTCCTTTGAGCTTCAGTAGTAAGTGTTACTTGGTTTTGGAGGATGACGTTGTTAGCGACTTTTACGATCCTTTGCTTCGGTTGTTTTTCCTGACTTATCCTCAGCGTGGTGCTGAGATGAGTAAGAGTATTACGGAGAGTGTTTCGAAGTTTGCGTCGGACTTTGCTAAGGATGCTGAGAAGCATAAGGATAGCTTTTGGTATAGTTTGGCAGACTTTTTACTTAGGGGTAATAGTGGTTCTGGGGGCATTTCGGGAGCTGTTGATTGGGTTAGCAGGAATTTCAACGGTCTTTTCGGGGATGTTTATAGTTTGTATGCACCTCCTACTTTTCGGAGTCCTATTGTTAGTTGGGTTACTGGAGGTCGTAAGAGCGGCGTCGGTGCCGATAGTCGCACCTTGTCTAATGGTGTCGAGGTTCATTATTATCCGAGTACTAATAGCGGTTTGTCCGTAGGTTACGGTCGGAGCTTCGTGTCGAATGTCTATATAAAGAGTTTGGGTGTTAGTATTCCGAAGCTTTATTATAGTGGTGGGTTTCCTCAGGTTATGGAGGTTAGTCTTACGTTTGAGACGCTTCGCGTTGCGACGAGTGATATGTTGTTCGACAGCGTTTCGGGTCGTATGACGGGTTTTTAATTTTGGGTGCTATGACTATTGAGGAGGCTTATCAGAGTTATGGTTATTTGACGTATGTTTCGAGTGAGGGTGACAATCTTCTTTTTGTGTGTCGTCGTCTTTACGGCAGCGCTTCGAGTTACTACCGTCGGATACTTTTGGTTTTGAATCCGCGCGTAGACTGGCTTAGTCTTCCGGGTGGTGTTAGTATTGTTTACCTGAGTCCGGAGGTTGTTAGTATGAATTCGTTGTCATAGGGTTATGTTATGGAGCTTCGAGTAGATTGCGATGGTGTTTTGTATCCTGTTGTTCGGTGGGGTATTCGTGAGAGTGTGTGGAGCTTCAGCAGCGAGGTTTGGATGGAGTTGCCCACTCTTCTTCAGGGCGATGTTTGGGAGTGGCGTGGTACTGGTTGTAGGTACGTTGTTGTTTCCGTAGAGGTCTTGGGCGTCAATTCGTATCGTTATCTGAGTTATCCGGAGGGTTACTGGAAGATGTGCGGTATGTTGCGTCAGCCCGTGTGTGGTGATTATACGTTGTCGGATGTTTGTAGCGTTTTGGGTTTGCCTTTTCGGAGTCTTCATAGTTTGAGTAGCCTTGTTCGTCATTGGTGGTGCTTCGGGTCTCTTCGCGGTTCTTACTTGTTCGAGACGTTAACACTTGGGGGAGCTTGTAGCGGTGGTGGGTGTAGTACCCTTCATTATACCGTTGGTGGGGATTTACTTTATTGCGATTTGCTTGCGTCTTGGGCTATGCCGAGTTGTTTTGGGTTCCGGGGTCGTAATGACAGTTATAGTGTATGTCGCACGTCGGAGCCGGACGTTCCGGGTCGTCTTCGGATGTATTTGGACGGTGACGGAGGTGTTTCGGATGGCGTTGACCTGACGTTTGGGTCGTCCGGGAGCTTGGTCGGCGTTTATAAGAGTTACTTGTCGAATGACGAGTTGAGCTTGGATCGTCAGTGGCGGAGTCGTAATGGTTACTGGCGTAGTTACTTGCGGAGTCGTAGTTTTACTTTTCGGGGTGTTGAGCTTGTTGGCGGTACGTTGTGTTGTGGTGGTTCTTGTACTTACCTTGACGGTAGTTCCGATGGTCAACACTTTGTGTGTGTAGGATATCGTTCGTCTTTTTGCGGCGACGTTCAGGATATCGAGTTAGACGTTGTACGCGTAGATTAGCTTTTAGGGATGTTAGTTAAGGCAGAGGTTGTAGGCGGTTCGTCGAGTGATCCTCTTGGTTTCGGGAGGGTTGAGTTGCGTTCGAGTGGTTTATGGGATCGTAGCTTGCGGATACCTGTTGTAGGGAATGTTGCTTTGAATGAGGGTGACATTGTCTTTGTAGACATCAGTTGCGGAGTTGATAGTCCTTTGGTTCTTGGTCGTAGTCACGATAGGAGTTGGCGTACGCATGGTAGTTCTTTTGGTTCGGGTTTCAGCTTACTGTGGGAGAGTGTTAGTTCGGACGGTTCGTCTTGGAGTGTTGCTTACACGGAGGGTGATGAGTTTTGGTTTGAGAACAGCAGTGGTTTGGTTTTAGGTGCTTGTGGAGACACTATTCAGTTTCACGATGGTTCCCATGGCGGTCTTGTTAACATTTCGAGTTTGAATAGTTTCATTCAGGCTGTGCTGCGGGACTTAGCTGTTTTGGGTAGCGGTTCGAATGTTAGTAGTTGGCTTTCGGGCGATGGTCTTAATTTAGAGGATACGACGATTTTACATTAGGAGTTATGTCAATAGTAGTTCAGCCGTCGGTTCCTATTTCTATACCGACCTTTCCGCTTAGTTCAGATGATATTTATGCACGTCAGTTTTCGAGTCTTTCGTCGTCGGAGCCGGATTCGGACGATACGTCGTCGGCCTCAGATACGGGAGGTTCGTCTAATCGTTCCAAGGTTCGCGAGAATCGTCGTGCAGCACGCCGTGCGAGTCGAGAGGCGCGCGCGGAGGCACGTCGCGAGGGCTCTGCCGCTGTTCGTGCTTCTATAGATCAGAAGTTGACGGAGCTAAATACTCAGTTATCATCGTTGTCATCTGGGAGTGTGGAGATAGTTTCAGGTGTTCCGGGCTTGGCTGGTGTGAAGTTATGGATTGCTGATTATGATTTGACTTATATAAAGCCTTTAGAGGCAGAGTTAGCTACTATGTTAGCTCAGGGCGGGTTAGGCGCAGCTATGGGTACTGCTCCTACTTTAGCTATGTCGGATTATAAAGCTTTGGCTTTGGAGCTTTCCTTATACAAGGACTATCTGTCCCAGATTCAGATATGGTATGATGCTGAGGTATTACGTTATAGGGCTATCATGGCTGAGATAACGTTGGCTGTTTCAGTGATTAGCGGCATCTGTGCTTTATTTTCGTTGAGTTCCGATCCTTCGGTATCATCTTTTTTGTCGGCGTTGTCTGTAGCCTGCTCCTCTTTGAATTTACTTGTGGGTAGTTTGTGATTACTTGTAGTTATTATTCTTACATTTTTTACGTCATTGTCCTGTAGATTAAACTACTCTTCTTATATCCATTGCGAGGTTCTGATATGGTGCCTTTAGAAGAATGCGCTTCGTCGGTCCTCTCTTATGCGTGGTGTTGCTTTTAGTGTGGCTGCTGTTGATGCTTTGGAGAAGGAGTTGTTGGATGCTTTGGACGCTTATTTTGTTGTTGGCTTGCGTTAGTGCATCCTGTTGTATACTTTGGGTGCGTGGGCTTTTCGAGGTTCAGGCGTTTTGTTTCCGGGGTTCTGCAATTATATATCCATAAAATTTGTAGAGTGTGGATATACCTGCTTATCTTCCGAATGTTAGGGACTTGAGTTTTGTTTACGGGTATGATGAGTTTCGTCAGACCCTTTATTTGTTATTGAAGACGGAGTACGGTCGCTTTTTGCAGAGTCCGGCTATGGGTTCTCGAGTTGCTCCACATACTATCGATGGTGGTTTGCTTCAGGCAGGTATAAGTGCGACTATCGAGCAGCTTTCCGGCTGTTCTTGTGAGAGTGTTGTTGTGTCTGGGGATCGGGTTATAGTTCGTGTTTCCTATCGGGGTTCATTGTCTGATTTTGAGTATAGTTTGGGTAGTTTTTAATCTTGGTGTTTCATGGCTCGAGATATAGAGGATATTTATGATTCGCTTGTTGAGTTGATAGGCTCTCGGAGTGGTTCGTCATGGTCGTCGTTAAAGGACAGCCTTGTTGGCAAGGAGCTTTTGTGGGCGGGTGCCAATATTGTTAGTGCTACGGAGCTTTTGTCGGATAGTGTTAATGGAGTTCTTGACTTGTCACGTTATGATCTTCGTCAGTTGCTTTCGTATGCTTACACGAATGAGGTTCCGGTTGACTTGAGTCGTCCTGCGAGTGTTAAGATATCGTTTTCCGGGTTCTCGAGCAGTAGTCCTCAGACGTTTGCACCGTTCTCGTTGTGCTTGCGTGTAGGCAATTCGTCGTTTTATAATATTGGTTATTGCGATACGAGTGGTGAGGTTGACTTGTATCAGGGCGTTCCGCAGTATGTTATTTCGGGTTCTGATTTCCGGTCGTCTCTTCCTTTTCCGGCGTCCGATTTGGCGTACGGAGGTCCGTGGCGTTTATATTTGGAGCTTCGCGAGGGACGTTATCAGAGTAGTTACGTGAAGCTTGGTTCGGATGTTTTGTCGTCGAGTGTTTGGGTTTTCGCGCGCTCTATAGGGACGTCTGGTTCGGGTTATGGTCCTGTTTTTCCCTACACGAGTTACAATGCGTCTTTATCGAATCCGTCTGCTAAGTTGTACAAGGTTCGTAGCTTGTGGGATGAGAGTTGTGTTGTTCTGTTTGGCGACAGCAACTGGGCTCAGCCTGTTTTGCCGAGCCAGTATGACTATTGTATAGTTTGGCTTCGTGGGACTTATACTCGTTTCACGGTTACGAGTGGTCTGTCTATTGAGGTTACGGGTGCGTCGTCTGTTTCGTCGTTGAAGCAGCTTTCGCGTTCCGAGTCGGGTGTTGGTTTTCGCATTGTGAGTTCGGTTGACGGGGAGTCTCCGAGTTTGTCTTATGCTCGGAACTATGTTATTTCGTCTATTTTTCGGGATAGTGGTTTGGTTACGGAGACTCAGATTCGTAATTTTGTTTTATCTTTTCCGAGTGTCCAGAGTACTTATTTGTCTGTTTCGCCGCAGTCTGTTGATGTTTATGTCAAGCCTGTTACGGAGGGTGATACGGCTTTTGGTTTCATAGCCGATTACTTATATCAGTATGGTGTTAGCGGCATTCGTTATAGTGTTTCCGTAGCTACAGCGTTACCTTTTATTATTTCTCTTCGGGCGTCTACGTCTGACAGTTCGTCGTCGTTGATTCAGGCTCAGAATTATTTGCGTCAGCTTTACTCTTACGCCAATGTGACCTTGTCGACACGTGTTTCGAGTGCTTTGGTTCAGCAGGAGCTTACGCTTCAGGGTCTTAATGGCATTGTTGCTACGTTGTATGCTCGGGAGTCCGTTCCGGAGGATACGGGAGGTTCTTTTACGCTTCAGTCGTTGCCTGCTGTTGGTTCTATTGTTTTGCGGGATCGGTCTGGTTTGACTTTTGGTTTTGATTCTGACGGTCGTTTTAAGGAGTATGTCGAGTTGAGCAGTACGCTTGCGTCGTTGTTGAATTCCGAGGGGGTTATGGTGTCTGGAGTTGGTGATTATGTTTGGCTTGGCGGGAATAATGTAAGTTATCTTGTTTCGCTTCTTGACGGTCGTTTACTTCTTTCGGATTCGTCTGTTTCTTTTGCTGCGGAGTCTGCTCAGTTTGCACCTTATTCGGATGGTCTTCTTGCCTTGTGGAGTGGGAGTGACAAGGATGTTTCGTTCCGTCTTTATAGGGATTCATCTATTTTCCATGCGGGTCGTTATTCCTTGTTTGAGCGTCCGTCTTACGTCACTCTTGTTTCGTCGTCGGATCCGTTTGGTTTGTTTAGGTTGAAGTCTTACGAGACGGTTAGTGTTTATAGTATTTTGGGGGTTAGTGGCTCTGGCTCGGACTCAGATTTTCTTATAGCCTCTATAAGCTATAAGTTGAGTGTCAGCAGTTCTCCTGTTCAGTATGGTTTAGCTCGCTATCGTCGTTCTGGTTCTGAGTATTACTTGGACTTGACTATGATGCTTGCTAATACGACGTCGTCCTTTGCGTCTGCGTCGTCTTACTATGACGGTGTTTGGTATATGCCTCTTTCGTCGGATTCGTCGGGTAGTCTTTCCGGTTTCTTGATTCATAATGAGTCGTCTCCGGGTCTTGGTGTTACGAATGAGGCTGGCGTTTCGGTGTGGTCTAAGTCTTTGGATCTTGAGCTTATTTCAGGAAGCGACTCTGTGGGTTCTTTGTCGGGTGTTAATGTTTTGAGCATGCGTGTTGTGAGTCCCACTTACATGGTTATGATCTACGAGCGCGATTCGAAGCGTTACTTGGGGTTAGTATACTTTGTCATTAGTTCAGATACGGTTAGCAAGTTCCGTTATAGCATTTCCAAGGAGGAGTCTTTTGCTGCTCCCTACGCAGATTCGATTGTGAATGTTTCCGGGACGTCTTTGACTCTTGTTGGCACGCCTACGGGTGGTGGTTCGTCGTTGTCGTCGTATGTTTTCTGGCATGGCTCCTATACGAGCATTGGTAGTGGTTTCTTGTCGTCCTATCGAGTTCTTTCGGCGGCTACGGCGGGTTCTTATGTTTTGACGAATGCGGGGAGTGTTGATTACTCTACTGGCATTATTTACGGTCTTGGAGGTTCGTCTGGTAGTTATGTTGAGTATGAGGTTGGTTCGACCTTGTCAGGAGGTTCTACATATCCGCTGTTGAGTAGTGTTGTTGTAGAGAGTTAATGCTATTTTAGTTCATGGATTCAGTAAGGCAGGCTTTTAGGCGCTATTTCATAGATGAGCTTCGTGTTGATCCGGGATGGTCAGAGTATATAGACCTTCTTGTTTCGGCATTAGATGTTCGTGCTCTTCATTATCTTCAGTCTGCGGGTGTTCCTTTTGAGTTTTTGTTTTCGGCGTTTGGTTCTCTTTTCGAGAGTAGCAACTCCTTCGTTCAGGTTTATCATCATAAGGATGGTGAAGATGATAAGGATGCCTATACTCTTTTAGGTTTCAACATGCCCTTTGGGGCTACTACCTATTATGACTTTGGCGAGGCTCGTGTTACGAGTATGCTTCAGGATGTTAAGGATGGGTCCGGAGTTCTTACGTCGTGGGCTACGTGTTCCTTGTGGGTTGTTCCGGATACTGTTACTTTAGAGGCTCTCTTAGCTTCTGGCGACGCTTGGGCTTCTTTCGTCGCTGAGAACGCTGTTTGGGACACGTCTGCCGACTTGTTTAAGTATGATGCTACTACACCGTGTTGTTTCTTTGTCCGGGTGTGGGATTATCTTCATGATTCGTCTGATTCTTTAGTTTCTTCCGAGACTCCGAAGGATCCGTCTTGTGTTGGTCTTCAGCTTGTAGGTGTTCCTGATGGTGTTAATGCATCTTTCGTTTCTGGTGCTCGTCAGTCGTCAGGTGTTGGCAATAGTTTGTATGGGGTTTCGCCTTATGCTGTTTCACTGTTTCGGCGTCTTTTTGGTCTTGGGGTTGATTACACCCTTTGTCCTTTTAGGGTTTACTTAGTAGCAGGTTCTAATTTAGGTTCGACTACCGTAGAGTGGGATTCTTGGGTTGAGTTTCGTCAGGTCTTAGACGCTTTGAACTCTTTTGCTCCTTTATCCGGGAGTGGTTACTCTGAACTTGTAGGGTTGGTGGCTGCTGAGGATAGTCTTGTGTCGGCAGTTCACGACTTGTGGGGTACTGGTGATAATGTGGTATCGTCTAATTCTCCGTCTGCGTCTTTGCGTGCCGTTTTCGCCAAGTATGGGAGTATTGTAGGTTACGACAAGAAGCTTTGGGTTGTTGGTAATAATTCTCTGGGCTCGAAGCTTATTTATCTTGCAGGTTATCCTGCTTCGTCGAGTGCGTGGGGTCCGTCGTCTCGATATGTGTGGGCCTCTCCGTCGGAGACTACTATTTCGGAGGAGGCGTCTACGTCGTCAGCTCCGGGTGGTTCTTTTAAGGTTGGTTATGGTGGTGGTTCGTCAGCAGGTAGAGGCTGGTCTGCAAAGTTGACGTCTGATTATAGTGTTCCTCCTCAAATATACCATTCGTCGGAGTTGCTTCCTTATGCTGGTTTTGAGGGTATTGTTTTTGGCACTCCTGTTTCTGATGCCGATCCTGTTTCTATTCCTCTTGTTACTCCGGATTCAGCTACGTCTGCGTCGTCTATTTCTTATGGTATTACGAAGGATTATTATGATTTATCTCTTAATGCTGGTTCCATTGATCGTCTTGTTTTGTCCTTCGGTTGTTCGCAGGCTCAGTTTTATTCCATGCTTCTGGCCCGTGGTTTGGCTTCGTCGGAATCTGAGTGCGATGCTTTTATACGTCGTCTTGAGGATATATTATCGGCTTCGGTCCCTATAGGCGTTAGGGTTCAGGTAGAGTTCAACTATCGTCCGTCTCGTGTAGAGTTGAGTTTTGTGGTTAACACACCGGATTTATCTCCTTATGTTTTGTTTGACGACGGAGGTTCGGGAGTTTCTACTAAGACTATTTCTGTTGGAGCGGTGGCGGGCTCTACTACTGTAGATATTCTATCCAATTCGGAGTGGGTTGTTAGTGGCAGTGGTGTTGGTCCGTTTGCTCGTGTGAGTGCGGACGAGAAGGTATTTTTGCCTACGATTCATATTGATGTTCCGATTGAGGGTTCTCAGGATTTGAACTTCATGACTTCCGAGAATGAGTTATTAGTTACGTCCGACGGAGATAATGTCATTGTTCGAGAGGGTGGGGATTCTACCGTTGTTTATGTTCAGACGAACGAGGGTTTTAAGTTAATAAAAGAAGGTTCATGATACAGGTTCGTAGTGTTTCCGCCTTATCGGATGGTGAGGTAGGAGTTATTTGCGCAGAGGGTATAAATCGTCTTATAGGTTTACTGGGAGGAGTAGAGACCAATATCTCGTATCAGCAGTTGACTAATGTTTTATACTTCAACAGTAGTATTGGCGAGTTGCTTACGTCGTCTGCTTCCGTTGATTTAACGTTTGAGCAGGTTCAGTCGTATATTATTTATTGTACTGCTGTTGGTTATGGGTTGGTTGTCGGGAGTCCGGAGCCGTTTGTCGACTCTGTCACGTCTAAGACTTTAGGTTCGTCTGTTTTGGTGACGTCTGTACTTACCGCCGACGTTCCTGTTGTAGGTAACGGTGTTGTGGGTGGTTTTGGTCTTTTGCTTGGCGGCAATCTTGAGTGTCATAGTGAGGGCAACTTGCCGGGTGTTCCGTCCTTCAATTACTTGCCGGGCAAGGAAACAGGTAATGAGCGTTTGTTTGTGTTTACGATGCCTGCAGAAGTCATCAAGAAGGAGAAGGATACCACTTTGTCTTTACCGTGGGAGATTGTGTACCGGAATGTGTAGGGCGTTATTACAACTTTTTTGTGTGAGCTACGTTAATGTCAGACGTAGCTTTTTTGTTATATGCGGAAGTTTTTGAAGGATAATTGCTCTTTGATGGAGCATCAGGTTGACTGCTGTCGTTCTCTTATTTCTAAGCGTCGTGCTTTATTTGTGGACGCTGTAGGGAATGGTAAGTCTTTGATGTGTCTTTATTCTTATAGTTATCTTCGGTCTCGTGATAGTGTAGATTTGATGGTTGTTTTTACACCTCTCAATGCTTACACGAAGGAGATCTGGCTGAAGGATGCTCAGAAGTTCACCAACTTGCGTTGCTTGTCTATTGACGAGTTAAAGAAGCGCGTTTCGTCTGGGCAGTCTGTCGAGGAGGCTATTAGTGATGTGGATGTTCTTTACGGGAAGCATACACATTGTAAGACAGATTACGCTTTGCTTCGGGAGCTTTATTTGCTGGGGACGAAGAAGCGTATTTTAACTACCGTCGATGAAGTTCATGCATGCAAGTCGCCTAAGACGGAGCTTACAACAACATTGAGTCTTTTGCTTCGCAACACTTACGCTTTGTGGGGTATTACAGCGACGATCTTGTCGAAGAATTGTATTGACACTTATCATATCATCAACTTTGTTTATCCACGTTTTTTCCGGTCTATTCGGGGCTTCCAGAATCAGTTTTGTCGTATGGAGTCTAAGGTCATAGGCCGGAATCCGGATGGTTCCTTGAAGAAGGTCTACACTATTGTTGACTATAAGGACCCGAAGGCGTTGATGGATTACTGTTCGTCGGTTTTGGTTGTAGGTAGTCCTCCTGTTGAGGCTCATGTTCATATGGTTCCTTACACGATGTCTGAGGAGGAGTCAGACTTGTATGCTCGTGTAGCTAATGGCATTATGTTGTCGGGGGCGGATGATGAGGATGACACGTCGTGGTTGAAGCGTGCTTTGTCTCGGGATGATATTCTTTCCCGAGATGTTAAGTCAGTGAAGGACTTGGAGCGTCATTCGTCGCGTTTTATCTATCTTCAGGCTGTCACGGATGGGTGTTTGAATGATGACGGCACGTTTGGCACGAAAGGCGGCAACAAGGTCAAGGCTCTTATTGACTTGTGTCGTGATATTGCGAGCCGTAATGAGTCTGCTCTTATTTACGCGGATTACTACACTACGGTTGATGTGTTGCTTCATCATTTACGGCGTTCTGGGATTAAGGATTCTAACGGGAAGGATATTGTTGTTGTTGAGCAGTCGTCGCGTGTTGGTTTGAAGAAGAATCAGGTTACCGAGTCGATGTGTTCTCTTAGGAGTTACTTTATAATCATGACTCGGTCGGCTACAGAGTCTGCGAATTTCACGTTTTTGAATAACGCTATTCTGTTTGACATTCCGGTAGTCCCTATTTCGGTTATCCAGTTTGTAGGTCGTATTACACGTCGGTCGAGCAAGTTCTTAGGCAATCTTCATGCTTGGTATTTTCGCAATGGTGGTGACATTAGTGAGTATAAGCTTCGGTTGGTTGGTTTTAAGACTTACATGCAGGAGCGTATATCCTTTGAGGTTCCTAATTTTCCGAGAGAGTATGTTAAGGCGATGACTGACGGAGAGCACTTGAAGATGGCTAAGCGGGTTTTGTTATGGCATGACTTGAAGCCTCAGAAGGTTAAGCGACCGGACGCGCCTGCTTCTCCGCAGGGCACATTGTTTTGATGGTATTTGGAGAATTAAATTAATTTTCATATCTTTGTGGTATGTTATTAATTTTGGTGATTATGAAGAAGGATATTGCTTTTGTAGATGTTGTTTGTGAGGATGAGGCTGATGCTTCTTGTCAGGGCATATCTTTGGTTCCTGACTCAGCTTTGGAGCCTAATGAGGAGGAGGTTATGGATGCCTTATCGAAGCATGTAAAATCTGATCCGGGTTATTTTCGAGGTGCTTCTCAGGAGTCTGCAGATGCACTTACGGATTGGTTATTACATTATGCAGGGTTTTAGTATGCTCTTTACCCTTTTAAGATTATGTCTTCTGATGAGTTAGAGTTAGTGTCTATGCAATAGATCATGGGGAAAGGTTTATACACTTACCGGGGTTACCAGTTTCTCTCCGACGATCGTCGCGAGGAGCTTTTGGAGTTCATTTTGGATTACACGGGTCCTTACTTGGGTCACGATCGTTTTGTGGTTCAAAACTATCTTTTGATTTCGGGTCTTGTTGCGGATGCTTTACTTCAGGCGCGTGCTGCGTTTTGGTTTATGCATACTCATCTGGAGGATGTTGTTTTAGGTGATTGTACTTTGCATTCTCTTTTTGAGGAGACAGCCCGGTTTGCAGGCATTTCGGTTTCTAAGACGAAGTCGATCTATGCGTCAACATTTGACGGACGGTGCTTGCGCGATATATTGCATAAGAAGCGGCTACTTAACGCTTCGTCCACTTCGGGTGTGAAGTAGCAATTATATATCCTGCAAACCAAAACATTTTAGTTTATGGATATTACGGGTATTTTTTCGGAGAGCTTCTGGTGGGTTGCTCCTGTTATTTCTGCTGCTGCTGTATTGCTTGCTGGGGTTGTGAATGGTCTTTTCAAGATCGAGAAGGGTATTTGGCCTCAGGTTGTGGCATGGGTTCTGGCGTCCGGTCTTTCTGTTGGGGCTTATTTCGCTGGTCTTGTAGAGATGGGTGATCCTCAGTGGCTTGGCGTCGTAGCCTTGTGTGTTGTCACGGGTTTGTCGAGTAATGGTATTTACGATATTCCTACCATTAAGGCATGGGTTGATGCTTGGTTTGCCAAGAAGCCTACGTCGAAGCAGAAGAAGGTTCAGGGGTAGTTTGAGTTAGTTCCTGTTGTGTTGCTTTTTACATCCTGAGCCTTATCGGTGCCTTTTTAGGCACCGTTTTTTTTTTACGTTTATCTATACAATTTCTTGAGGTCTTGGTGGTCTAAAGTTTTTTTATTATGTCTAAATTAGTAGAGTATAAAGGGAACACTTTTGAGGTTTTGGAGCCGGATTATTCAACCTGTTTTTCGTCTGCTATTGGTACCTTCCCCCATCATTTTAAGGTTGGAGATCGTGTTACGGTTATTCCGTGGTTTGTGACTAATACGGACGATGATTTTACTTATCATCTTCTTGGGGCTCGGATGTTGATAGATGTTTATGGCGGGAAGTCATATACGATCGCGGATGTACTTCCTGAGTGCGTAGAGTCCAAAGGTCGTTCGAGTTATGGCGACGCCACAAGGGTTATGTATAAGTTGATGGGTTGCGGTGATCGCTTGTTTTCGGCAGATTTATTTTGCGAGTACTACTTGAATGTAGACTTTAACAGGCGGTATGCTTCCGACGACGATCTTGATGTCAAGCCACTTGATTTTGAATCCAAGCCAGATATGCCTCCTGTTTCGGAGTGCAGCTGTGGTGGTGAGGTTTCTGATAATGTGAATACCAATCTATCGTCCGAGGCTTTGGGCTCCGAGTCTTTCGACGATTATCGGCATCGGGAGCGCACTCGGCTGGAGTTGGAGCTTGCACTTTTAGATGCGAAGGAAGCTTGTGATACTCGCTATCGGAAATACATGGATAGTTTGAATAAGCTTCCTTTGGATATTGAATTTGTTCTGGGGTTGTATGATGCTTACCAATTGGCCGAGCGTCGTATTGCAGATTTGGAGCACATCTATCATACTTTGTTTCCAACCCCGAAGGCGTCTGATTGTCCTTCGAGCTGCGAGACGGAGTAGCCTTTAAGTTTCATGAGCACGCGGAGTCTGTTGTTTTCATTGCGTCCAGAGTTTCAGCAGATTTCGCGTGCTTTTTTTTGTTATTGGGTACATTTTCTATTCATAATTGCTACGACTTTTTATTCGATTAATTTGGACAATTAATTCAATTTTCGTATCTTTGTAGTCCAGACATTCATGGTTGTTTTTATCTTTATTTTTCTATGTCGAAGCTTGTAAAGTTAAAGGATCGTACTTTTGTGGTTTTGACTCCTGTTCACACGGTTTTGCTGGATGTTCACGGCAAGAATATTCCTACTCCGAGTCACTTTGAGGCAGGCAATGAGGTTCATATTATTCCGCCTTGCTTTATGTCCGAGTATTCTCAGCTTGATTATCATATGCCTTTGAGCTTAGATTTGATGTCTAAGTATGGAGGGGCCAAGAAGGCTTATAAGATTTATCGGTTGTATTTTTATAAATACGATTCCGATGCGTCTGCCTTTGGAGATTGCACCTCTGTAGCTTATGAGCTGGTCGGGTTGCGTGGTTTTCTTTTTTCGGCTGACAATTTCTGTGAGTACTACTTGAATGTTGATTTTGGTGTGACTGCTTCGTCCTCCAATTGCTGTCCGTCGGAGTCGTCAACTTCCGAAGAGTTTCTTACGTCTCAAGACGCCTCCTTCGAGGATTATTCCTCGTCCGCTTTGGCCTTGTGCTTGGATGATTCAGGTTCTTCTCCTGTCATGATAGACTATGCGTCCAAGCGTCTTTTAAGTTCGTCAGCAGGTGTTAGTCCGTCTGATATTGAGTATATGGTCTCCCGGACACAGAAGCTTCTGGATTTACAGTTGCTTGATGCGGGTTCGTCCTTGCGTCGCATCAGCCGGGATATTGATCGTCTTCTTCACACCTATCCTTTAGATCTTGCTACTCTTCATGCGCTTCGTCGTACACAGGGAGCTCTTCAGCAAACTTATGATGATTTACAGTACGCTAAGAGTCGTCTTTTCGGAGAGTAGTTTTTAGGCGTCTGGTTTAGGTTGCTCGGATGGCGGAATAGGTTTACGCGAAAGACTTAAAATCTTTTAACCCGAATGGGTTGTGCGGGTTCGAGTCCCGCTCCGAGTACGTGCTGTTGTTTAATTAATATTCATTATACTATGCGTCGCATTTCACTTGATGTTTCGAAGGAAGCAGTAGCTTTAGGCATTCTGGAGGTGTTGAAGGTCTCTCCGTCTGATGTTCCGTGTGCTTCTGCTTATGGTTCCGAGAAGCTTCCGGCTTCAGATTTGGTTACGGTTTATCCTCTTCCTTATCAGGAGGACCTGCGTCAGATGTTGTTTATGACTACAGGTCTTTTTGTAGCCGTTACTATGGATCGTCGGTCTGCGTCAGGATACTTTCATTGGGATCTTTTCGATCATTGTACTCTTGTTTCTTATTCTGGTGTGCGATACTTTGAGCATTATGACGATGCTCTTGCGGATGGGTTACAGGAGGCTTTTAGATTGTTGAAATAAAAATCACATTTTTGTCACAATTATTTGGATAATAAAATTAATGTTATTATCTTTGCGGTGTAGTTAAACGATTACTGTTTGTGATGGGAAACTTTGGAGATAGTGTAAGTTTGCTTACTGATTATTTATCGACGGCGCGTATTAGCCATTTTCTTGGGGCTTGCGATGCTCTGGAGATATTTCGAGATTACGAGGATATGCTTACGCTTCTGGAGTACGTTCGTGACAATAAAGAGGGTAAGTTTCCGGCTGCGTCTCGGCAGGCTTTGTCGAATAAGATTGCCTTTTACACTCAGTTCCAGGCCGCGGATAACGAGTAGCGTTTTTTCGGTTTCGTTCTTTAGATGTTGCTTTATCTTTGCCGTCTTGTCGGAATTGGTAGACGAGCCGCACTCAAAATGCGGTGCTTATGGCGTCCGGGTTCGATTCCCGGAGACGGTACGCTTCTTGGCTGTTGGCTCAGCTGGGAGTCCACTCCTTTGAGATGGCAGGAGAGTGGTTTATTGGTTTGCTCCGTCGAAGATATAGAGAGTTCCGTGAGGATGCAGATGGAGGGTGCGTTGCTTGAGGTGCTTATCCTGCCTGTTGGGCACCGTTTGTAGAGCTGAATATCCGGAGTGAGCGTCCGGGAGTAGCACGTCAATCAGCTTAGTAGAGGTTCTTTTGGTGCGGTTGTAGTAACAGACATATGGTTAGTCCTTGCTGGGTTTAGCATCCGCTTCGCTCAGGGTTTACGACCGCTTTATGGAGTAATTACTTTATTGGTGGGTTTATCTGTTAGCCTGCAGCTCTGACTATAAGAGTTTCTACTTTTTTTACGTATATTTGGCATAGCCTCGGCAGCTCGCCTCGGTGGCGTTCACAGGATCGCGTAAAATACATCTTGTCGTCTTAGCCGTCATGGTGTTTCCTAAGTCACGGAAAACGGGGAACAGGCAAATAGGAGCGGAGGCTTTTTTATATAGAAAGACTATTTCAAGGCATTGGCTGGAGGTTTGGGTTCTTTCTGAGAAACGTTGTAATATATCAAGGTTCTTTAGAATAATATGAGGGTGTAGCACAGTTGGTAGTGCCCCAGTAAGTCTACGAGGTCCTGTAAAGGGTAGCCTTGAGTTTGGGTGACGGATGCGGTTCGAATCCCCCTGCCCTCGCCAACGCTAAAATTTAGTGTTAGAGTTATATCGCGGGGTAGAGCAGTTGGTAGCTCGTCAGGCTCATAACCTGAAGGTCGGAGGTTCGAGTCCTCCTCCCGTTACAGGCCATTCTACCGTAAGAGTCTCGAGCTCCTCATGCTGGTACATTGTGGTAAGGATGCAATAGAGGATACATGCATCGCGGTAGGATGTAAGTGGAGCAGTCACACTTAAAATACATGCCGAGCAGTTGCCCTCGTACCCATAGGAGTAAGGCATCACAAGGCTTAGTAGCTTATCAGGCAAAGCAGGGCGTAAAAGTTGACCTTCGGGAATAATACGAGTGGCGTTCGATAGAGGGGTTCGAGTCCTCTCCTAAGCCCTAAGTTTTTTGACATATGGAGACTAATTGAACAGCGAGACGGTTAGTGCTTAAATTGCAAGTTAGGTACTTTCTTGTTTTAGACTGACAAAGGAATTAAGAGAACTCTCATGGAAGTTGTGGAAGGTGCACATGAATCAATGAAAGTGATTAGTATCTTACGGTTCGAGTCCGTGGTCTCTACTATTAGGGCTATTGAAGTAATATGTTGAAGATAGGCGGCGATGTTCCTTAATGTACGCTTACACCTGTCGGAGTTTACGAAGTAATAGCTCATTTGGAGGAGTACTCAAGAGGTTGAAGAGACCGCACTTGAAATGCGGCAGGTCGGTTAGCTCCCGGCGCGTGGGTTCGAATCCTACCTCCTCCGCTAAATGTTCTTTGAATACTGATTAGTCGGTAAAGGGTGCTGGGGAGATATTGAGTGCGCATTAAATTCTTCATACAGTACTCGTTAGAGTCGTAAGGCTCTCCGACACCAATGTTGTAGTAGTTTAATTGTGAGAATACTGTAGCGAATTCCGAAATGGGATTATGCTATGGAGATGAGTAGCGTCCAACTCTCCTACAACTCACCATATCCCCGGCTGTGGGGGATCTAAGTTTGGTTCCTTAACGGGTAAGTCCAGACACCAGCCAACTGGGTCGTGAGGCCAAACAAATTGTTTCCGAGGCAGCAACACGTACTTTTTCCATAGGCGAGTGCCGGAGCGGAGGAGACAGACTCTATGAGGGGGAGAGTATCCCATCCCTTCTTTTTTAATGTTTGGAGAGTTGGCTGAGTGGTCTAAAGCACCTGCCTACTAATCAGGCGTACCGCAAGGTACCGGGAGTTCGAATCTCTCACTCTCCGCTTTTTGTTATGAGGCTTCGGTGGGTTTTACTTTTCTGCATTTCCTGCTTATAGTATGCTGGAGTCTTAATGCTATGCCCCTCTGCCCATCCTGCATGGAGGTTATAAAAACGCAGGACGACTGGCATGCTCATGTTGTATGCTCCTAATTTCGATTGATTTAGGTTAATATCGACGGCAAAAGATGTTCCAGTCGATATATGGATATCATCGGGCTTCAGCGATCGGGAGCTGACAGGAGATCATGGTGGCATCGTGATCTCTCTTTTTTTATTTGGATTATAAAATTAATTACACTATTTTTGTGTTATGGATTATGTAGATTTTATGGAGGAGATGCGAGTTTTCGATGCTGATACGTCAGCCGTTCCGCAGCTTGGTATCTTTTGGTTTGACGAGGATTCTGAGAGTTTGTTCGAGGTTCACACGAAGGACTTCGATCCTCGTAGGGTTGTCAATGGCCATTTGGCTTATGATAAGACTCATAGGTTCTGGTGGGATAAGGCTCGCTTTAGTCCTCGGAATCGGAATAATCCTGTTTATAATCAGGATTTCAAGGATGTTCCTCGGGGTCGAGTTACCTTTGATGATGATCATTTCATAGTGAACATTGGTAGTTGGTATGAGCCTTATGCAGATATTCTTCGGGCTCTTATTGTTGAGGAATTTACCATTCCGGCAGACTTTGAGTTTGTAGTGGATGAGTCTCTGGAGTTAGGTCATGGTTTTGAGGGTAGTTTTTAATCGAGGTGGTCATGGGTAGGAGTTTGCTTCCTTTGTATCTTTCATTGAGTTCGATGTGTGCGTCGGATTCTGATTTTTATGGTGTTCCGTCACGGAGGACTCCTAATGGTTCTACATGCACGGGTCGAGGTAACGAAACGAGTCCAGTAGGTTATGTTCGTCCTAAGAAGAAGGAGTTTGGTAGTCGGCGTTTGAGTCGCAAGGAGCGCAAGCGTTCTAAGTAGCTTAGCTACGTTTATGGGTTTGTCTGGTGTGTTAGTTCAGGTGGTTAGAATACGTGCCTGTCACGCACGGGGTCAGGGGTTCGAGTCCCCTACACACCGCATTAAGTCTAAAGTGATGGATATGTTTCGCCTTTATGGCAATCTTTTTTCAGAGGTTAGTCATGTCTGATTTTGGGTGTAAGTATCGGGCGTCTGCGGGTTGTGCTGATTGTTCTGTTGTTGTGTTTCGGTCTTGTCCTTTGTATCGGAAGCATCATTTAATTGCGTGTGCTCAGCCCTTACAGCCTTTTCGTTTTGTTACGGTTCGACACTCGTCTGGTTCTCCTTTTGTTCCGTCTCAGAGTGTTGTTTGGGGTCAGTGTGTTATTTCCCAGATTGTTTCGTCCGACATGCTATATAAGAATAGTCAGTATGTGTGGCTTGCAGATCGGTTGAAGTCCTTTGCTGTTCGTCGTGCTATTCAGGATTTTGGAGGCTCTCCTGTTAAGTACTTCACGTTGGAGAGTGTCATTAGCAGCTGTTATTCTTACAATCGTGGTGAGTTTGATTTTGAGCAGAGTGTTTACTTTCTCGAAATATATAACGGGAATGGCCGGACGGAGAAGGCTATGGGTATGGTTGACTCGTTCATTAACTTAGTTCGTTCTGTTGGCGGGGTTGTTTTTTTGCTCACGTCGTGGTTGAAGCCTATGATTGGCAAGGATTGGTTTGAGTTAAAATCGTCGGCTGGAGGGGTTATTTCAGGCCCTGTTGAGTCACCCACGCATAGGGTTGTCACCACGCCGTCTTCGTCGTCTGTTCCTGCATCGCCAGTGGTTCGTTCGGGGACGTCTATACCAGTTGATAGTGCTTCTCCGGTTGTTCGTGTTTCTATGAGTGATAAGGAGTTGCCTGATTTTACGGATTCGGATACGCTTTAGATGAGGATGTTTAGATGATAGGTTTCGAGGTTTTTTTTTACAAGTGTGCGGGTCATAAGTCGCACCCGGATTTCGATGATTGGTTTACTCGTTTTTTAGAGCTTCCTAATTTATCGTCTCAGGATAGGACGATTTTACAGTATACTTTAGACTGTTCTGCGGTAGGTATTTATCCTCCGTGGGACTATTATAGTCGTTATTACTCTGCTCCGGATCATCAGTATAATCTTGGTGAGCTTGGTGTTGCTTTTTTAGATATTTTCGACATGTATCGCCGTATGGCTCTTATGGGTACGGTGACTGCTGCGGGCACGGAGTCTCTTCGGTTTAAGGATTACCGCGAGGAGTTGAAGAAGGCCATTGCTGCTACGGAGGATGAGGTGTCCGACTTGTCGGATATTAAGTTCACGAAGTGGGATTTCGCCGAGGAGGTCAAGCGTCCTTACACGGAGGGTATTAAGTTGGGTGTTCCGGAGATTGATGATTTGACTAACGGTTTTCAGAGTAGTACCATAGCCAGTATATGTGCTTATACGGGTCAGGGCAAGTCCACGTTATGTCTCTCGAGTCTTTATAAGGCGGCTCGTTCTGGTAGGAAGTGTTTATATGTTTCTCTGGAGCTTGATCCTAATATTGTGTGGTTGATGTTCCAGACTCGTTTTTTGTATGAGGAGAAGGGGTTGAGTATTAATTCTCAGGACTTGATTTTTCATAAGCTGTCGGGTGATAAGCAGGCTGCGGTCTTGGCATCCAATGACGAGTTTCATAAGTTGGTTGGTGATAATATCACGATTTTAGACTTGTCTACTTTCACGAAGGGTGTGTTCATGGACCCGTCGAAGATTATTGCTGTTTATGAGGCTACGAGTAAGTATCTGGGTGGTTTGGATATTATTTGTTATGATCATATCACTCAGTTGAATGCCTTGTTTGTGGAGCGCGGTCAGAGTCTTGGCAATACTATTATTGTTAATTTGCGTGCTGCTGGTTTGTCTTTCACCAATCAGGCTGGTGTGCATCCTGTCACTATCTTTGCTGTTCAGTGCAACCGTCAGGGTTTCACTCGTGCTGGTCGTCGGAATGGTCAGTATGACTTGATGTCTATTTCGGACCTTAATGAGATTGAGCGGTCGTCTGCATATTGTGTCTTTCTTTACACTCCTCCCGACCTTGCCGATGCTCAGGAGACTCGAGTTTGCATGTTGAAGCATCGGTTAGGTCGAGTTTTGCCGGAGCCTGTTACGACTCAGTTTTTGCCGGGCGTTCTTCTTGTAGGCTCCAATGTTGAGAACATCTCTTACGAGGATGAGTTTGCAGCCATTAGTGATGGTGGTGGAGTTTTTGGTGGGGGTGGTTCCGACCTCATGGGCGATTTAGTAGGTAGCTTGTAGTGGTTTGGTGTCATGCAATTATATATCCAATAAATTGTATGTGCCATGAAGATTCCAATTGAGGTTCACAACAAGTTCATTCCTTTTAAGGGGTTCGGGTGGTTGACCTTTCATATTTTCAGCTTTACTCGGAAGCACAAGAATTTCCACATGTCCGCTCGTACACGTAGGCATGAGCTTGTGCATACTTTACACTCACTTGAGCTTTCAGTTCTTTTTGCTGCTATTCTCATTCCTCTTGGGATTCATTATAGCTTTGTATGGTGGGCTTGGGCTTTGTCTGTTGTGGGTATTTTGTTTGCCTTCTGGATATGCTATGGGTTGTCGTGGTTGATCGAGGTTCTTATACCTCCTTATCCGGGAGCTTACTATTATACATGTTTTGAGACAGAGGCTTACAATCACGAGGATGAGTTGGATTATTTGAAGCATCGGATTCCTTATTGGGGCTTCTTATCTTGCATTCCTAACCGGAAGGTTCGCCACCATAAGTAGTTGTTTTGGCAGCGTGCAATTATATATCCGACATCCTGAGGGGCTTATGTTTTAGGCGTCTTGGGGTGTCTTAATTATTTATAGTCATGGGAGATTGTTTTTATCAGCAGATTGTAGCGGTAGATTCGTCTACCGATACGGTTCCGGAGTCGGGTGCGTCTGTTCGTCGTGTTGGTGACTCTGTGGGTTCGTATTTGCAGGATTCTGCACGTGGTTCACGCCGTCGTGTTTCGGATTCTGCGGGGAGTTCGTCACGTCGTGGGTTCACGGATGATGAGATTCATATGCTTTCTTGTTCTTTGCTTTCGCAGCGTCGTGGTCCTCGTCGTGCTTTTTTGGAGGCTACTGATAGTAGTACCCGTCGTCGTTTGATAGCCGAGTGCAAGGCTATTCATGCTCGGGTACAGGATTCTTGTATTGAGTATACTCCGGAGGTTTGCTGGGCCATTAATGCCGTTATTGAGAATGAGGACCCGAAGGGTTACGCCATTTTGAAGAAGAATTACAAGTCGTTACCGAAGGAGGTTAAGCGGTTCTACAATGCCTTTGTTGAGAATCGTTATTCCGTGGAGGCTCAGGAGGCTCAGTCCTTGTTGGGTCCTTATCGTCTTGTTCAGGATGATGAGCGTGTTGCGGCCTTCTTGGAGGGTGGAGCTACTCAGGAGGATGCTCTCAATGATGTCGTTGAGGAGGCGTCTGTTGCAGGCGAGGAGCTTTACGGGGATGCATTAGATGCTTTGGATGCTTTGAGTGATCAGGCGGCTATCATGGCACAGGATTTCGCCACGGAGGTTGCCGCTATGTATACGAATGGTTTGGGAGATATTGTTGCGGGTCAGGTTTCGGGAGGAGCCGAGGAGGCTTCTGAAGAGATTGTAGACAATCCGCCTGTTGAGGCCGATGTTGAGTCCGAAGATGATCCTGCTCAGGCTGATGACGAGGTTGTCGAGGAGACTACTTCTGAGGAGGTAGGTGATTCTGCTCCAGTTCACGTTCCTAATAAACGTTCTAATCGTCCTGTGGTTGACTCTTCTGCCAAGAAGTATGCAGAGAATAAACGTTCTTCGAGGCCTGTGGTTGATGCCACGTCTAAGCCTCGTGTTGCGAATAAGCGCGTTAAAGACAGTTGTTCTGTTCCGAGTCTTCCGCTTCCGGTTGGCTCGTCGGTTCAGGTGTCTTACTTAGGCAACCTGTATACTGGTGTTATCACTTCTGTTGGTGATGGTTCAGTTATTGTTTCGGGTCTTCCTATTGAGTATTTCAATGTTCGTGCTGAGAACGGAGCTTTTACGGGTTCTGCTGCTGATTATACCTTTGCTTCTACCGATGTTGTTGTTCTTCCGGCGGACGGGAGTCCTGTTGCTTTAGATGGTCCTTCTGCGGAATCGGAGGTTGCTGTCGAGGAGCCTGCTGCTGAGGAGCCTGCTGCTGAGGAGCCTGCTGCTGAGGAGCCTGCTGCTGAGGAGCCTGCTCCGGAGGGGGGTTATATGCA